AAAACATAAAGGCACCATTTAATAAACCAACCATCACAACAGGTGTCTTATCCCCACGATGGTCATCAGCAATTTGTTTAGCTATAATTTTTGTTTGGATATCAATATCCTTAGCTTTAATTAATTCCTTCATATTAGTATATTCTATAATCTTTTTTTTCTATAACTGTATTTTCTAATACTAAAGCAGGTAAACCATTTTTTACATAACTTTTAATAGCATCTAAAGGTGTTTCAACAATTGGTTCTCCAGGTCCATTAAATGAAGTATTTAGTACTAAAGGAATACCACTTGCTTTGTAAAATGTATTAATTAAATCATAATATGATTTATTCATTTCTTCAGTAACGGATTGGTATCTTGAAGTACCATCAATATGAACTACTGATGGGATTTTATTTCTCCATTTTTCCTTACAATATGATGTTACTAACATATAAGGTGAAAAAACATCTAAATCAAATACTTCACCTTGTTGTTCAAATAAGACTGATGGGGCAAATGGTCTATACCATTCACGTTTTTTAATATCATGATTAATGTAATCCTTCATCCATACAGTAGATGGATTTGCGATAATACTTCTATTACCTAATGCTCGAGGCCCAATTTCTGATCCTCCTTGTAATAATCCAATTGGTTTATTTTCCAAAAGCATTTCAGTAATATAACGGTCTCTTTCCTCTCGAGTATTAAAATGGGTAATATAGTTGTATTCAAAAAACTCACCATCTTCTTTTTTTAAGTATAATTGAATATCTTTAATGATATCATTTTTAGTATAAGTTTTACCAAAATAAGGACTCATGAATGGGTTATTTTCAATAGGTTCCCATTTATTAAGATAATGCTTACCATAAAAAGCAGCTCCTAAAGGAATACCACTATCATCAGCTGGAGGAGTAAAATAACATTCTTTAAATAATCCTGATGTAATAATAGCTTCATTAGCATTACAATTAAGGAAAGAACCCCCAGAACAACAAATTTTATCTAAACCAGTAAGTTGTTTTACATATTTAGCTAACATAGTAGTTAAACGCACTTGTTCACGTTGATAGATACCTGCTACATTTGATTTACGTCTAAAATCAGCTTTATATGTAATTTCAGGATAAACTTGAGTACCAGGAATAAAAAAATCTACAATATTACCTTCTTCATCTTCAATAATATTAGCAATATATTCCTGAGTTGCTAACCATTCTGGGTCAGCGTATGAAGCTAATCCCATTAATTTACCTGCTTGCCAATTTGATGTTTTTTCATCAAAAGTTAATTGCATAGTACCTTGAGCATACATACATCCAACGGATAATTCTTCATCATCAAATGTATAAGGTTCAGGATATTTAATCCATTTTTTTAATACTTCCTCGTATTTACCTTTATTAAATTTAAATAAAGTAATAGCTTCACCCCATTTTAAACCTGTGGGTAGTTTAGGGAGTTTACCATATTTTTCTGTAAAATATTGGTGTGCTTTAGAATTTGTATCATGAACATTTCCCATAGCATCAGCAACAATTACAGCAGCTTCATCATAACCAGAAGCATAAAATGTTGAATATGCATGAGCTACGTGGTGGGGAACAAATTTTAACTTACTTAATGGTTGTGCAAGATATTGTTGGAATTGAGGTTCTACAACATCATCCATTTCTGCTGTATTATAACTATAAACATCCACATCATCATATGTAAGTCCTAAAGTATCTAAACAATAGTTAATTGATAATAAGGGAATATCTGTATTAAAGGGCATATCACGTTTTACTCGTGATAGTCTTTCTTCCATAATTCCTACTTGAACCTTATCATCAATTACAATAACTGCTCCTTTATCATGACCTACTGAAAAGCCAAGACTAATTAATTTTCCGTCTTTTGTCATCTTTTTCCTCCGTAATATTCTTTAGCGTGACCTTCATTGATTAAAATTTTATTTACACTTATCTCTGGTAAGTTAGGGTTATCATTATATGTGTTTTCAACATAAATTTCACCTAAACAACGACCATATTTTCCTACCCCATGAGATACTAAAATAAATTTATTTTCATTATCTTTTAGAATTTCAATTAAGCGAGTTTTAGCTGCTAATCCTTTTTTCTTTTCTTCTTTATCTCGAGTTCTAGATTCCCAAGCATCCATCCCCATCATTCTAATTCTAACTTTTTTCCAAGTATCGAATCCTAAATCTACTAAGGCGTCTACTGTATCTCCATCTACTACTCTATCTACTGTTGCGTGGTAAGTATACATTATTTATTTTCTAAAATTGTTTTTAATTTATCTATGAGAGCCAGAACTTCATCCGGCTCCATAGTGATTGCACAACACACTGAAACATTTTCTTCTATTTTTTCTAATATTTCAAGTGCTTCTTCCATTATACTTGTCGTTTAGTATCGTAAGCAATAATGTGATCTCTACCAGTCATGTTATAACCATGTTCAGCACACATTTCAAATACTAAAGGATACATTTCAATTAATGTTTCTCTAGTATCACCTGCGGGCATTACAAATGTTTTATCTTTAGGAATATCGAGCTCTTGTCTGTAAGCTTCGATTTCATCGAGGCCTTTATCAGTCCCATCCCAGACAGGCTTATAATGATAGTCAGTATGATAATCAATAGTCTTTCTAATGGCTTCAGTATTAAGGCGAAGACGATTGTGCGTTTGAACCATCTTTTCATCCGTAACTGATCCATTGGGAGTAAGGGCACCAACAACAGGGACACTATTACTAAACTTAGGTGACAGAGAAATGAGACCAATCGGATAATCGGTTTCGAGGAAATGAGAGCCTTCAGTCTCGATAGTAATGAGAATTCCTCTTTCATGAGCAAAATGTGTTAATTCATTAACTAATGCTGGGTGCATTGTTGGGGAACCACCAGTTAACATCATTTCTTTAACGTGAGGATTCTCATCATAAATTTTGATAATATCATTAAATGTGAACCCACCTTTCTCAGGATGGATAGAAGTATACCAACTATCACACCAACCCCCTTCGCCAAAAAAGCAACGATGAGTGCAACCAGTAGTACGAACAGCAATAGTAGGGCGACCAAAGCGGCTGCCTTCACTTTGAACACATCTATATACTTCCAATACGGGGAGTACTTTATCATAATCTGTAATTCGCCCTAATGGGGCTACTTTATTCCATAATTTTGGATTCATATTTATTTTACGTAATATGCAGCATTTTTACCATGCTCCATAAATTTAACTTTAGTTACCCTAACTCTATTTTTTGTTTCCATTTTAACAAACTCATTTAATTTATTAAAGATATACTCAGCAAATTTTTCAGCACCTGTAGCAGGGATTACTCTAATTTGGGCTACTTCTGCTGCTTCCATTTGTCTAAAAGCATCTAACCACGGATCATCTTCAGCGATAATCATTGTGTGATCAAACATATAATCCATCCATGCTTTAGGTTGCATTCCATCAATTAATGTTGAGGCACGTTTCATACCACCAAAATCCCAAACCCAATTTCTATGGTCTAACTCACCTTCAAAATATACTTTAAATGAAATGCCATAACCATGTACAAATCTACAATGTGTGTCTTCTGCTTTCCATTGACGGAATACTGTACTAAATCCATCAAATACTTTACTTGATTGAAATTTACTCATTTGTATAAAAATCTATTACTTGTTGTTTTGATAAACCTCCTACTTTACGACCCAATTCATTCCCATCTAGATCAGTTAAAACTAATGTTGGTATACTTTTAACATTATATTTTTGTACTAAACTTGGTTCATAATCAACATTAATTTTCTTAACGTTCATTCCTTCACTAATTAGACTATCCATAACTGGTCCTAACATTTTACAAGGTCCACACCACGGGGCTGAGAAGTAAATAATTCCTTTGTGATTCATAATTTTATTTTTTATTTATACTAATTCTTCTATAATTCCTACTATTTCACTCAATATAAGTAAAATAGTTGCAGTAACCAAATTAAAGGGGAGGAACACGTACCCTAAAATACGAATTCCAGATTTTATAAAACTTACATAACGATGCCATTTTTGGTCTGGCATGTGTTCTAATTTAGATCCTGTGTAAAGAGTTGCCGGGTTGGGATATATATTATCATTATCCCCTGGGTTACCTAACCCTTTAGCATTCATAATTTCTCTATCACTCATGGCTTTCTAATACTTTAGTTACGTGTTCTACTACATGATCCCAACTAACAATACCTGTTTCATCCTCGTAAATTACAGGATCAGGACGACCTAATTTAATAAATGCTTCAACTCGTTCTACACTTGATGCTGATTTATAATCACTATTTCCACTTGGATAAGGTTTATATGATGTATTTGTACGAGAATAAACTTCATTAAAATCAATACCTAATGTTTCACATAATATTTCTCCATCTTGTAGGATAGTGAATTTATCTCCTAATAAATAAGGTGTCCAATAATGTACTCTTTCAGCTTCCCAATTACCTAATCTAAAAGCTTCATCATCTGCATCTCTAAATTCCTGTCTACAATCTGGATAAATTGAATGGTCTCCTGCGTGGATGCCTAAAGCAATATCTGTGTTTTCTTCTGTCCTATTTGCTACTGATAGAGCAACGGCTTGAGTAATAGAAGCAAATATTTTATTCCTATTAGGAACAACTGTTGCTTTCATATTATCTTCGGCATAATGCCCTTCAGGTACATCATCTCCACCTTCAACTAGTGCAGAATCAAGTAAATCAACTAACCCATTTAACTTAATAACTTGGTATTTAATTCTACAACCTCCATAACAATCATTTTCATTACATTGTTCATTTAAATAATCAACTAATGATTGAGCTCGTTCTAATTCAACTCTATGTTTTTGACCATAATCAAATGATAAAGCTGTTACTGTGTCATACTCATTTAGTGCCTTAAGCAACAACGTTGAGCTATCCATACCACCTGAAAGTGATACTACTACGTGTTTTCCTTTGTTAAAATTCATTTCTAATTGCATGTTTTATTTGCCAGGTATGTTTTAAGGATATAGGCTAATCCTGTGGTTTATCTTCTGGGGATGGGAAATCAAATTCTCCTTTACTATTACGGATTGGTTCAACAACTCGAATAATAAAGTTAATACCTTTTAATGTAAATTCCCCGCCTTGTTGTAACATTTTGCGGAAAAATTGTTCTTGGTTTTCATTCCAATCCTTACTCAAATTAATTATTACATCCTTATCTTCTACTCTTTTTCCATCTATATAGATTTTTTGAGTACTTCGTATTGCTTGTTTAGTTAACATATTTTATATTTCTTTCATTACTTTATCTAATTTTTCTTGGAGTATAGTAAACTCAGGATCTACTACTTCTTCCCAAAAGTTTCTATCATAGTCCTCCTCTTCTCCCTCAATTTCTTCTTCCCATTCATATTCATCTAAATCATGGTTTTCTTCTGAAATTATTTCTCCATAATAAACTTCGAATACCCCAATTGGTTGGTATCCTTCATCCCAATATTTACCTGAGACTTTGATTTCATCATCAATTTCAGCCATTTGTCTATAAATCTCTAAAATCATATCTGATGGAGGATACCAAGCTGAGTCTAAGTAGATTTCACATCTATTATCACTTGAACGATAATATCCTTCATCGTAAATCTCAACCCATTTTGAACCAATTCTATCGATTAGTAGTTCTGCTTTAGCACCAAACTCATCTATGATGTGAGGATTTTCTTCTTGATTTGGGTAAGGTCCACTATGACACTTTTCAAATCGTTCTACAAAATTGTCAATTGCTTCTTTAGATCCTTCTATATAGATCTCTGTTCTATTACTATTCGCCATCTTCGTCTTCAATTAATTCGGGCCATTCAGAATCTTCAAGACATTTATCACGAGCTAATTCAAATTCAACTTCGTCTAAAACTTCTTCTTGTAGGTCCTCATCACCTGATTTCCACTTTTCAATTTGTTCAGGAGTTAAATCCTCGGTTTCTTCCCATCTGTAATCAGTATAGGTCACCATTTTTCTTAATTTAGCCATTTGCTTGAAAATATAATTTTAAAAAGTTTTCAGGGTAAAGCACTACATCCCCTTTATATCCCTTTGTTTCAACATATCTAGTATCAAGTGGAATTCCCATTGAAACTGCAGAAGCTGTTGTTTGTGCTCCTAATTCTTTACCACCAGCTTTGCCTAGGTAATCATATAAACTAATCATTTTCATTTTATAAGTTATTTATTGTTCTAAATTTATTTAAATTATGAGTTAGTGTTTCAAAGTCAAAGTTATTATTCCCATCCATGTAAAAATAATCATTCATATTTGCTTTTGGTTTGCTGTCTAATCCCGCACTTGTATAACGAATATTTTCTAACGTCGCCATTACTGGGTTTGATGTATCTATTGATTCAATACATTCAAATCCGCGATACCAACCAAATTCTTGTGGTACTGAGCATCCTAATAAATGAATTCGATCGTTTTGTGAGATTACTTGGGTTTTATATAAAGCAGAAATTACTGATAATCGTCCCAGGGCCTTACCAATATCAGGATTAGGATGAGGGACAACATCATTATAATAAGAAGCACCGTATGAAAAAGCAATTTTTTGATATCCTAAGTCTTTATATGTTTGATAACAAGTAGCAGCTTCATGGATTGTAGTTGCTTGGACTACTGCCACTTTTTCTACTCCTTTAGGTAATTGGATTTGAGCCCATTTACGAGCATTTACTACAGATGCATTTCTATCACACCAAACATCAGGTATAATAAATTCTTGGGGACGTAATTTATCAACCCATTTTAACAAACCATCATCACCATAACTTTCTCCAAGTTCATGAAGAGAATTATCTAGAATAATGTGCCTTCCTTTTTCTCTAGCATTTATAAAATAGGCAGCATAATCTGGTTCTTCATCTAATAAATGAACAAGAGCATAATCATAATCATTAAAGTATCTACTATCTTCTAGTAAAAATAAAGGAGTTTCATGACTTATTTTTATCATAACTTTTTAATTTAATATAAATATAATTTAAGGTTGGGGATATTCCAAGTCCACTTAAAAGAAAAGTAAAAATATTTGGATGCCAATGCTCTCCACAAAATCCTAAACTATGTTTTAATACTTCAATCATAATTTAATTACTTAAAGGTGCTTTAATTGCTGTTGCTGATTGGTAATCTATTAGTTCGTAATCAAACTCACCATTTAAAATATCTACATTGGATAATTTAATAGTCGGTAAATCAAATCCATCTCTACTAATCTGCTCTTTAGCTTGCTCAACATGGTTATTATATAAATGAACATCACCTAAATTACCGATTAAATCTCCTGGTTTGTATCCTGTTTCTTCACATAACAGCATTAGTAACATTCCGTATGATGCAATGTTAAAAGGTAGTCCTAAGAACGTATCAACACTTCTCTGATTCCACATTAAAGATAGTTTACCATCTGCTACATAAACTTGGAAGCCGTAATGGCATGGAGGAAGAGTCATCTGATCTAACTCACCTACATTCCAAGCACTAACCATCAATCTTCTACTATCAGGGTTTGTTTTAAGATCATGGATTAGATTAGCAATTTGGTCAAAATGTTGAGGTATTAGTTTTCCTAATTGAATAGTAGGTCTGCTCCAATATCTCCATTGTGCTCCATAGATAGGACCTAACTCACCCCACTTTTTAGCAAACTCATTATTTGTTTTGATTTTGTTGATGAATTCTTCTTGTGTTAAAAAATTACCAATAGGAACACCCGGTTGCATATTAACTTTTATTACATAGTTTTTATATGCATCACCATTCCAAATGTTACAACCATTGTCAACCAAATACTTAATATTGGTATCTCCTTTTAGAAACCACTTTAATTCAGTCATCATAGTTTTAACTGCCATCTTCTTTGTGGTTAACAGAGGAAAACCATCTGACATTTTATGTCTGATTTGCATTCCAAATTTAGATAAAGTTCCGGTTCCGGTTCTATCTTTTTTTTCTTTTCCATTGTACAGAAGTTCAGCTAAAATACCTCTGTATTGTTCGTCTAATTTATTCATATTTTCTAGGTCTTCCTCTTTTTCTTTTAATTAATGATTGTTCTGTTTTTAATTTTTTAGAGGGACGACCTCTCATTCGTTTACGATTTTCTGCTGGGGTTTTATATAAAAAATTTTCAGCCATATCATAAAAGGAAGCAATGTCACCTGGCCATTTAAGGAATTGTTCCTCAAGTTCCTTATGAGTAATTTTAAACGCTTTAGTAAAAGCATCATATAATGCTTCCATTCGAGTTTTTTCTTCCTTTTCAAAATCTTCCATCAAACGTTTGTATCGTGCAAGATCAACAGATAATATTTCTAATTGATCTGAGTGGTTATGTCGGGATAAATCAACTTTATCCTTAGCCTGATAAAGGGATAATTGTGCTTGCCATATGTAAGATGATGGGTTAAAATCTCCGTTAGCAATACGATCCTTTAGAGAAGCACGTTTACCTAGTGGGGTAACATTATCAGTATGTGTTCTCCACCACATAAATCTATTATAATTCATCGGCTGTAAGAGATTGATATGCTCCATAACAGTTTCTAAACTATGATTAATACAACTTTCTTTAATAAATCCGTAACCCATAAATTATTTGTCTAATGTATTACCTAGTTCAACATCTTCCCACTTGATTTTAGCAGTAATTTTGTTATCCAATAAATCATATGAATATAACATCAACCCACTTTTAGTAATTGAGTGAACATTCATGCTCTTACCAAATATACTTAATTCACTTACTTGACCATCTGAATAATTTGCTTCAGGGTCTTTTGGGGTAAATTCTAATACTTTTTTTATTGAGTATTTGTTAGGAATAGTAAATTCAAATTTTTCTGTTGCTGTTTCGAAATGTTTTTTTATGTTCATAACCTTTATTTTTTATTATACCTAAATATACAAAAGGGATATGGCTAAACCAAATCCCCTTGTGGAAGTCTTTAATATATTTTTATTATAATGGATTACCCATTAAAGTTTTAGTGTGTTTTTCACCACCTAAATAACGTTGATAAGTTCCATCATCATTCATTTCGATGTTTTTACCTTTCATTACTTTCTGAATAGTTTCTTTATCGGTAACTACTGGAACACCTTTAGCTATAAGAATATCTTTTATTTTACCTGAAACTTCAATGTAATGTCCTTTATTTTTAAGCATTATAGCTAAAAAATTAACGGCTAATGATCTTGCTTCTTTAGACCCATCATGACCCATAGCTGCTCCTTTTACTCCTGATGATTTTGTTTTATCAACTACAACAGCATCAAATTCTGGGTCATCATCAAAATCTATTACTAGATAATTAGCATCACCTTCACTACCATCTACATCTGATGGTGATTGGTAGTTTGGGTTACCTCCTATAGGAGAGTATGCATTATTTATTAAGTCAAATATTTCTTCTGAAAATTTTGATTTTTCTTCATCTGTAAGGTACTCCCAAGAGTTTTTCTCAAACCCTTCTTCTTCGTGTAATTTACCTTCAGCTAAATATTTTTTTAAATCAAAGTTCATTTTTGTATTTATTATATGTATCGATAAATATGTCGAGGGGGGTTCTATGTCCGTGTTCCCCCTCTTCAATTACAAATCTAGGGTCGTTTTCTAAAATAATTTTTGTCAATTGAGGAATGATAACATCATCATTCATTCCTAAAAGAATTATTTGACGTTCTTGGAATTTAGTATCAAAACCTAAAATAAAAGTATCTAAATCAGGTTCAAAACTACGACTATGAAGTGCTGGGTTTAATAGAATAGCTGGTAAGTTAAATGCTTTAGCAAATTCATGAGCAACATATCCTCCCATACTACTACCAATAATTAGATCCGGCTTAAAATTTAATATGATATTATGAATTTTACCATGAAGATCTTCTGCTTTGTAATCAATTTTAGGAGCATATACTGCACACTCACTTGCTAAAAACTCAACTTTTGGACCTCCTTGATTGCTTTCAAGACCATGTAAATATAAAACATTTTTCATTATCCTACCTCCATTTCAAATTGACGTTTTTCATGATCATGCTCACTATAAACGTTAAAATTTAAATAATCACCCATTTTACTATAATCACCAACATAACCGAAATTATTTTTTTCAGTAGGATCATAAGCAATGATGAATTCATATTCACCTTTAGTAACATACTCTTTAGTATTTACTAACATTTCGAAATGATTAAACTCTTGGAGTGCTTCGTATTTTTCTAATTCTGTCATAACTTTTATTTGTGTTTCGTAACTCATTTACGGTGTAAATATACGAACGCTCTTTGGGGGAACCAACAAAGATTGCAGAAGTCTTTAATTATAAGTTATAGTATTATCTTTAGATAATTTATTGTTTTGTTCTTTTAATTTTTGTTGAGCTACTAATCTCCAATAATGGGCTCTTTCATTAGCATATTCCTCAGCTTCTTCTCTAGATATCAAACCATCATTATTTTTATCAATATTAGTTTCTTCTTGTTGGGTTTTAGGTTCTTCATCTAAAAGTATTTCTTCTAAACCTTGATCCCAATCTTCAAGTTCATCTAAACCATCATTTAATGTATTATCTAAATCTGAAAGATCATCGCTATCATTTTTCTTTTTAAGTTGTTCAAATGCGAAATTAGCAGCAATTACTAGAGCAATTGCTAGAGGATCAAATACAAAAATAATAGTTAATAAAAGATAATTAATTATATTATCCATTGGCACTCCTGTTAATCCTGAAAGGTATTTGAGTGGACCTAATTCTCCTGCTATGTCATTATTTGTAGATACTTCCACCATTTCAGTTTCGTAATCAAATAATTGAGTATTTAGGATGTCAATTCTTGAATTAATTTCTGTTTGACGTTCAATAGCTTGATCTAATTGTTTTTCTAATGCCCTACGAGTTGAACTCGAAGTTGTTGTAATAATTTGGCCAGTTTCTTTGTCTTTATATTGTATAGTATTGTTTGATAAGCCTAAACGTAAATCAGATACTGCCTCGTTAATGGTACTTTTTTCTGCATTATATACCGTTAATTGTTCCCTAACATTATCTCGTTTAGTCTCTATTAATGCAATTTGTGAATCTATACTACCTGCTTTAGCTGATGTTTCTTGATAAGCAGATGAAAGGAAACCATATATCCCCATACTTGTAATTAAAATCAATACAAAACAAGCTACTGAAAGGTAAGTTTTAAGTAATAAAGGAAGTGATTTTCTATATTGATAAAGTAAGGAAGCAATAACTAATTTTGCTACTTCTAACGAAGCTGCCATAACTATAACAGCAAATGCCGCACCTGCAAATAGCTTGCTAAGGCCGCTAACTGAATAGAAAGCGGCCGAAGCAGAGACTGACAGGGCAGAGGTTGCTATTAAAAAAGGAAATATCCTTTCTTTTATTTTTTGTATCATACTAATTGTTTTTCTTCTACTTCTTTGATCATCTCAAAATGAATTTTAGCAATTCGATCTCTACCTTTTTCACTTAATAAATAAGAATGGCAGTTATCGTAATTAGTCATAAAGAAATTTTCACTTAATATAGCAGGCATTACTGTTTTTCTTAACACCCAGAAATTCGATTCTTTATCAGCATCTCCATCCCTTGTATCTTTTCTCATTTTTTCATTAGGGAATTCATTTTCTGCTTTCTCAGCTAGAACGGATGCTATTATATCGGATTTAGTTTCACCTTCAGAAGTATACACTGACCAACCATTAGCTGACTCTTTATTAAAGCCATTTGCGTGAATTGAAACATATATACATTTCCCTCCTTTATCTAATCGTTCACGGTATATATCGTTTGCTTTATCTGTACGTTTACGTAATGAAATATCTTCTTGTGTATCTACTAAATTAATACATTCAATTCCTTCTTCAGCGCACATTTTAACTAAACGATCTACAATTGCTCTATTAAATTCACCTTCAAATAATTGAGATCCATCTTCCCAAATTGGAGATCTTTTTCCTGGGGTTTGGTATTCTCCGTTTATTATTCCTCCATGTCCGTTATCTAATATCCACAAATAATTGGATTTAGGGGTAGGGCAATGAGGTGTTACTGAGGGATCATATTCAGTATTACATTTAATACATTTTATTAATTTTTGCATTAATCTTTTGATTTTGGTACAAATTTTTCAACAACAGTTCCAAATACAGTTGCTATAGTTAAATATTCAATTGCTGATATTGTTGCAGTTTTATTTTCTTCTTTACAAATAAATAGGTATATTACTAAGGATATAAAACCGATAGTACCTAATACACGTTTATGTGAGGTACCACCTGTTCCTACAAACATGTTTATAAAGAAATTTTTCATGCTTTTTTAATTAATTTTTTTAATAAATCCCAGTTACGAGTAGCAAACACACCAAATGCAAATCCAGCGTATATTTTGTAACCAAAGGCCCAAAGACCTAAACCTACTAATAAACCTAAAATACCTTCAACTCCGTTAGCTAATACCCAATCTTTAACGATTGCAATAATTTTTTTAATAAAATCTAATAATTTTTTCATAATAATTTATTTTTAATGTGTGGTTATACATATAAAAAAAGAGGAGCTAATGCCCCTCTTTAATTATTAGAAAATTTCAAATATTAATAATAATACTTTTTTCATTGTTTTTTATTATTTAATTCTTTACCTAATTCCATAAGTGGAACTGGGGTACCAACAGGATAAGGTTTACCCTCTATTGCTGCTGTAATTGATTTCATACCGGATTTTACGGGAATTGCTTTACGTAGTGGAACAGCTGCTTCATTTAATGGTCCAAAACATCTAGCTAAAATAATACCTGTTTCTGTAGTGTCAATAATTTGACAAGGCATACAGAACATATTACTTTCACTTGTATGTGCTGAATCTGTATTTACTATAAATGAACGATTACTTGGTTTCATCATTTCCCAACTCATAGTTGCTGGGTTGAATTGAGGAATATAAGTTGATGTATCAAAATAATGATATAGTGACCAAACTGAGCTACCATCCCATCTTGTACTTCCATCATTTCCTGGAAATTGGAAATCTTTTTCAACGCTAAATTGACCTTCAGTACCCATAACTTTACCCCAACTTGGACTTACACCATACATTGCTAGATTTGAAATTGATGTATCTGGAAAAACAGGGCAAATAGCACATCCTTCAGCATACATTTCACCTTGAACCATAATTGAGTCACCAGTTGGTACAGCACCTGATGCTCCACAAAATGCATAATAACCTTCGTGTAGTCTTACTATACTTTTTTCTTCACGTAAATTATCTCCTTCTTGTCCTATTTCTTCAACTACACTTTCTGCAGTTACTCTAATATTTGATATTTTAAAAGTACCATCACATACGTTAGACCAATCTTTACAAGCAGGGTCATTGTAGTTATACCATTCATTCCCATTAATTTGATATTGGTCTGGTGAATATCCTTGCCAGTATGAGGCTACTATAGACCACCCGCTTTCCATGGTAGCTTTTAAATCATTAAGATTATCAATACTACTATCATTACCTTTAGTATGTGATAGAAAATCATACACTACAACACTATTGCTACCTTGGGAGTAAGTAACAGTCATATTAGTATAATCCGTATTAAAATCAATTGTAATATCAAATGGTTTTGTTGGGTCTATTTTAGTTGCATCATTAACTCCACTTCCAGGATTAGATAAATAATCTTGCTTCCAGCAACTGTTTGTATTTATTGAATTTAAATAAGAAAATTCTAAACTTTCTTTATTAGATGAATTACTTGAACCTAAATGAACTGTAGTTTGGGAAAGTACATTTCCGTTAGTTTCCATAAAGTCAATCTCGTTACAATATGTAGATGATCCCCCAGCATCACAATACCCCGGACCACCATTTACCATATAAAATGATGCATTTACAAAATTTAAATTGTTTAAACCCGATAAATCTACAGTAGCTGTAACTTTAGTTACGTTTTTGTATTTTTCAATAGATTGAACTCTACCTTCTCTAAAATCAATTGACCCATCAGAGTTAATTGTAGGAACTACACCACAATATTGACCTTGAACTCCATTAAATGTTGGAGTAAATGTGGTTGTAGTTAGTGGTGATTTGTTGTTACAACTAAACAGCATTGTAGCTGTCACCATTAATAATAATACTTTTTTCATTTTTGTTTTTATTTAATTACTTTTATAATTTTTGTTTCTGAAACTGCTGATACTTCATATTCCATACTTACCCCTTCAAAGTCTTTTACAACTTTAACTTCAGCATCGGTAACAGATACTGCATCTACTAAATAAGACTCAATTGTCTTTTTCATTTTACCATTTTCGTCTTCATGACGAATTTTTACTTTTGCAATGTAATAACTCATTTTTTATTTATTTTTATTTATTAATTTTATATATATTCAAGACCCACTAGCCATCACAAGCCAAACAATCATCCGTTGTTCTTGAACCTAAATCACCTTTAATTACTGAATCTGTTCTTAAATAATATAATGTTTTAATCCCTAATTTCCAGGCTTCCATATGTACTTGATTTATCCATCTAGGAGAATCAGTAGGATCAAAGGCAACATTTAATGATTGTGTTTGGTCAATATATTTTTGACGTACTGCTGCTTGCTGAACTAATGCTAATTGGTTGATTTCAGGGAATGTTAAAAATATTTCTTTTTCATCATCAGTTAAAACATCATGAGGTAAATTAGCTACAGAACCATTATCTGCTAAAATTTGGTCCCATATTTTATTTTGGTTCTTACCTTTATCTGTAAGTAATTTTTCTAATTCAGGATTTTTAACAATAAATGTTCCTTTGGCACCATTAAACACATAAACATTTGCTGGTTGAGGTTCAATACCTGCGGAACAACTATTAATGCGGGAATTAGATACAGTAGGGGCAATTGCCATTACGTGAGTATTTCTCATACCAGTTCCTCTACACCATAATGGTTCTCCATATTCTAAAGCCATTTGACGAGAAGCAGCTTCTGCTTTTTGTCTAATATCACTAAAAATAGTGTGAGTCCAAGCTGTTGATGCTAATGAATTAAATGGTAAATTTTTCTGTTGTAAGAAGGTATGCCAACCCATTACTCCTAAACCTAAGGCTCTACCTTTTTTAGCATGTCTATGAGAACGAACCATAGAATCCTTACCATTAGTTTTAACGATAAATTCTTCCATCACACCATCTAAAAAGTAGGTAGCCATTTCAACTACATCTGTGTTTTTCCATTCATCATACTTAGCTAGGTTTAAGGAAGATAAACAACAAATAAACGAATGTTCCTCATCTGTATGTAAAGTAATTTCAGAACAAATATTCGTCATACTAACATCTAAATTATTCATACGATAAGCTAAAGGATTGTCTTTGTTAACATTATCCTTAAACATAATGTATGGTTCTCCCGTTTCTACACGTGATTTAAGTATTTCTAACCACAACGACATAGCCTCGCCGTCACGATCTTGTAAGCGCTTCATAAACGCATCATCTACAACTACAGCCTGGTGTAAATTTAAACATTGTCTGTTAGGATCACCTTTAGGTCTACGAATTTGTAGATATTCTTTAATATCTTTGTGGTTGATATCCAAATTTACTGATGCTGCTCCTCTACGAACTGATCCCTGATTAGTGGCAACAATTGTTGAATCATAAATTTTAGCCCAAGGTACAATACCTTCGGATTTTCCATTTCCTGTTATTGCTTCACCTCTTCCTCTAATTCTGCTAAGGGATATACCCACGCCTCCCCCATAACTAGTAAGGCGCATAAGCTCTGCGTTAGTGAGTCCAATACCACGGATCGAATCCGGAGTATCAATACCAAAACAACTAATAGGCAAACCCCTATCAGTACCGGTATTGCTGAGAACAGGGCTAGCGAGACCAATCCATCCATTCCAAATATATTTAAAAAATTTATTTGCTAAGTCTGGTCTGTTTAATCTATCAGCTACAGCATTAGCGACGCGTCTATACGCTTTACGGGGAGTTTCCCCTGGTAGTAAATATCCTTTACTAATAGTAGACAAAGCTACTTCATCCATATATTCAGGGAAGTCTTTACCACGTTCCCATTGAGTATAATCTGCTACTAAACTATTATTATCCATAATTAAAAAATGCTTTCATCCCAACTCATATTTCCTTTAGAGTAGTTGGTTACCCGATTTGCAAAAAAGTCTGTGTGTTGTTTACCTGCTGAGAGGTGATCAAACCACTTCATTCTTTCAACAGCTGTCATATCAATGTCGGAAATAATTCCTTTATATCCCAAATCACCTAATTTAGTATTAATTCTATTTTTAATAAAGTTTTCTAAATCATATTGAGAACAACCTTCTAGATCTCCTAATGAATAACATTTACGGATAAAATCTGTTTCTAATTTTAATGATAATAAAGCTGCTTCATTTATTGCTGCTTCAAGTTCTGGAGTTTTGAGTTCAGGATTCTCTTCGACAAGTGTTCTAAATAACCAGCATCCTGCTTCGGAATGTAATGATTCGTCTCTAATAGACCATTCAACAATTTGACCCACTCCTTTAAGCTTGTTTCGCATTTTGAAAGATAAAAGGACGGCGAAGGAAGAGAATAAATTAACTCCCTCGGTAAATGCTGAGAATATAGCGAGTGATTTAGCAACTTCGTGCAAATCCATTTCACCGTTAAAACTATCCCTAACAGCAGTAAGGTTTTCAATTTTAGCCATCGTAGCTTCGTCTTCCATAAACTCAGCGAAATTTTCAAGTCCAAGTGTTTCATTTAATAGTGAATATGCTTCGGCATGGATTGTTTCAAATGCGCCGAATGTTGTAGCCATCATAATAACCTCAGGTTTTCTAAACCATTTTGTTACTAGTCCTGACCAATAATCATTTACAACTGTTTCCGTTTGGGCAAATCCTTTTAGGATTGAACCTATAATGTTTTTTTCTGTTTCATTTAAATTTGAATTCCAATCATTCAAATCTGACATCATTGGTACTTCTGTGTGTAACCAGTGGGCTTGTTGTTGTTTAAGCCAATAGTCAGCTGCTTCTTGGTATTCAAATGGTTTGTATACTATACGTGGTTCTATTAATCTACTTTTACTCATATCTTATTTAGTTCAAAATATTTTTGTGATAATTCTTTTCTTGTCATAAAATCTACCTCCTTAATAACCTGACGTTGTTGGGGTGCTGATCCTTCTTCATCGTCGTTTTCTATATAGTCTGAAACTTCAAAATGTCCAGTTGAAGTATCTGCTTTTACACTATAAGTGATACCATCCATTCCATATCTATTTTTCATAATATGAAATCTTCCAGTACCTTCAACCTTATCTTTACGTTTTCTTGAGAGTGAAATACAGAAATCAGTAATCATAATTTTATCATATGATCCTGCAGCTTTATCACCTTCAATGACATCATCTTTTGCACCTGCTCGGTTTACTTGAGAAACTGACCAAACTGGTAAATTTAATGTTCGAGCAAGTCCTTTAGTGCTAATATAAATATCATCAATTTCTCCCTTACGATCAGAAGTCTTTTTTCTTGTACCTAAAAGGTCAACGTAATCAATAATTATTAAATCTGGTTTAAATCCTTGATCAGTACATTTTTGAATATGAGACTCTAATGTATGGATTGTTGCTTTTCCTGGAGAGAATTCTTTGATAATTAACTGCCCAACTAAATCTTCTACTGCTTGTTCTACTTTATTTCTATATTTCCCAATTGTGTCTACTGGGGTATTTGTAAAATAAGCATCATAACGTTTACCGACATATGCTTCTCCTAATTCTAAAGTATAATGTAAGACATTATATCCCATTTTCACAGCATGTCCTCCTAAAGCAATTAAACTCCATGATTTACCACCCCCTGGGTTTCCAAAAATTAGTCCAAAATCACCTCCACCAATACCACCTTGCATTATATCATTAATACACGGCCAAGGGGAAGCGATTGGTGTTCTTTCGTCTACTCGATAACGAGACTCAACATCTTTATTATATTCATGACCAACATTTTTGTCTTGTCCCGCTTTTAGAGCGTTATCTACAATGGAACGAATTGAATCATAATCTCCGGCGTTGAGGAAATCTACACTTGTTAACAACGCTTTTTTAAGTTGTTGGTTTTTACAAAACCCAGAAAATTCTTCAATTACATATTTGAGATCTTCATCTGAGGCTTCATATGCTGCTCTAAGTTGTTCTTTAACAGATACTTGAAGAACTTCATTGTCTATTTTTTTAAGTTCTACCTTAAGAATATCCATTGAAGGTGTAGTATGATATTTTTCGTAATTTTTTAGAATTTCTTTAATAATCCATTTTTGTGCTTGATTATCAAAATATTCTTCACTTAAAATATCATGAATGTTTACAAGGAAATCCTTGTGTGTCAGTAATGAGGATAAAACTTTTGTTTGAAAGCTTGGTCCATACTGAGAGAGATTAATTAATGTCATAACTTATTTTTCTATAAAACTATTTAATACTTTAAAAATATCTTTAATCCAAAAATCTACATTTCGGATCATTTTACCAATTCCATCTTCATTATAAAGTCGTAAAAAAGCTTCAGGATTCAAAGCTGGAGGTGGAGAAGATTCAATTGCTTTTAGGTATTCTTTATCATTATCATCTATTAAGGGTTTATCTAAGTTCATTAATTTGAAATTAGTCTCTAAACGTTTAATATCTTGAACAACCCTAGCATATACAACATGGTCTTTTAGTTTATCTACTGAAATATTATATATATCATCTAAAGTTATATGTTGTGTTTTTAATTCAGGAAATTTTTTAAAAATACCTTTCTCTCCTAATCCTTTAATACCTGGGATTTTATCTGAATTATCACCCAATAAGGTTTTATATATAATAAAATTTTCAGCTAAACAACCAAATTTTTCTTCAATAAGTTGTTTTGTATAATATGTTTTTTCCATCGGTCTCCAAACAGTAACATTTTCATTTACTAGTTGTAAGAAGTCTTTATCACTAGATACAATAACTACTTTGGAATCATGTTTTTTAGGTAAATGTTTACTATAAAAAGCAATAATATCATCGGCTTCAGCCTTATCTATAGATACAGTTTTAACAGGTAAACATTTTAAATAATGAATTAATCGTACAATTTGATCAATTTTTGAATTATGTTCATCATCTAAATCCTCAAATATCTCCCAATTAGTAATACGTGAAGTATGTCTACCAGATTTGTATTCGGGGAGAAGATTCTTCCTATTATTAGAAGAACCAACTCCATCGAACACAACATAAACTGAAGTAGGTTGGATTTGATTAATCAAAGAACCAACTGAGCGTATAAAACCACCTAATCCACCAATATGAACTCCATCCTGATTGATGATATTCATCATTGCAAAATTTCTAAAAAATAAATTTAACCCATCGATCAATATAACTCGATCGTGTTCATTTTGGGATTCTATATCATTACCCTCACTTATTTCATTGAGTAGTTTAAGGTAGTCTTTTTGTTTCATAACTTTTTATTTAACGTAAATATACAAAAAGAGGTTGGATAAACCAACCCCATTTGCATTTATTCAGGCTCATTTGAAAAAATATTAGTTGGGGCTTCTGATGATTCTTCTTCAAAAATATCAAAATCCATTCCTCCTAGTATTTTACTCCATGCCTCTACTTGTTCACTTTTATAATTCTTAAGTGCTTTTTCATCGTCATTGATAAAGCCGTGAGGTGTCATAATAATTCTACCTCTAGTAGTAATACCATTAATATGGTTTTTATCAATCTGTAGATTTGTACGTTTAGCAAATTCTACTTGCTTACCGTCTTTAACTGCTTTGATTTTATTAGTACCTGCATTAGCAATATTACCAAATGTAACTACAAACGTTGCGTCATACCACATAGCAAACCCACCTTTGTTCATCATTTTGGGTTGTCCCATAGGCATTTCAGCTTTAGCAGCCCATACCTTATTTACACAAACTAAAGTATTAGTATAAGGGGATGACTCTTTACGAGACATAACTACTTTCTGATTGACATTGTTGCTAAATTGGGTAGACATAGCACCTGCATTCCATTCATTGTTATTTTTGTTTGATTTAATAGACATTTCACAAGGAATAGAACCAATTGAATCCCAGAAAAAACATAAATCATAAGGTAAATTACCTTTTTTCTGTTCATCCATTAAATCTAAAATAAATCCAGCTACATCTTCAATTGAATTTAGGTTTTCTCTATCTATATAAATAAAATTACCTTCATAATTAATAATTTCACCTGTTTCTTCGTCTACCACTTCATCAAACTCTAAACCCATTTGTTTAGCGTGTTCCCAATTCCATTTCATCTCAGTAACAATAAAAACAGGTAGAATACCTGCTTTTTGAGCATTAACTGCTGCTTCGATAAGTGCAGTGGTTTTACCTGTGTCACTATGGCCTCGAAGAAGAACAATATGCCCAGTTGGAATACCGGGCACACTTGTTACTTCTTGAAAGGCAGGGGAAAGTGGGATCCACTGTTGAGGTTTAAACTTAACACTATTGTTAAGCATTTTCTTTTCCTTAAACTTATTAAGGTCGAATCCTTTTTTAAGTTCTTTGGAGACCGCTTCCGTTAGCGAATCGCTTTTCTTTCTTTTTGCCATAATGTATTAATTAATTAAAATGGTAAATCGTCATTATCATCCTCAAACAATGAATCAAACTTTTCAGCCTTAGTTACCTTAGGTGCTGGGGTCTTCATTGTATAATTTTTCTGTGGAGTTGATACTTCTGGTTCTTTTTCATCATCGATGATTGAACCTTCTTCATTTTCATCCTCTGGAGATAACCAATTCTGTAGGTGTGTTTTCATATCATCAAATGAATGACGTTTGAAAATCTCTAATGGGTTAGGTTGGTTCTCTAACCAATCATTTACTACATCAGCATTAGTATCAAGAGGTGTCTCTTTAACTTTAGGCATAATAGATGATTTGTTATAAGAAGTACCTGTAACCTCAGGACCTACAGTAGTAATAGTAATATCACGACCAGTAGCTACATCAGTAAAGTCACCTACATCTTCATTATCAGCAAGGTTCAAGAAATCCATATACATTTCTTTACCAAACTGCCATAGTTTAACACCTTCATCTTCTTTACCACGAACGATAACTGGAGCAAATACACGCATTTTAGCATCTAGTTTTTTAGCTAAACGCCAGTTTTCACTTTCGTTAGTTTGACGTAGTTGCTTTGCGAATTCAGCAATAGGATCTTTTTCACCAAAATTAGTAGGTGAGATCATTACTTTTGGACCAATACCATAGTAGAAGAATGCTTCTGTAAATGGGTTAGCTTTGTTATACTTATTAGGTACAACACGGATTGTTTGTTTACCGACTTCTGGTCGCCAAAAAACATTTTTACGTTCTCCTTGGGGAGCATTTTTTGTCTGAATGGAGTTCAGACGGTTTCTGATTTCATTTAAATCCATAACTTGTTATTATTATTATTAAAACGGTTAAATATACAAAACGGGGATTAAACCTCCAAATTAAAGTTCAATAATATTATGAACTTTTGTATTTAGTTGTTTAATTTCATTTCCTTGAGTAAGGAGGATACAATTACGATAATGTTGCCAATCAACCCTAAATTTAGGATCTACAACACCTCCATTAAGTGACTTAATTAAAGTATTAAGAGCATTAATAGTATAAAGTGTATTAGTATCTTTTTTACGATGAACTAGAATTGTGTTAGATGGGATACCATCTACATTTCCTTGTTCAACATTATAAGTAATAACATATTCGCCCGTACTTTTAATAAAAAGTACAAACATTTTATTATACATTATATCATATGATCTAGAAATATCATCTACCATAGAATCAATATTCTCTTCATTTACGAAAGTACAAAATAATTTATTATTCACATCAACTGTATTTATGTTTTGGTCGAAATCATATCGACCAGTATACATATTTAGTTTTGATGTTAAAATTGGATTAGAAGTTGTATGTTGTTCCATAACCTGTTTTTGTTTGTAGTTTTTTATTTTTAAATATTTTATTTATCTCTTGTTCTAAATTTTCACTCTCATCTATATCGAATAAAAAACTATCATAAGTATATAATACTATTTTAGACTTTTTACCTTTTAATAACTTATTTATTTCTATCAATATACAAACGTTGGTCGCGGTCTCCAAGTTTTGAAGAACATAATTAAACAACTTTTGAGGGTTCATATTATCTAATTTCGATTTCTCGAGCCAATACCCAGAGCGTAAAACTTCAATATGACCATCCTCGTTAAATTTTTTCCAATTATCATCTATATATCTCTTTACTTTTTGGAAAAATTCAAGGTGTTCGTATTCCTTAAATATTCCTCCGTATAGTTGTTTAAATGTTAATTCTTTGGCTTTTTTATAATCCACTCCGTACATATCGGCAAATGCTTGATGTACATCATCTACATCAAACTCATAGTCTACTAAATGTGCTGCTAAATTAGGGTGATAAGCACTAATATCTATTTCTACAAATTTATCATTTTGTGGAACAAAACTTTCTCTAGCACCCGAGTCTTTATTTAAGGCTGCAAAATTAATGCCATTGTAAGAATTACTTGGTCGCTTAGTAGTTGTAAATAAATTGAAATTTGTGTAAATTTTATCATCTGAAATTGAGTATATTGGGTTATTGGGATTAAAGTGTTTATCAAACAACTCTCTATTTATGTGAATACCATTTTTCTCAATCCCAAAAAAAGCTAACGTAGTATACTCATTGTAGAATCTAAAATAGGGTGGCAATTCTTTATCAAGTGATGGACGAATTGTCTCATATATTTTTTCACACACCTCATAATGTTTTACTATAGGTACTATTTTATTTATATCCTTTTTATTAGGATATTTTTGATATAATATATTGTGAGCTTGTGTTTGTTCTTGTATATACGGAGGAACGATTATGGAGCTGTCGAGCAAGGCTTTAATTTGAAAATAAAACAATGCCGATTTTTTATCGCGTACCCATAATTTATCTACTTGTGTTAATAACTCGTCTACTAGCGTTTTACTTACACCTAAACACTCGCTATGCGTAATGCATAACATAAAACCTTTAGTTTCTATAAACGGTTTAAAATAAACTAGGGAAACATCATTTAGGGCAGGATGAACATTATTATGAAATGGGATTATTTCAATGAATGCTTCTTTATACTGCCTATTTATTAAATAATTTATTTGTTCTTCAGTCTCTATTAACCAATACATTTATAACCATTTTACTTGTAGTACTTAATATAATTATGTTTTAAGTAATCTCCAAGTTTAGGTAATCTATTTCTAAAAGCAGTTAATTTTACTATGTTTTCGTTTGTTGTTGCTACCTTATTTTTATCTCCACTTATATTCCAAGGTAAAGTAAAAGGTATGTACATTGCAAACATTATTGATGGGTTTTTGTTAATAATTAAATCATATTGTTCTTTATCTATTTCAATATAAATTATATTATTAGCCCTTTTAACAAAATATCTTCTAAATTCACCTATAGTATAATCTTCATCTGTTGGGTAAGTTGGATTATAATATGGATTTTGAATTGATGTAGGGACAGAAGTTAAAGCTACATAGTCAGAATAAATATTTTGTGTTGATTGGAATTCAGGTAGGATAGTAGGGTCAGCATCATTTGATTTAAATGCGGCTACTATCTGTTTTGTTTGGGGTATAGAATTTAACTTAACATTAGGAATTTCAACTATTTCTTGAGGTTGGTCTGATTGTGGTGATTTACCTGTATAGTATTTTCCCGTTGATATTTTGTAGTAAAATCCTTTGTATGGGGTACCATCTAGATATTGATACTCTGTACCATCTGTTTGGAGATTTGTTTTTATTTGAGATAAAGGATAATAAGGCATAATTTTAAAAATCTGTATTTACTGACACTTTGGTTTTTCCACCATATTCATTTATATAAAAATAATATACTACTCCCTTTTTATTAATCATATTTGTTCTTATCAAGAGGAGCCACGCTTTGAAATTTGCTAAGTTAGGTTCTTGAATTTTGTATATTTGTTTTTGTATTGATGGTTGTGATAGCCATTTATTAAATGCGTCTCTAGCTCCTTCTTCGTTATCATTAAGTATACCTCCACTATAAGGACTAAATAAGTGTCCTCCATTTTTTCCTTCATTATCTCTTAGGTTAAAAATCTCAATAATTCTACTATTTAAATCAGAAAGTGCTCGTAAAGATTCCTCTTCTTTTGGACGAGTTGGATTGAATATGTCTCCATTGTCACCAGTGTTACCAGTGTTACCTGCTAAATTTAAATAAAGTTTACGGATTTTAGGAGTTGGTAGCATATCTGATTTACCTGTGTCACTAGAATTATGTGTGTACCATCCAGGTTTGTCTATCTTCCATGATGTTGTTCCTTTTTTAGGGAATAAACGATTCCAATTTTCTTGGTTAAAAATAAATTTAGGGATACTACTATGTTCGGATTGGAGTTTTTTAAAAAGAGATAAAAGAGTGTTATATTGAGCATCGGTTATTTCTTGACCATATGTATGACCTTTATATGGGGATGGTTTTCCATCAAATCCAACTAATTTTACCATAGGGGATTGGTTAGGTTGTTTTAATGTACCATCTGCATTTGTATTTGAACTACTTTTGAAACCAATGTTTTGAAGACTTATACCAATAGAAGGTGAATTTGCATTACCAGCATGAAAAGCTCTATATTTATTATTCATAATTTGTTCATTATGACCAGCACCATCTATAATGTAATGATAAGATAATCCTTTTTGATCACCTCCTGCTTTTGTTTGGTCTCTATTGTTAAGGAATTGGATTGTTTGTAAACCCTTATCAGTAAGTTGCCATCCAGCACTATAGTGGAGGAATATTTGGCTTTTTTCAAATTCTTTTGCTTGGTATGCTGTTGGTTTTAATGGGAATCCACTTGTGATTGTTACATTAGTATCCCCATAATCTTGGTTAGTCCCCCTTGAACTATTATCGTAATTAGTATTATTGTTTCGTTTTCTACCCTCTACAGATTCTAATTTTGTATCTGATTTGGGTGAGAATGGGTTTTTAGGGACTGCTATAGAATTTATTTTAGTTTCCCATTTATTTCCAATAATACTATGTTCTACCCCACTAATTAAAAATTCTAAGGAATTTGGATAATTTGATGGGAGAAATGAAGTATCAGTTATAAATTTTTGATATACCCTCATCCCAGATAACCCATCCATTGTTAATGAAAGATTAAAAGGTAAGAATCCTGAACTTGCAGTAGCATATTTGTTATATTTTAATCCTTCTGTTGAATTTTCATCTTCAGTTTCGTTTTTTAATTGAGTTTTCTTTGATTGATCAAATTCAATTATAGTTTGAACACAAGTTTTAAAAGCACTTACATTTTCGGGGTTAAAGGTTGGTTTTCCTTCACCATTAGGAGAACCTATTTCTTGCAAAAATGCACCTAAGTTTTTTAATGTTTGGGTATAATTTTTTTCAGTTGATTCTTCTTCTGCTTTATCTGCTTCTTCATCAGTAATACCGGGGGATGTAATTATTGGTTTTATTCTGTCTGCAAAACCATTATTCATTCTAGAAACTCCAGTAGCATCTTCTCCTGTAATTTGTCCATTACTATTAGCCCCTATAGTAATCATAGTAGCTAGGTTAGGAGAAATTGAAGTTTCAAATGAGAAATCAGTAATAAACCCTGAGGTTTGGTTTCCCTTTTCGGGGATGTAGTAACCATATATATCAAAAGCAGCTAATTTAGTTGATATCGGGGGGTTGTATAGGTTTTCTAAAAAATAGTCTCTATCAGGAAGTGGGTTTGTATCTATAATTCTTAAAGTATTTGTTTCTTCAACAAATGTAGGTTCTATTTTACTATAGTTACCTGTTGAATCGTTCCAACCATTACATAATGAATTTATAAAATCAATTAATGCTACTTTTCCTTCTACAACATTATTAGATAAGCAAGATAAAACAAAATCTATATTAAAATAGATATTCATTAACTTTCCATATCTATTTTCTCCTCTTTCTTTTTCAAATTCTTCTCCTTTAGGTAGATATTTCATAATAACTCCATTAGAAAATTCATTACTATAAGAAACTTGACATACTCTGTTATCTGTTGGGTATTGGCGAGCGGCTAGAATTATTAAATTAGTTTCTGCATCAGTATCTATAAAAAATAATTTTTGTTTTTCTACATCGGGAACTATATTAGTAGATATCCAATCTAAAAGTCTACCAAAATGGATGAAGTAATGAGGAGGAACCCCATTTTCATATTCTTGTCTTATATAAGATGTTATTTTTTCATTTTTTGCATTTCTACCTGTAATCCTTGTTATTCCTGCATTATTTGCTGCTAGTGTATCAAATAGAATAATATTATCATATATCCATCTTCCTAAGGAATTAGCATCTCTATTAGCATAAACACCTGCTTGTCCTATAGCTTCTGCATTTGCTTTTTTTTCTTCAAACTGCTTAATTGCGTCTAGTGCCTTTTTAACATTTAATTGTTCATTAAATTCAGCATATTGATCATTAAGTACCTGTTGATTTGAGGTTGATTCTGCAGGAAATGCACCTACATCATATGCAGCGGCGCTAGTGTTTGAACTTTTGTATATTTTATCTCTCTCTTTCTCACTTTGTTCTACTACTTCATACGCTCTATCTAAACCAGTATTGAATTTATCACCTAAAAGGATATTAGTCCTTAATGATTCAATAACATCACCCATACTTCTAAGTATAACGGTAACATCATAGGAACCATCTTTATTAAAAGTCCAATTAAAATTAACTACTTTACCTAAAAGAGCATCATAGTTACCATTGGAATCTAGTCTAAGTTTATTTATATATTCATAATAGGTTGAATATTTAATAGGTTTAGCTCCTTTTAAACCTAAAAATGAATCCATTAAAGTAAATTCATTATCGGGGATATGTGTCCCATCATTTTGGTAATAAGAACTATGACCCCATTCTAATAACATTGTAAATCCTAAACGAAGATATAAAGTATCAATAATATCAAATTGAACTCTATTATGACATTTGATTTGTATTGTTGATGTTTTTAATGAACCTCTAGTTTCTGTTTTAGTACTCATAGCCACAATACCCGGCATAGGAGTTAAACCTTGTTCATTACCTCCAATACCATAAGCAAAATTACCATGAAGTGGGGTTACAGAGTCTGAGCCTGAGACTGAGGATGAAACTATTCCTGATCTTTGGGTAGGGATTTTTGACTCAAATCTAGAGACACCATTAAAAAGGACATATTCTTTAGCTAATTCATTTGCTAAAAGACCTAAATTTCTAGCATCTATTTCTACATCTACAGAAGAACCCATTCGAACCCATCCCGTTCTTGAATTTAAAAACGTATTAATTGAATTATCTCGGGTTTTAGAACCATATATTTCTTGACGTTTTTCAATTTGACTAACTATTGTTTGATTAAAACCTTCTCCTATTATATTTCCCATATTAAGAGTTTATTCTTTTAAATTGTTGTACTATTGCTCCTTGATTTGTAGGGATTCTAATTTGAATACCTTCTGGGATTATTAATGAATTTTGTGGGATTGATGGGTTTGCTATTGATATGACCCACCATAATGAACTATCTTGATAGTACTGTTGTGCTAATATATCAAATCTGTCTCCCCTAGATGTATAAACATATATATCATTATTAGATAAAGGAATCTCTGGGTAACGAGTTGTTACATAGGAGAGTTTTTTCTTAGTTCTAATTTTTGGTATGTTATTATATCTATTCATTTTTTATTTGACATAATTTGTTTGGAGAGATGAATTTGAAGTCCCTGTTGCTAGAGCAATGTATCTTTCATCTCCATATGTATTTTCATCTTCCAAATTAGGAAGAGGTTTACTCATTGGAGTAGTAATATCTATTTTAGAGGGAATAAAGTTATGTATTGGAGTAAAGCTTGCTTGTACTTCTATTCTATGGGATAATTCTTTAACTGTAGAATCATAATCTCCATCATCATTTATTCCTATCTCCCAAGGAGAATCTTCAGGTATAGTATAATCTAAAGAAGTAAAAAACCCAGGTTGTTCATATAAATAACCCCCAACAGTTAATTGCATTAAGTTACCTCTCATATACCCGTTTAAACTATAATCTGGGGCCATTGTTGATGCTAAATAATTTAATTTTTTATACATAGGAATAAGCTCTTCTTTTGACTGAGCTGCTACTGTCCAAGATAATGAAACTTGTCTGGAGAACCCATTGTAAGTATAAAAATTTTCACCTCTTCCTAGATACTGAGTTGGTGACCATTCACTATTATAGCTATCCCCCATACTATTTAATAATGCTCTAAAATGCATAAATGTTTTAAATGAAGGATTATCGTTGTCTATGGCCGCTATTCTAAATTTAACTAAATCATTTTTAAAATCTCTAGCAGCATTAACATTTTCACTTCTATATATAGGTAATGCATTTATTCTATCTGTTGCTCCTCTAGAAGTTCCATCAAAATCCTTTTTCCCGGTAGTATAACTAAGAATATTTCCTTTTTTTCCAGGATCACCCATAAGTACTCTACCTTCTATAGTTTTATTATTTGAAGGATCATAATCTGGGGCTTTAGAAATAATAGAATTTGGTATTGTTTGAGTTAAAACACCATTTTGATTTCTTAATTCTTTTCTAAAATCTATTTGACGAATACCTGTAAATTGTGAAGAATCAGCTAAATCATTTATTAGGTTTTGGTCTAAAGTATTATTACCATTATTAAATACTAAAGGAGTTTGTTTAGGCCATGTATTACCTGGGGTTATGTCGGGATCGTAAACGTTAAAAAAATATGTTCCGTCTCGTTTCCCATCTTCAGTAAACCTATTATTAATTGGGTTATAAGTTAAATTTCCATATATTCCAGAAACAGATCCTGAAAATATATATGATTTATTATCCTCATTTGTTCTTGAGGGATCAAAACTACCTGATGATCCTGTAAAATATAGTGTGTTAAACCATTTATTTTGTTTACCTGTTCTTTGTTCAGGTGAAGCATATCTAATATTTGTTCTACCTATACCTAAATTAGCTCCAGGACCTCCACCATAAGATAATATACTAGTACCATCTAATGAATTTAATGTAATTCCATCTAATATACTAACACTACCATAATCAATTGATTCTTTTAACCTCCATAATCTATTTTCCTCTGGCTTTTGGTCTGTTTTAACTCTAACCCCATATAAACTATTATTGTTAGAATATGCTCCAGTGTCCTCAAATGGATTTTTACCTTGTTTTTTAAGATGAATACCTAAAGCATTAACACCTGCTTGAGCTAGGGTATTTAATGGGTTATATGCTCCTTCATTTAATACACCGCTTGTTTGTGTGCGTACTGCTGTTCTAGATAATAATTGTTGTTTTGCTGTAAAAAATAACCCATTAGGTGATTTTAAATCAAAAAACATTTGGGTTAATCTACTTACGTCAGTAAGTGAGTCAGATACAGCATTTGCTCCTCCTCTAAGGATAAAATCTTCTTGAGAAAATAAATTACTAGCAGAATCCGGAATTGATTTTTGAATATAAGGTTGGCCACTATCCCCTCCTCCGAGGGTATCCTTCCCATATCTTAGGGACTTAAGATCTGTCTTTAAATCTATTAAAGGCATTATCTAGGTGGATTATCTAAATACTTTGATGGTGTTTTTCCATCTAAATCTAGTTGTGAAATTGCTAAATTTTGTTCAAATTTTGAATTTAAATTCATTTGTTCAGGATTTTTACCATCTAAATCTAATTGTGATTTTTTAAATATTTTAGTAGCTTGGCTACTTAAATCCATTTTTGTGGGAGTCCCACCATCAGCATCTGTTAATGTTGATCCTTGTTTTTCTAATTTGTTTAAAAGTCCCATAATTGTATTTTATTATAAATATTAAGTTTATTGCATTTTGTAATTAGATACAGACATTGCTGTTCCTACTTTAGTACCATCTAAATAAACATTTCCTCCTGATTTTACTGCTGCTAATAATTCATCAAATTTAGCATATAATTTATCAAGTGGAATAACAGCTTCTGCACCTGCTTCACCAACAAGAGCATTTGTGGGTTGATTTACAATACCTCCTTTAGCCATAGGTACCGCTCCTTCCATTGATACAGCCGTTGGAGTAATAGTACCTGCTCTATTTAAATCACGAGCAGCAATCCCAGCATCCGCAGCTAAAGATAAACCTGTACCTACTCCTGGTGCTACTAAATCTAAAAGTCCTAAACCAGCTGAGCCTAATTCCATTAATGCTCCAGCTCCATCGCCTTTTATTGCTCTATCAATAGCATATCCAACACCAACTACAGATCCTAAAATAGGAATTCTTTTTAATAGACTTTTACCTGCAAACTTACCAGCGGTTTTACCAACTGTTTTTGCTAAACCTCCACCGACTTTTGCCGCTCCACCTAATAAACTTCCACCCATTTTAGAGGCACCACCTAATAATTTACCAGCACCACCTACTCCTTTTGATAATAATTTTCCAACTTTTCCAAATTTTCCCATTCTAGCAGCACGACCCAATACAGAACGTCCTCCCTTACTGCCTAATCTACCAAATACTCCTTTACCAGTCATACCTTTTCCAGGTATCATATCATTAATACCTCCACCTCCAAGACCTCCATCACTAGTAACATGAAGAGGATCACCAATCCTTCCTGAAGGTTTGCCTCTTACTGAATTAACAATGCTTCTTCCTACAAGCATCATAGCTCCAATAGAACCAACAACAGCGGCTATACCTCCAGCAAATTTTATTACTGCTTTAGCTGCTGGGTTGTTTTCTATCATCTCAAACATATGAGTAACACCATTTACTATTGACTCTAAGGGTCCCGCTATTAAAGATGTAAATCCATCTTTTATTCTTTGGACAGATGTAGCTAAAGCTTCACCTGATGCTTCTTGTTGTTCTTGGAGTTTTACAGCATCTGCTATTGTTATTCCTTTGTCTTTTGCTATTTTTGCTAGTAATTCTTCTTTTCGTAATGAATCTGCTAATTCATCAGATGTCATATTTGCTGCTTTTGCTATAGCTTCTTGTTGTATAACATTTAGTTTTTGGAAATCAGTGTAGCTACCTACTTGTTTTCTAACTTCAGCAGCTGCTTCTGCTGATTTACCTTGAAGAGCTAAACTTCTTGCTCTTTCAAAATTTAAATCTTTACCAGTTAACAATTCTGCTTCTAATTCGGCGGATATTGATGATTCAAAATCTAATAATCCTTTTGTAGAATTTTTAGATTGTTCTAAAGTCATACCTAATTTTTGAGCTTGAGTTACTGCTCTAGCAAGTTCACCTGGGTTGTTTCTATAGTTAGCTCGTAAAGCACCACTTATACTAAGTGTTTCTTCTAATACTTTTTTATTACTTAATACTCCTTTATTAATACCACCTATAGTATCATATATACCTTCTTGACTTTCACCTGTAAGGATAGAATATTCGGCTATTTTAGCTGCTTCACTAGCTTGTAAACCTGCTCTATGTACTAATGCTGTTTGAGTATCTAATTGTTGTTGAGAATATACAACGGATGTGCCTAAAGCCTCATTTAATTGTGCATTAGATTCTCTAGTACGTTGCATACTTTGAGCGGCTTCATGAGAGTTCATTGATATCTCTCTCATTTGTGCATTAAATTCTTTTGCAGTTGATGTACTAACTCCTAAATTACGTGCTATTTCTGCTGTTTGTAGACTAGTTTCAGTACCTATAGTATATAACGTACTTGCTATTTTACCTAAAACGGCTAATTGTACTGCTGGGTCGTTAAGGAGAGAATCTTTTAAAGTACTAAATATACCCCCAATAGCAGCACCTATAACTTTAAAGCCACTACCTGTTTTTGCAGCCGTTCGCATACTTTTAGAAATTTCATCTATTGATTCAGATTCAATTCCTATTTTACTTAAAGTACCTGCTATTCCTTTAAATAATTGCCCTGTAATTCCTAGGGTTTTTTGAATTTCTCTTTCAAGTTCTACGTGCTCCTTTGTCTCTCTAACAATTTTGTGAAGTGAGGAGTATTCATCCTCTAATGCGTCATTTACTTCACTAATATATTTAGGAAGTTCTTTTAGTCTTTTTGCCTCGGAAGCATCAAGTTTTTCTGTTTTTTGCTTTTTTTCTAATTTTTCTTTTTCTAATATAGCATTTTGTCCAGATACTCTTAAACGTTCTAGCTCTGCCTTAAGTTGTTTATATTGGTTTTTTAATTGTTGTAAGGATAAAACATTTTCATCCTTTTTATGTTCTGAAAGTTTTTCTGAGGAGGAAATAATATTTCTATAAGACTTATTTATGTCTTTAAGGACTCCTGAGGTACCTGTTAATTCTTGATATGAATCATTAAGAGACTCTGTTAAACCATCATATACATTTGCTAATTCCTGAACCTCATTGTTCATGAGTCGAACTTGAGCATTGGCTGATTTTAGATTTCCATCAAATGCTTTAGTTAATTTATCTAAATTAGCAAAACCATCCCCACCTAAACGCTTTATTTCTTCATTTAGTTGTTTTATGCGTTTTATTGCATCATCATATTGTTGATTACTAGCCATAGAAGTATATTATATGTCAATAAATATGAAAGGGCATCATTTTTTTGATGCCCTTGTAACATATGTTGGTACTTGAATTTTGTTATTTTCTTTTGCTATTTCTCTAGCAGAACCTTTAACCCAAGTGTCTTCTGGTTTTTCTTTATTATTTAATGATTCATAATGTTCATGGATCATTTTAAATGTTAAATTCCTTAACCATATAGGCATGTTATAAATAGTATCATAATCATAACCTCCATTACCATGGAATATTATTTCATGGATTTGTCTAAACAGATTAAATCTGTAATCATGCGTCAGGCCAAAAAAAGTTCATATTAATCGGAATATCGAGGTCCTCCTCTATCCCCTCTAAAAATTCATATTTGATTTTTGTATCAATCCCTGGATTAATTTTGTTGTAATAGTCTCTAAAAGATTTGGAATCACGAGCTAAAAATGCTGTATCTACAAAATTATTTATTGTTGATCTTTCACTATCCCCATTAACTGAAAGGATCATAAATTTAAGTCGTGTAGTTAATTCTTTATTTTCTTCTTTACTTATTTTTTTATAACCTTCAATCTCTTTATCAATGTTAGTATCATCTTTTTGGGATAAAAGTTTAAAAGTAATTTTATTACCTGAATGGGGTAATGTATATTCAAACTCATTTTTACGTGGTTTAAGAATTAAAGATTCATCTAAAGGTTTTTCTTTTAAAGTAGTTAAATCTACCTCAATTTCTTCTCCAGAAAACAAAAATTTATATTCTTTACCATATCCTAAAATACGAGAAGCAATTAAAATAGCATCTTTATCCCCTATTAGAAGATCTTCGTAATTTATATCACTAATAATTAATGATTGGAGGAGTTTATCAATTACAACGCCTTTACGTATATAATTTTGATTTGTGAGGATATCTTCTTCTTTTGCGGTCATGTATTTCATTTCAATACTACCAGAAGCTAAAGTAGATCCCTCAGGGTATAATAAACCTTTAGAAGGTAAATCAACCATTTCACTTGGAAACTTAAATTCGGTCATAATTTTTATTTGTTAATAACTTTGTTTTGTTAATACATATGAACATAAAAAAAGAGCTTGACATAGCCAAGCTCTCCTTTAAAATATTTGTATTTCTTATTAGAAGTTCAATACACAATAATCTGGTTGTACTTCCATAGCAATGTTAACTGCTGTACCATCATCATCCCAGTTATAATCACCCCAGTTAAGTGAAGTAATCATTGCACCTTTGATAATCCATTCAGATACGATATCACCTACAGGACCTAATACGTTAAATGTTAAGTCTTTTTTATAGAAATCACTATAACCATCTCTACCGGTTACTGATTCATGGTGTAAACGAAGCCATTCGATAGTAGCTTGAGCACCTGAAGGGGTAATTGGGTCAAATAATGTAAACGATATAGGTCCCCAAGTGGTTTTACCTTTTACAAAACGTTGAACGTTAATATGGTTTAATGCTACACTTGATTGTGCTACATTAACACCACCTACCCCTTTAATTTCATACGAGGGGATACCATCAATATACATGATGAAGCGATTGGATTGTTTTGGTTCAAACGCTGTGAAAAATATTTCGTTGGGATCTAATACTGCCATTTTATTTTTTATTTATTGCTTTATTATAAATATTTACTTTTTAAATTTTTACGCTGGGAAAGTTGCTCCTGTTGGTAAAATGTTGAAATCTAGGTAAATAAATTCTGCAGTTTTAGTAGGTTGGATGTAGATTTGACCAATCATTTGGTTTCTATCAATAACATCTGGTGTGTTATTTGAATCATCCATAATTACTTTAAATGCATATAAACCTTGACGTTGTTGAACTGATTCTAAGTAAGGATTTACTTGACTTAAAAATGCATTTCTAGTAGCAATAGTATTTTGTTCAAATACTAAATTTTGTCCTACTTGTGAAATGTATGATTTAAGTTGAATCAATAATCTACGAACATTTACTCTATCTAAAGCACTTGCTCTAGTTTGTAATGTTTTTTGTCCATATACTACTGTTCCAGTTCCTGGGAATGTTGCAATTGGGTTAACTTTAGCAGAATATAAAGTATCTCTATTTGCTTGAGTTAATTTTTGCTCAGCTCTAACAACTTGACCTAAACCACCTCTGTTTATACCTGCTGGTGCAAACCATGGTTCTGATACTGTATCGTTGTAAGCAAATACACCTGCCATTACCGTAGATGCCGGTACCCAAACGTTTTTGCCCGTATCAGGATCAATTATCATTACCCATGGCCAATATGAAGCAGCATACGAAGTATTACGTGATGATGCTTGAGAAGTTGCGTCAGCAACTAATTTACCATATTTAACTAAATCTAATACTAATAAATTATCTCCTCTACCTTGAGTATTATTAATTAACTGAGTGCATTGAGCTGTATAATCAGCATTATATAAACCAGGAGTCATTAATATATTGTATTGGTATTCATCTTGGTTAGCTAATAAGCTAATCATGTTATTATAGTTACCACCTTCTAAACCTTGAGTATTAGAAGCATCAATATTATTATAAAAATTAGCACCTGCTTTTACATCACCTACAGCACCTGTAAATGAACCACCTTGTGCTAATGGGAGATAAGTTGCGAATGCTGGTTTTGCAATCCCGTTATTATCAAAATAATTTGGAGTTGGTTGATTTACTGATGAAACTGTTACGTATCTTGATCTATTAAAATATTCACCTGTTACTGCAATTTGATTAGTTACTGAGTTGTAACTTTCAACTTGGTTACCAATTACTTTAGTGATAAAATTATCAGCCATTGGATCTAATGATAAACCTGTCCAAGTTTCTAATACAATCTGATCGTTTGTATTATCATTACCTTGTCTAATAAGTAAATCAAAAGTACCATTTGCTGTAGATGGATTTGAAATTGCAAATCTAATATTATCTGAACTACCTGAAGCTAATGAACCTGAAGCATCTAATGAGCTTGAGCTGTTCATTATAACACCTTCGGAAATTGTTTTCAGCGTAAATGAAGTATTATTTACAATATCGGCATCTACTAATGTTTTTACTGTTTGAATACCTGTTCCTCCTATACCTGTAACGGCACCGAATGTTATCACTTCACCAACTGCAAATCCAGTACCACCAGCAGTTACTGTAGTACTTACTACAGCATCTGAGGTTACTACTACAGTTGCTACAGCACCTACACCTGAAAGTGAGCCTGTTAAAGCGATACCAGTATAAGTACCATCAACACTAGAATATGTACCTCCAGTTCCAGCACCAAGATCTGCTAATGCTAATACTCCACTTTCGTTACTATTTTGAATTGCTGTTGAAGTTGCTGAGGTAAATGAACCTGAGACTGTACGTGCAACTAATAGTGATTCACCACCATTTAGGAAATAATTATAAGCTGCAATAGAAGTAAAGTAAGTATAAGTATCACTACCACTTTCTAAAACCGCACCAAATCTGTTTACGTAGCTGCTATATGATGTAACAACTGTTGGAACTTCGACTGGACCTTTTACTGTAGGACCAATAATAGCAGCCCCAACTGTAACGGGACCTTGAGTGATAAATGATTGATCATTTTCCCTTGCTAATACTCCAGGAGATATTAATGTTTCTGCCATTTTGTGTAGAATTTATGTTTTGTTATAAATATGTTAAAAGAGTTCAAAATCTATTTTTTTACAAACTCACCTGTTTCAATATTGACATTACCGTCACCATATTTTTTCTGTAACATAACTCCTAATTCTTCTGAGGATTTATTAACTTGTTGTAACTGATCTATTAATTTTTCTTTTGTTATTTCTAGAGATTGAATATCAAATTCTATAATACCAAATTGGGAAATTAATTCATTTCTTGAATTATCTAAATTTTTAATTTGTAATAATTCTTCGGGTGTGAGAAACTGGTTGTCCATGATAAATATATTTTATTTTTTTAAAGGTTAAGTATTTTATTAATTGATTCGATTACTTTTGTAGGTTTTATTGTTTTAGTACATTCAAACTGTCTTGTTGTATCTTTATGATCAGGGCACCATTCCCAATCACCTGGATTTAGCCATTCTCTATTAAAACATCCTGTACATACATTTTCATCATAGTTAAATACGCGTTCACAACTTAAAAACTCACTATATGGTAAACTAAATCCTGATATTAGAATTGTTGGAGTACCAACTGCCCATGATAACCAACTTAAACCACTTCCTAATCCTATAAACCCAGAAGCATATTTTAAATCTACCATTCTGTCTTCAATCGGATAATCTCCAGTTTTATCAATTACTCCTGTTAATGTTCCCCCTAATTTAGAATCATGCCAATCATCTCCTAAACGTTCATGGGTAATCATTACTACTTTATATCCTTGATCTTTTAAATAGTTAATTATTGTTTGCCATCCTCCTGGATGATTCCAATACTTGGCATGTGCCGAAGCGTGTGGGGCTATACAAACGTATTTCCCATCAATTTGTTGTCCTTTATTAGGTATTACAATACGTGGTTTTATTTCTGTATAATCTAAACCTAAAATAGAGGTTGAGGATTGTCCTAATGGGTGTTTTTTAAACTCAATAGGAATTTTATTTTCATTAACTGTCCTATCTTCATTATAATGCCAACCAATACTATACATTGCGTATATGTTATTAACTTCAGTTCCTGGTTTTATAAATTCGATTTCAGGATATTCTGCTTCAAACCATTCATTGTGGAATGTAGAACATACTACTTTACACTTGTGTTTTTTTCTAAATTCATCTACATAAGGAAACCAAGCTAATGTATCACCTAAGGCTGATGAATCTAAATGGATATAAACTCTTTTATCCGTAGCATCATATAAGTATTCAAAATCAATTTCATTTGTTTCTTTATTAACAACTTCAATTTTCCACTTAACAAAATATTCAATATTAGCCTTAGTCCACATATTATTAGATACATCACAAGTATAACGAACTCTACCTGTCTTATGATCAATAAAATTAACAGTATACTTAGCTTCATTAGATCCTAAAACTTCTAAAAATGCTCCTTTTACAAAATTAAATTTAAAGGTGTTTGTACCTTTTTTAAAAGGTATATTTAATTGTTCTAAATTATTGTATTCTTGAATTAATACTTCTTTCATATGATTTCTTTAAATAATTCTATTAATTCTCTTGAACGATTTAACCATGATAATTCATTCGCTGTATTTATAGAGCGAGTACGGTATTCTGGATATTCGTTTATAATTGTATCTAGGCCTCTTAGCATTTCTCCTAAATGACGTGGGGATCTCCATAATCCATGAAAATCAGTTTCCATCTCAATCCATCCTAAAATAGGTAAACCACAAGCTGCTGCTTCTACTAATGTAAGATTAGGATGTCCAGCTTCCAAATCTGAAGGATGGAGAAATATTGTATGTGATGTATATAAATTTCTAAGTTCTTTATTTGAGGGTTCCCAAACAACATTTAATTTATCATACCCATAAGCCCAAGGGTTATCATTAAACCAATTTTCATTATTTTTAGGACCTGCTATTGTAATTGGTAAATTACGAGACATAGCGGTTTGAATACCAAATGTAAATCCTTTTCTATCATATGCACCATAACCACCTAAACCATTATTTGCTAACATTAATAACTTATGATCTGTTGGATATGTGTTATTAGGATAAAAATCATTAGTATTCACACCATGTGAAAAATACATAACTTTATCCGTTTCAAAATAATCAACTAAATAACGAGCAGGAACTAATGATAATACTGAGCGTTCCATTGCTTCTAGATTTTGTTTATATACATAAGAATTTTTACCATAATGATATGCATGATGGTCATGATGTTGGAAAACATAAGGTACACCCCTATCTGCTAATTCTAAGGCTAAATTAGCTACGTGTACCATTACTATATCATAATCTCCAGGTTGTACTTCACTTGACCATTTTAAATCAACTTCATGTCCTAATTCCTTAAGATTACATATAAATTCCCATACAATTTTTTCAATAGCTCCCCACGATGGTGGAGGTATTGGGATACCACAGCCTGGGTTTATTTGTGCTATTCTCATCTAATTGTTAATTGGCCGTTATTTGTTAAATCATCAGTTGATAATATTTTAGTATCAACTAATCCTAATTTATCAATTATTGTAAATTTAATTCTACTACCTTTAATATAAGGAATAAGTTTATAATAATCTATTTTTTGATTAACTTCAATTACATCTATATGGGTTTCTTCTCCATTGATATATGATGATATTTCAATTGTTTTACTTTCCTTAGCATTAGATATTCTAATAAAAGGAGCTATCATATTTTCTTTATTAGTAGGCAACACTGTATAATATTCTACTCTTGAAAAGTCTTCATGAATAAATGAAGTAGATATTAATTCATTGAATTTATCTTCAGATTCATAATATATGTTTGAGAGATTTTTAAAAGCATGATACATCATATTTTCATACCCATTAGATTCACTACCCCATTCATTACGTAATAACTCATAATCATTAGTATTCATTATTTTTGGGATATTATCTAAATAAAAACTAGAGTTAATTCCTAAAAAATAAGTATACACAGTATCTCCTTCAGCCGCTTTATATTTTCCTAAATACGCATTTTTATTATTTAAAATTTTAGATATTTTATCTATACCTTCTGAGTTGGTGAGGATATAATCATAATTTAGGAAATATACCTTTTTATAACCTAAATTATTAGCTAATGCTGCTCCGTTATGATAATTAGAATAACAACTAGGACCGTGGTATATATCATTATCATTACCTCGTAAATTAATTTGAATATCTGCTTCTTGAGTTGAGGTATAATAATTACAATAATATGAATGTTTTGTTAAAATATTATTATTATCATTAATAGTATAATCTGCTAGTTTTGATAATTCCTCTGGGATAGGAATATGTGAAGTTAGTATTACTTTTCTACCTGTTGCTTTAACAGATTCAATACATTTTTTAGTTGTAGAGATTACACTATCGGAATTAGGATAAGTAGAAATTATAAATATTTCATTTTCCGGTGTTACTGTTATTTCCTCTCCTAAAGTTTGTAATATTAAATTTTTATTTTTATCTAAATCATCAAACTCTAAATAATTAACACTATCATATGAATCAAAGTAATTTTGATATACTTCTAAGTTATACAATAATTGGGGAATTTGATATGATAACGCCTCCCGAATTACTAAAGGCATAGTTTCCTTATCATTATTAGTACCGCGTGAAGTAAATAAAAATAAGTCCATTGATTGGTAAAAATTATTTACATCCGTACGTTCATTCCACCAAGTTAAGTTATCTGGTTTATTAGCCATTAATGGTTCCCAATACCATTTAAAATTATCTGCTTGATTACCTACACTATGAAATTCGATATCGGGTAACATTTTAGCATATTCAAAAAATTCTGCTTGATTTTTACGTGATGTAAATAATCCAATATGTAATACGTGTTTTTTATCTGGATTTAATCCTAATTTTTTTAATGCTTTACTCCTATCAGGACGATCAACATATTCAATAGGATATTCTACTAATATTTTAGGAATATCTATATCTTTATATTGATCAATTTGCCATTGAGATACAAACATAAATTTGTCTGGAAAGAATTGTTTATTGTCTGTATCGAATGAAGAATCATGTGATGTTTCTACAATTTTATATGAACGATTAGTATCATATATTTTTTCCATAATATCCTTTGGAAAATGAGCTAATTCAGGAATTTCTTCTAAATGAATAATATCGGGTTTGATTCTATTAATTATATCTAAAATTTCTGTTTTATCTTCTCCTAAAGTATAAAATCTTTCTGTAGGTAATAGAGCTTTAATCTTATTACGAGTTACAACTAACACACCTCCAGTTACATCCGCCCATTCAATTAAATGAATTTCATATTCATCTTTTAATAGTTCAATTTTTTTAGTTAAATATTGAGGTAAACCTCCAGTAGATAAATGGGGGGCAATGTATAATAACTTTTTCATAAATTTTTATTTAAAATGTGAACCACCTAACCATAATACTAAGGATCTCCGGGTTCCCCTAGTTATAGGTGAAACTCTGTGGAGGATATATGAAGGAAACAATACAGCAACTCCTTTTCCTCTAATTGTTTTTTCTGGGGAACCACCTCTTAATACTTCTAAATCACCACCTTCATAATCATTTGTGTCTGATAATTGTATTGTGACTGATACTTTTCTAATACTTAATTCTCCAGGGCCTATATCTTGGTGCCAATCATAATGACCTCCATTATCGAAATATTCTGTAAATTGGATAGATTCAGGCATCGAGTGTAAATCAAAATTCCATATTGAATTTGCTTCTTTAGCTAATTCTGATATTCTCCAGTAGATCCAACTAAATTCATCAGTTTGGGGGACCCATCTAACTGTTGATTTTCTAATACCTGTGATTTCATCAGCTTCACCACCACCAGCTATACTAGCATGTTGGGTAGGAATTTTACTGCAATCCGTAATAATTTTATCTATCTCTTCGGGTGAAAATGCTTCTTGAAACCAATAAAATTCTGTTGGATTAGTATCGTAATTTGGATCAAAATTATAAAATGTTTTCATGTATTAATATCTTGGGGGTTCTGGTTTATCACAATCAAAAAAGAACATATGAAAATATCTAGAGTTATAAATGTTATCTCCAAAATATTCACTAGCAGCATGAATTGTACGAGCATCCCATACTGCTAATCTATTATATACATTACCAATTTTATCTATTAATTCTAATTTAGTTTTATCATAATAGTTACCATTCGGGAAAGTATCATTATATATTTCGCTTCCATTTTCCCAAGGTTCAAACCTTGTTTTTCCTGTTATTCTAGAACGATAAAAATTAGTACCTGATTCTGGTGGAGCATCTGGGGTTAAAAATACTACAGCGGCATATTGTTGGGTATCACAATGGTATACTAATGAATCTTGGGCATTACAAAACTGAAATACGCCATTGTAATTATAATCCCAGTTAGTTATTTCACGTTGTAATATTTTTTCAATTTTTTCTTTTGTACCTTCAACTATTAATTTTTCATGACTACGTTGTCCTTTATGCCATTGAGATGGTTCAAAATTAAAATTATTTATAGTAAAATCCCTAATACCATCAGGGTCATTATAAAAATTATCTACAGCTAATACTGTGATTTCATGTCCATTATTAATACCTGAACGGGTTAATTCGTGAAATTGTTTAAATTGTTCTGTCATCATAGTTCTCTATATCCTGGTCTACGTTTATCACTTTTAATAGCACTTAAATAAGCTCGAGTAACAGGGATATTATTTTCATACATAAATTCATCTGGGAAGTATGTATCTAGTACATATGATTGGAAATGGATTTTATCATTATAAATAAAACCAGCATGTAATTTTTTAGTATAATACCAAAATGAATTTTCATTCCAATAACTTACGTGTGTAGGGTCTTGAAAAGCTCCTCTACCATCTGTAGAAGGGACTTCAATAAAAGCCCATGCACCATCTGCTAATACTCTATGCATTTCAGACATAGTAAATTGTTTATCAGGTAAATGTTCAATTACATGAGATGCATTTATTACACCAATTGAATTATCTTCAAATGGCCATTTTTGCGTTAAATCCGCAGTAATATCTCCATTCGTAATATCCACCGACTCATATCCTTCACGCGGGTATAAACCACCACCTATGTCAATTTTACGTAAACCTTTTAGGTCAGCATCTCGTTCAGCTAAACGTTGTTGCCATTCATACATCATAGCAACTGTTCCTTCTTGAATTTCTTGATTACGCTCTAACCATGTATTTTCTCCATAAATTCTATAAAAATAAAGTGTTTTAGGAATATATTTAAATAGAGTAATCATGTATGTTCTCATCATTAATTCCTGATCATCCAAAATAGATAATTCTGGGTTATGACCTCCTACTTCTCTATAAATAGATGCTCTCCAAGAACGAACATGATCAGGAGCAAACCAAATAAGAGATACACAATTTGCTGATGGTTCAAATGAATCCATAGAGATATAATGTTTACCTTTCCATTCAGCTTGTCTATAAGTCCAACCATATTCTTCTCCATAAGGAACAAAATCATCCTGTAGTTTAGCATTATCACTATATACAAAACCAATTTCAGGGTCTTCAAATGCTTTTGCTACTTCTGATAGACAATCAGGGGTAATAACATCATCATGATCTACTTCTACTAGAATATCACCAGTTGCAATATGGAATGCTTTGTTTTTTAGATACCCTACGTTTGTACTTAATGGGGTTTTAATATCATGGTGGATATTAACCCTAGGGTCATTAACTATTTCAGATGATAAATCATCTTTACGTAGACCTCCATTTAGATAAAGAAGCCATTCCCAATCTTGATATGTTTGGTCTTTTAATGAATCGTACAATTCATTTAAATATGTTCCCTTGTGGGTTGGTGTAACTACACTTAATTTCATAAAACTTATTTAATTTAAAACTTAATATAATAACAAATTATTACATATCCAAGTTAGTTTATTTTTTTAGCAATAAGGTGTGCACTTTTTATATAATGTTGGTTTGTTGCAGAAGCAAATGTATACATAGCTATTATATCACCATTATTAAGGTAAAAACAACCATATACTTTAGCAGCACATTGGTGACTAGTAGTTGAACCTGTTACTTTAGTTCTACCTGAGGATAAATAGTTGTTTGTATTGGTTGTTTTAACTAATTTAACAATAGTAGCTCCTAAATCTTGAGATCCATTGTTTTCTTCAACATTTACAATACCTTCTATATAATACATTCCGGTAACACCAATTTGTAAACCACCATATGTTTGACCACCTACAACTACTGGGGTTACATTACCATAAGGTAATGATATTATATTCATTGGTGCTGTTACTGCTGTAGCATCTGAGGTTCCTATAGTAACATTTAATCCTTGTCCCCATATACCATCACCACCTTCAGATAAACCACTATATCCTGAAGGACCTGTAGGACCATTTGAACCTGTATATCCTGTATATCCTTGGGCTCCTCTAGAACCTTGAGGTCCAGGATTATTTGTACCTTGATATCCTTGAGCACCTTGAGAACCTGTTGGATTACTACCTTGATATCCTTGAACACCTTGAGAACCTTGGGGACCTCTACCTCCCTGTGCACCACTAGGTGCCCCTGGGTCTCCTGTAGGTCCTTGGGTACCTTGAGCACCTCTTGGATTTGGACCTGCTACTCCTTGATAACCTTGACTACCACGACCACCTTGACCACCTTGAGAACCTGTACCACCTTGTGGACCGCGGTTTGCTCCTTGATAACCCTGAACACCTGGATTACCATTAGGAGTAGGACCAGATTGACCTTGACCACCTCTACCACCTTGAGGACCTTGATAACCCTGAAATCCTCTAGTAGTATTTGCTGTACCTTGACTACCTTGATCACCTTGAGGACCTCTATATCCTGTTGGTTGATTACCTTGATATCCTTGAGGTCCTTGAGTTCCTTGAGAACCATTTGGCCCTCCATGTCCTTGATACCCTGTACTAACTCCTTGGGTACCTTGAGGTCCAGTTGGTCCTATATATCCTGTTGGTTGATTACCTTGATATCCTTGAGGTCCTTGAGGACCTCTTGGTGTTGGTGATCCTTGAGTACCTTGAGGTCCTTTAACTCCACTTTGGGGTCCTTGATAACCTTGAGGTCCTATATATCCTGTTGGTTGATTACCTTGATATCCTTGAGGTCCTTGAGGACCTCTACCTGTACCAGGACCTGTGTATCCTTGAGGTCCTTGGGGACCACCTTGATAACCCTGAGGTCCTTGATAACCTCTATATCCTGTTGGTTGATTGCCTTGGTAACCCTGAGGTCCTTGAGGACCTCTACCTGTACCTGGTCCTGTATATCCTTGTGGTCCTTGAGGACCACCTTGATAACCTTGAGGTCCTTGATATCCTTGGTATCCAGTTGGTTGATTACCTTGATATCCTTGAGGTCCTTGAGGACCTCTACCTGTACCAGGACCTGTGTATCCTTGAGGTCCTTGGGGACCACCTTGATAACCCTGAGGTCCTTGATATCCTTGGGCTCCTGTAGGTTGATTACCTTGATAACCTTGAGGTCCTCTATATCCTTGATAACCTTGAGACCCACCTCCACCTTGATCACCTTGTGGTCCTCCTTGGTAACCTTGAGAACCACCAAATCCTGTTCTACCACCTAATCCTGTTGGTGATGTACCTTGATATCCTTGAGGTCCTTGCGTTCCTCTACCACCTTGACCACCTTGTGGTCCTGTATTACCACCTTGATAACCTTGTGAACCCTGATTTCCTTGTGAACCTCTAGGTTCTGGTCCTCTAATACCTTGGTAACCTTGTGATCCCTGACCACCTCGTCCTCCTTGAGGTCCTCGATAACCATTAACACTACCTTGATAACCCTGAGGTCCTTGGTAACCTAAATATCCTTGTAAGCCCTGGTAACCTTGGGCACCACCTCCACCTTGAGTACCAACAGTAGTATTTTGTCTACCTACACTATCAAATAACTCATTTGGATCAATCTGCCAAGTTGATGATCCTGGTTTTTGCCAGTATACTCGTAAACCATCTCCACCACCATATTCTTGCATTCTAGCTTTAAAGTTGTAAGCTACACCTGCTGTTAACGAAATGGTACCTGTTGTAGTACCAATAGGAGGTGTACCTCTACCGCCGTAGAAGCCACATACAAACGTATTATTAATGTATAAATCACCGGAATCATCCGATTCACATGAGAATGTATATGTACCTGTTTCTGTTGGTACAAATGTACCAAATACTACAAATGAGTAATAGTCACCTGAGTTTGGAACAGGGACACCTGCATTTACGAGTGTGGTATAGTTTAAAAAGTCAATACCAACAGTAGCATCAATTTGACCTGAACCAACCAATGATGTGGCTGCTTGGGTTGTATTTAATAAAATATCAAATTGGGGTGAATTTAATGGGTAATTAGTAAATCCGTTATTAATATAATCTGCTGAGTTACCATTACCATAGTGGGTAGAAAATACTTCATATGATAATATACCTACATCTTTTTTAATACCTTGATATCCTTGAGGCCCTTGATAACCTTGTGAACCACCAACACCATTTATACCTATAATTCCTTCATAACCTTGAACTCCTTGACTACCTTGAGCACCACCTGCACCTGGAGAAGGGGTTGCCCCTGTATTTCCTCCTTGTCCTGGGTTGCCACCTAAACCGGCACGTCCTAAATTTCCTGTTCTACCTCCAAAACCTTGAATTCCTTGACTACCTTGACCACCTTGAGATCCATTAGGACCTGAGTATCCAGAATGACCAAAAAGACTATCTGTTTTTCGAAGTGTCTTAGATACAGGGTCTACTGTAAGATATGTTTCTATGCTAGGATGTGTTGTTATAGTTTGGATATCAGCATATGATCCTGATAGTATAGCGTTTTCCACAATTGATTGTGTAGTAGAACCACTAACATATATCTTATTTCCAGTTATTTCTAAACCCATTATATTATTTTATTATAAATATTTTAAATTGAAATGATGTTTATTGTAAGATAGTTCCATATTGATTGTAATCCTGCAGATGTTGTAGTATTAACTACTGCTACTTTAGCAGATAGTAATGCCCCTGAGTTATTAAAATCATACACCCCAGCCATACTAAATGTAGTAACGTGAGCGTTGCTACTAGCTGTATATCCTCCTGTACCTGATAATGGTCCATTACTACTATCATATAAATAACAATATAGTTTATCGTTACTAAATTGATCATATATAGTAAAAGATGTTTGAATATAATATACTCCAGGATTTAATGATATTTGATTAGCATCCCTTCCACTTACAATTCCTGTAAATCCATTAGATGAATATAGAGTAAGTGATGGACTATCAGGCATTCCAGGATCAGGTAATTCTGGGTCTTTCCATATAGGTGCACCATCTGCACAAATCACACCCCATTCACTACCTCCATTATTAGCAGTTGTATCTGCTCCTCCTGGTCCTGTTGGTCCTGCACTACCACCAGCTCCTGTAGGACCTCCATATCCTTGTACTCCTTGAGGTCCAGTTGAACTTGTGCCTTGAGGACCTATAATACCTTGTGGACCTTGAGAACCCTGACCTCCTCTAGCATATCCTGTATAACCAGTAGGACCTCCATACCCTTGTGGACCCCTTGGTGCTTGAGATCCTTGAGATCCTTGTGAACCTACATATCCATTATATCCTTGAGATCCTTGTGAACCTGCTCTATTTACACCTTGTACACCATTATACCCTTGTGGACCTTGTGGTCCTAAAGGAGAAACAGGTCCTTGATAACCTTGAGGACCTTTATATCCTATAGCACCTTGAGCACCTTGAGGTCCTTGAGAGCCGGCTTTATTTACACCTTGGTAACCTTGAGGACCTCTATATCCTGTATAACCATTATATCCTTGAGGTCCTCTACTACCTGTATATCCTTGAGGTCCTGTATATCCTTGAGGTCCTGTTAAACCTTGACCACCTGCTATACCAGTATATCCTGTTCTACCTAAAGGACCTTGGGTACCTTGAGAACCCCTAAGACCTGTAGGGCCTTTAAATCCTTGACTACCTTGGGAACCTCTACCACCTTGAGCACCTTGACCACCTGCTATACCAGTATAACCAGTATAACCACCTGGACCTTGGGTACCTTGGTATCCTCTACCACCTTGAGATCCATAATGTCCTTGTGGACCTGGGTTACCGGCACCACCTTCAAGTCCGGTACCACCTGCTATACCAGTGTATCCTGTATAACCTCCAGGACCTTGAGTACCTTGAGGACCTCTATATCCCGTGTGACCTACTATACCAGTATAACCAGTATAACCACCTGGTCCTGTTAAACCTTGACCACCTGCTATACCAGTGTATCCTGTATAACCTCCAGGACCTTGAGTACCTTGAGGACCTCTATATCCCGTGTGACCTACTATACCTGTATTTCCTGTTCTACCTCCTGGTCCTGTTAAACCTTGACCACCTGCTATACCAGTATAACCAGTATAACCACCTGGACCTTGGGTACCTTGAGGACCTCTATATCCCGTGTGACCTACTATACCTGTATTTCCTGTTCTACCTCCTGGTCCTGTTAAACCTTGACCACCTGCTATACCAGTGTATCCTGTAGGTCCTCCAATTCCTGTAAGACCTTGTGGACCTTGATAACCTTGAGGTCCTACATATCCTATAGATCCTTGACCACCACGACCACCTTGACCACCACGACCACCTTGAGCTCCTGTAAATCCGGTTGCATTTATATATCCTTGAGGACCTTGATATCCTTGAGATCCTTGGGTACCTACAAATCCAGTTCTACCTGTATAACCAGTATATCCTTGTGGACCCTGATTACCTTGAGTACCTACTCTACCTACATATCCATTATATCCTTGGGGACCCTGGTTACCTTGGGTACCTATAGGTCCAACATATCCTGTTCTACCTCCAGGTCCACCTGTACCGTTTATTCCAATTATACCATTAGCGCCTTGAGGTCCATAAAAACCTGAAAGTCCTTGGTTACCTGGGGCTCCTATTATACCTGTATATCCTAAGTTACCTGTTCTACCATTAACACCTTGACCACCTTGTGGTCCTTGTATACCTAATATTCCCTTAGGACCAACATATCCAGTAGGTCCTTGAGCACCTTGAGGTCCTTGATTACCTCCACCACCTTGATTACCCCTACCACCTTGAGTACCTCTACCACCTTGACCACCTTGAGGACCTCCAGTACCAGTAGGACCAGTATATCCAGTTCTACCTTGATTACCTTGTGAACCTTGACTACCACGTCCTCCTGTGTGTCCTGGTGTTTTAGCACGTCTATATAATACTCCATTAGTATCTACACCAATGTAATTACCTGTGGATGGATTTGAAGATAATACATCAACAACGGGAACATTTCCATCAAAAATCACATTTTCAATGTGAACTTCTGTATCAGTTCCTGTTGCTATTATCGTATTATTTGTTATTTGTAATCCCATTATATATAAATATTTAAGACAATTTTGTTATCATTAAGCAAGATGATCCTTGTTCTGGGGATTGGCTAAAATTCATTAGACCTCCTGTTAAGTTGTAAACTCTAGGATACCTGGTTGATATAGATCCAAAAGTATAAGTCATAGCTATTGTTAATCCTGTTACTATTAAACCTGCAGTAGCATAGTTAGATACATTTTCAAAGGTTGCTAATTCAGCCCCACCATTTCCAGGAATTATTGATTGTTGATCGTTAAAATCAATCATTACAGTTTCTGATGTTGTACCTACATTAAGTCCTCCTTGTATTGGTTGGTTGCAACTAAATATAACACTATATTCTATATAATAAGTACCTGCATTGAATTGAATATTATTTGCATTTACTGTTATACCGGCAATACTACCAATAGGAGAACCACAACTCAAAATAGACATTGTATTATTAGCTATTCCATTTTCACTTAATGGGACTATAACTTTAGAACCACCATTTGGATCACCTAAACCAGGTGATCCTGTAGGTCCAGTACCTGAACCAGAACTACCTTGACCACCTTGAGAACCTCTTCTACCATTAGGCCCATCTTCTCCATTAACTCCTGTAGGTCCTTGTGATCCTCTATATCCAGAATAACCTGTATTTGCTGCTGTTCCTTGGGGACCTCTACCACCTGGTCCTCCTGTATATCCTCCTGGTCCTCCAAATCCAGTATAACCAACTCCACCAGTACCACCTTGTGGACCTCTATATCCTGTATTTGCTGTTGAACCAACTTGACCTTGTGGTCCTTGATAACCACTACTACCTCCTCTTGTAACACCGGCAAATCCAGTAAGACCTTGACCACCTTGATTTCCTCTATGTCCTTGATAACCTGTATATGAAGTAGAACCTGTAGGTCCAGTATATCCTGCTAATCCACCACCTCCTTGTGGTCCTCTATATCCTTGAGAACCATTAATACCATTAAGACCTTTTGGTCCATTATTACCTTGAGGACCTTGAGGTCCTGGGCCTGCTCCTTGAGGACCTCTAGGTCCAGTAGGTGGGGCATATGAACCATATCCTTGTGGTCCTTGATTACCTTGACCACCAACAATACCATTATATCCTTGTGGTCCTTGATTACCTTGAGGTCCAGGACCTGATCCTTGAGGACCTCTTCCACCAGTAGCGGCTAGGAAGGCTGTATATCCTTGAAGACCGGGTTGGCCTTGAGGTCCAGTGGCTCCTTGATTACCTTGACCACCTTGAGGACCTTGAGGTCCTGTAGTACCACTTTGAGCACCTCGAGCTCCTGGGGCTGCTGTTCGACCAGTATATCCTTGAGAACCACGTCCACCTTGGCCGCCTTGAGTACCTCTACCACCTTGACCACCTTGAGGACCTTGAGGTCCTGTTGTTGAGCTTTGAGCACCTCGAGCTCCTGGGGCTGCTGTTAGACCAGTATATCCTTGGGAACCACGTCCACCTTGGCCGCCTTGAGTACCTCTACCACCTTGACCACCTTGAGGACCTTGAGGTCCTGTAGTACCACTTTGAGCACCTCGAGCTCCTGGGGCTGCTGTTCGACCAGTATATCCTTGAGAACCACGTCCACCTTGGCCGCCTTGAGTACCTCTACCACCTTGACCACCTTGAGGACCTTGAGGTCCTGTTGTTGAGCTTTGAGCACCTCTACCACCTTGACCACCCTGAGGGCCTCTATACCCAGATATACCCCTAGGTCCTGTACCTCCTTGATTTCCTATATATCCTTGAACACCTTGGTATCCTTGAGGGCCTGTAGGACCTGAACCACCTTGTGGACCTCTAGGTCCATTAAATCCAGTGTATCCTCCTAATCCAGTAGGACCTTGTCCCCCTTGATTACCTCTACCTCCAGTAGGTCCAGTATAACCTGTAGGACCATTTACTGTACTTTGGGTACCTTGAGAACCTTGAGGTCCTCCAAATCCTGTTATACCGTTATTACCTTGAGGACCTTGACCACCTTGATTACCACGTCCACCTTGACCACCTTGAGAACCTTGTCCACCTTGTACACCTCTTAAACCTGTATTTCCTCCAGCTCCTCCTGAAGCACCCGGAGTACCTTGTTGTCCAACAGGTCCTTGTGAACCTCTACCTCCTTGTGGACCTCTATATCCTGTAAATCCTTGATTTCCTTGTGTACCTTGACTACCACGTCCTCCAGTAGGTCCAGTGTAACCACCTCTACCTCCAGGACCTGGGGTACCTTGATACCCAGGTACTCCTTGATATCCTGTAACACCTTGATTACCTTGTGATCCTTGGTTTCCTTGAGCACCTTGACTTCCACCATTACCTGTACGGCCTGTATTTCCTGTATATCCTTGGGGTCCTTGAGGTCCTTGTGAACCCGCACTTCTTACAGTATCATATACTCTAGCTCCGGAAGTTGTGAAGGTTACAAAATCACCATCATTAGAATGAGTTTGCAGGTTTAGGACGACAGGGTTCATTGACCCTGTCATCACTACTGTCCTCATATCTATATCATTAGAACCTGTTGGAAAGATTCTATTGCCTGTTATTTCTAAACCCATATTCGTTTATTAAATATTAATGTAAGCATTAATAACATACGAGTCACCACTTCCGCTTTCGAGAGCTTTTGCAAATACTACATCTTGTAAGTTTTCGTTAATCATTTCTTCTCTCGTTATTGCTTTAGCATGTCCTACTTTATCTGAAGTAACAAGATAATCACCTTCTTTTACTATTCCAATTACAAGTACTGGTTCAGCACCTTGAACAATTGGAATATTTTTATCAGGTACCATGACTCCCATTCTCATGTGATCTTTTTCGTTTGTACATGGAACTAAATCTCCATCTTTCCAAACCATTACAGTACCTAATTCGTGATTATTATTATCTTCTTTATTATTACCTGCTAAGTTCTGTTCAAATATACCACAAGTATTAAATGCGATTGCCCAAACATCTCTCCAACATAAATCTGGTCTACCAATATCCCAAACTCTATCTTGTATTGGGTTCATATTACCATCCCAATTGAAATCTGGGGCTGTATAATTGGCAACTGTTAATCTATTTGGTCTACCTGCGTTGTAACTAACAATTTCACCGTTATTAGCTGTATTGCTCCAGTTAATAGCAATATCATTAGCATTAACAGTAATACCTGTACCTGAACCTATGTTTAATGTTCTATCAGTTGATAACGCACCTCCACCAGTTAAACCTGAACCTGCGATAATTGACACGTAAGTACCGCTTGTACCCACATTACCTGATATACCACTAGTACCATCTATACCTGAAGTTCCTGATGTTCCTGAACCACCTGATACTCCACTAGCACCACCAACACCTGAGGTACCGTTTGAACCTGTTGAACCTGATGTTCCTGATAATCTACTTAATCCGCTTGTTCCAGCTACACCACTTGTACCAATTGTACCTGAAGAACCGCTAGTTCCACTAGTAGCGCTTAATCCTGATAAACCAGCATTACCTGTTGTACCATTTGAACCTGTTGAACCACTAGTTCCAGATACTCTACTTAATCCATTTGTACCATTATTACCTGTTGTACCATTTGAACCTGAACTACCTGATGTTCCAGATAATTTACTCAATCCATTTGTACCAGTATTACCTGAAGTACCATTTGAACCTGTTGATCCACTTGTTCCTGATGCTCTACTTAATCCATTTGTACCAGTATTACCTGAAGTACCTGATGAACCACTAGTACCTGAAGTTCTACTAGCACCTGAGGCACCATTGACACCTGATGTACCGTTTGAACCTGAACTACCTGAAGTACCTGATAATCTAGATAATCCATTACCACCATTAACACCTGAAGTACCATTTGAACCACTTGATCCTGAAGTACCTGATACTCTAGATAATCCTGAAGTTCCAGCTACACCGCTTGTACCTATTGTACCTGAACTTCCTGAAGTTCCTGATGTAGCACTTAATGCTGATTGTCCTGCATTTCCAATAGTACCATTTGAACCTGATGAACCTGAAGTTCCTGAAGTTCCTGAAGTTCTACTAATACCTGAAGCACCATTAACACCTGAGGTACCATTTGAACCACTTGATCCTGAAGTACCTGATACTCTACTTAATCCTGAAGTACCATTAACACCTGAAGTACCATTTGAACCTGTTGATCCACTTGCACCTGATGTTCTGCTTAATCCGGAAGTACCTGCAACTCCACTTGTACCAATTGTGCCTGATGAACCACTTGTTCCACTAGTAGCACTTAATCCTGATAAACCAGCATTACCTGTTGTACCATTTGAACCTGTAGAACCTGATGTTCCAGAAGTTTTACTAGCACCTGAAACACCATTATTACCTGATGTACCTGATGAACCACTTGTTCCTGAAGTTCTAGATATTCCGGAGGCACCATTATTACCATTTGTACCTGTTGAACCTGAAGAACCACTAGTTCCACTAGTTCTTGAAGCACCTGAAGCACCATTATTACCTGATGTACCTGAACTACCTGTTGAACCACTAGTTCCGGAAACATTACTTGTTCCGTTAGCACCTGCATTTCCTGAAGTACCATTTGAACCTGTAGAACCACTAGTTCCGGAAACATTACTTGTTCCGTTAGCACCTGCGTTTCCTGAAGTACCATTTGAACCTGTACTACCTGAAGTACCTGATACTCTAGATAATCCTGAAGTTCCAGCTACACCGCTTGTACCTATTGTACCTGAAGATCCTGAAGTACCACTTGTAGCGCTTAATCCTGATAAACCAGCATTACCTGTTGTACCATTTGAACCTGATGAACCTGAAGTACCACTTGAACCTGAAGTTCTACTAATACCTGAAGCACCGTTAACACCTGAGGTACCGTTTGAACCACTAGAACCACTTGTTCCAGAGAATCTACTTAATCCATTTGTACCATTATTACCTGTTGTACCATTTGAACCTGAACTACCTGATGTTCCTGATAATCTACTTAATCCGTTTGTTCCAGCTACCCCACTTGTACCTATTGTACCTGAAGATCCTGATGTACCTGAAGTAGCACTTAAACCACTTTGTCCTGCGTTTCCAGTAGTACCTGTTGAACCTGATGAACCTGATGTTCCAGAAGTTCTACTAGCACCTGAAGCACCATTAGTACCATTTGAACCACTTGATCCTGAAGTACCTGATATATTACTTGTTCCGTTATTTCCAGCTACACCACTTGTACCATTTGAACCAGTTGAACCTGAAGTACCGGATACATTACTTGTTCCATTAGCTCCTGCGTTTCCTGAGGTACCATTTGAACCTGTTGATCCAGAAGTTCCGGACAATGCACTTAATCCGTTTGTACCCGCAACTCCACTTGTACCTACTGTACCTGAAGATCCACTAGTTCCACTTGTAGCGCTTAATCCTGATTGTCCTGCATTACCTGTAGTACCGTTTGAACCGGTTGAACCTGAAGTACCTGATGTTTTACTTAATGCACTAGCTCCAGCATTTCCTGTTGTACCTGATGAACCTGATGAACCGCTTGTTCCTGATGTAGCACTTAATGCACTAGCACCTGCAACACCTGCGTTTCCTGATGTACCATTTGAACCTGTTGATCCGGAAGTACCTGAAGTCTTACTTAGTCCGGAAGTACCTGCTAATCCGCTTGTACCAATTGTACCTGATGAACCACTAGTTCCTGATGTAGCACTTAATCCTGATAAACCAGCATTACCTGTTGTACCATTTGAACCTGTAGAACCTGATGTTCCAGAAGTACCACTTGTAGCACTTAGAGCACTTGCTCCTGCATTTCCTGCAGTACCGTTTGAACCAGTTGAACCTGAAGTTCCCGATGTTCCTGAAGTAGCACTTAGTGCTGAAGCACCTGCGTTTCCAGCTGTACCATTTGAACCAGTACTACCTGATGTACCTGAAGTACCTGCTGTAGCACTTAATCCTGAAGTACCTGCTACTCCTGAAGTACCTATTGTACCTGATGAACCTGAAGTTCCACTAGTAGCACTTAATCCTGATAAACCAGCATTACCTGTTGTACCATTTGAACCTGTAGAACCTGATGTTCCAGAAGTACCACTTGTAGCACTTAGAGCACTTGCTCCTGCATTTCCTGCAGTACCGTTTGAACCAGTTGAACCTGAAGTTCCCGATGTTCCTGAAGTAGCACTTAGTGCTGAAGCACCTGCGTTTCCAGCTGTACCATTTGAACCAGTACTACCTGATGTACCTGAAGTACCTGCTGTAGCACTTAATCCTGAAGTACCTGCTACTCCTGAAGTACCTATTGTACCTGATGAACCTGAAGTTCCACTAGTAGCACTTAATCCTGATAAACCAGCATTACCTGAAGTACCATTTGAACCTGAAGAACCAGATGAACCAGATGAACCACTTGTTCCTGATGTAGCACTTAATGCGCTATCACCTGCGTTTCCAGCTGTACCATTTGAACCTGATGAACCGCTTGTTCCTGATGTATTACTTAATGCACTTGCACCTGCATCTCCGGCGGTACCTGATGAACCTGTACTACCTGATGTTCCACTTGTTTCACTATTACCTGAAGTTCCAGCTACACCTGATGTACCTACTGTACCTGAAGAACCACTAGTACCTGATGTAGCACTTAAACCACTTTGTCCTGAGTTTCCTGATGTACCGTTTGAACCAGTTGAACCTGAACTACCAGATGTACCTGAAGTAGCACTTAAGGCTGAAGCTCCTGCGTTTCCAGCAGTACCATTTGAACCTGAACTTCCTGAAGTACCTGAAGTAGCACTTAGTGCTGAAGCTCCTGCATCTCCTGAAGTACCACTTGAACCTGTTGAACCTGATGTTCCACTTGTTTCGCTATTTCCTGAAGTACCTGCAACTCCACTTGTACCTATTGTACCTGAGCTTCCTGAAGTACCTGAAGTTGAACTTAATGCACTTTGTCCTGCATTTCCAGCAGTACCATTTGAGCCACTTGAACCACTAGTTCCTGATGTAGCACTTAATGCGCTAGCACCTGCATTTCCTGCTGTACCTGATGAACCTGTAGAACCACTTGTTCCACTGGTGGCACTTAGAGCACTTACTCCTGCTTCACCTGCTGTACCTGATGAACCTGTACTACCTGATGAACCTGAAGTTCCTGAAGTTCCTGCAGATGCACTAGCACCTGAAGTACCTGCAACTCCACTTGTACCTACTGTACCTGAAGAACCACTAGTACCTGATGTAGCACTTAAACCACTTTGTCCTGCGTTTCCTGATGTACCATTTGAACCTGTACTACCTGATGAACCTGAAGTACCTGCTGATCCTGATGTTGCACTAGCACCTGAAGCACCTATACTACCGTTTGAACCTGTACTACCTGATGTACCTGAAGTACCTGATGTATTACTAATACCTGATTCACCTGCGTTACCAGACGTTCCTGTTGAACCTGTAGAACCTGATGTTCCTGAAGTTGAACTATTTCCTGATGTACCAGCAACTCCACTTGTACCAATTGTACCTGAAGAACCTGAAGTACCACTTGTAGCACTTAGTGCACTTTGTCCTGCATTTCCAGCAGTACCGTTTGAACCTGAACTACCAGATGTACCTGATGTTGCACTTAAAGCACTTGCACCAGCATCTCCAGCTGTACCTGAACTACCAGATGAACCACTTGTTCCTGAAGTAGCACTTAAAGCTGAAGCACCTGCTTCACCTGCTGTACCATTTGAACCAGTTGAACCTGATGTACCTGAAGTACCTGCTGATCCTGATGTTGTACTATTACCGCTAGTACCAGCAACTCCACTAGTACCTACTGTACCTGAACTACCAGATGTACCTGATGTTGCGCTTAATCCTGATTGACCTGCATTACCTGAAGTACCATTTGAACCCGTTGATCCACTTGTTCCACTAGTTGCACTTAATGCACTAGCACCTGCATCTCCAGCAGTACCTGATGAACCTGACGAACCTGAAGTACCTGAAGTAGCACTTAAAGCTGAAGCACCTGCGTCTCCTGCTGTACCTGTTGATCCTGATGAACCTGAAGTTCCTGATGAACCTGAACTTGCACTATTTCCTGACGTACCTGCAACTCCTGAAGTACCAATTGTACCTGAAGATCCTGAAGTACCACTTGTAGCACTTAGTGCACTTTGTCCTGCATTACCTGAAGTACCATTTGAGCCACTTGAACCGCTTGTTCCGGATGTAGCACTTAATGCGCTAGCACCTGCATTTCCTGCTGTACCACTAGAACCAGTTGAACCTGATGTACCCGAAGTACCTGAAGTTGAACTTAATGCACTAGCACCTGCTTCACCTGCTGTACCATTTGAACCAGTTGAACCTGAAGTACCTGAAGTACCTGAAGATCCTGATGAAGCACTGGCACCTGAAGTTCCAGCAACTCCACTAGTACCTACTGTACCTGAAGAACCGCTAGTTCCACTTGTAGCGCTTAATCCTGATTGACCAGCATTTCCATTTGTACCGTTTGATCCAGTACTACCTGATGATCCACTTGTACCACTAGTAGCACTTAAGGCTGAAGCTCCTGCTTCACCTGCTGTACCATTTGAACCTGAAGAACCACTTGTTCCACTAGTTGCACTTAGAGCACTTGCTCCTGCTTCACCTGAAGTACCTGAGCTACCCGTTGAACCACTAGTTCCTGATGTTTCGCTATTTCCTGAAGTACCTGCAACTCCACTTGTACCTATTGTACCTGAAGAACCTGAAGTACCTGAAGTAGCACTTAAACCACTTTGACCATCATTACCTGTAGTACCGTTTGAACCACTTGAACCTGATGTTCCTGAGGTTGCACTTAGGGCTGAAGCACCTGCATCTCCAGCAGTACCTGAACTACCTGTTGAACCTGAGGTTCCGCTAGTAGCACTTAAAGCACTAGCACCTGCTTCACCTGCTGTACCATTTGAACCAGTTGAACCTGAAGTACCTGAAGTTCCTGAAGAACCTGAACTTGCACTATCTCCACTTGTTCCAGCTACACCTGATGTACCTATAGTACCTGATGAACCACTAGTTCCTGAAGTAGCACTTAATCCTGATTGTCCTGCATTACCTGAAGTACCATTTGAACCTGTACTACCTGAACTACCAGATGTACCTGAAGTTGCACTTAAGGCTGAAGCTCCGGCTTCACCTGCTGTACCACTTGAACCACTAGAACCACTTGTTCCAGATGTATTACTTAGAGCCGAAGCACCTGCATCTCCAGCAGTACCTGAACTACCTGTTGAACCTGAGGTTCCACTTGTTTCGCTATTTCCTGAAGTACCTGCAACTCCACTTGTACCAATTGTACCTGAAGAACCTGAAGTACCCGATGTTGCACTTAGTGCTGATTGACCAGCATTCCCCGCCGTACCATTTGAACCAGATGAACCACTAGTTCCTGAAGTAGCACTTAAAGCACTTGCTCCTGCATCTCCTGCAGTACCTGAACTACCTGTTGAACCGCTTGTTCCACTTGTTTCACTATTACCTGAAGTTCCAGCTACACCTGATGTACCGTTTGTACCCGTACTACCTGATGAACCTGAAGTACCTGCTGATCCTGATGTTGCACTAGCACCTGAAGTGCCTGCTACTCCTGAAGTACCAATTGTACCTGAAGATCCTGAAGTTCCACTTGTAGCACTTAGAGCACTTTGTCCTGCGTTTCCTGCTGTACCATTTGAACCACTAGATCCAGATGTACCTGATGTAGCACTTAAAGCTGAAGCACCTGCGTCTCCTGCTGTACCACTAGAACCTGTTGAACCTGAAGTACCTGAAGTAGCACTTAAAGCTGAAGCACCTGCTTCACCTGCTGTACCACTAGAACCAGTTGAACCTGAAGTTCCTGATGAACCTGAACTTGCACTATTTCCTGAAGTTCCAGCTACACCTGAGGTACCTACTGTACCTGAACTTCCTGAAGTTCCACTTGTAGCACTTAATGCGCTTTGTCCTGCGTTTCCTGCTGTACCATTTGAACCACTTGAACCACTTGAACCACTTGTTCCACTTGTAGCACTTTCAGCGGAAGCACCTGCTTCACCTGCTGTACCTGATGAACCACTTGAACCTGAAGTACCACTTGTAGCACTTAAAGCGCTTTCTCCAGCATCACCTGCTGTACCTGTTGAACCTGATGAACCTGAAGTTCCTGATGAACCTGAACTTGCACTATTTCCTGACGTACCTGCAACTCCTGAAGTACCAATTGTACCTGAAGAACCGCTAGTTCCACTTGTATCACTTAAGCCACTTTCACCTGCATTACCTGATGTACCTGTTGAACCACTAGAACCCGAAGTACCACTTGTTGCACTATCTCCTGACTCACCTGTTGTACCTGATGATCCTGTAGAACCACTTGTACCTGATTCTCCACTTGTAGCTGCAATTCCATTTTCTCCTGAAGTACCTGATGAACCTGTTGTTCCACTAGTAGCACTAATTCCTGAAGTACCTGCAATTCCGTTTTCACCACTTGTACCTGATGAGCCTGTTGTACCTGAGGTGGCACTATCACCACTTGTTCCAGCTACACCGCTTGTACCTATTGTACCTGATGAACCACTAGTTCCACTCGTAGCACTTAGTGCACTTTGACCAGCATTACCTGCTGTACCATTTGAACCTGAAGAACCACTAGTTCCACTAGTAGCACTATCGGCTGAAGCACCTGCTTCACCTGCTGTACCACTTGAACCACTAGAACCACTTGTACCACTTGTCTCACTTAAGGCAGAAGCACCAGCTTCACCTGCTGTACCTGAACTACCTGTTGAACCGCTTGTTCCACTTGAACCACTTGTTTCACTATTTCCTGATGTACCTGCAACTCCTGAAGTACCTATTGTACCTGATGAACCTGAAGTACCTGAAGTAGCGCTTAAACCACTTTCTCCAGCATTACCATTCGTTCCTGTTGAACCTGAAGAACCACTAGTTCCACTTGTTTCACTATTTCCTGATTGACCAGCACTACCTGAAGAACCTGTAGAACCTGAAGTTCCTGATTCTCCACTAGTTGCAGCAACTCCATCAGCACCTGAAGTACCTGATGAACCTGTTGTTCCACTAGTAGCACTTATACCACTTGTTCCAGCAATTCCATCAGCACCTGCTGAACCTGAACTACCTGTTGTACCTGAGGTGGCACTATCTCCACTTGTTCCAGCTACACCACTTGTACCTATTGTACCTGAAGATCCTGATGTACCTGAAGTAGCACTATTTCCTGATTGACCTGCGTTTCCAGCAGTACCATTTGAACCCGTTGATCCACTTGTACCACTTGTGGCACTTAAAGCGGAAGCGCCTGCATCTCCTGCTGTACCTGATGAACCTGAACTTCCTGAGGTACCTGAAGTAGCACTTAAAGCTGAAGCACCTGCGTCTCCTGCTGTACCTGAACTACCTGATGAACCTGAAGTTCCTGATGAACCTGATGAAGCACTAGCACCTGAAGTACCTGCAACTCCACTTGTACCTATTGTACCACTTGAACCAGCAGTACCTGAAGTAGCACTTAAACCACTTTGTCCTGCGTTTCCAGCAGTTCCTGTTGAACCACTTGAACCTGAAGTACCACTTGTAGCACTATTTCCTGATTCTCCTACGGTACCGTTTGATCCTGTTGAACCACTTGTTCCTGATTCTCCACTTGTACCTGAAATTCCATCAGCTCCATTTGAACCTGATGAACCTGTTGTACCTGAAGTTGCACTTGCGCCACTTGTACCTGAAATTCCATCAGCTCCATTTGAACCTGATGAACCTGTTGTACCTGAAGTTGCACTTGCGCCACTTGTACCATTAATTCCGCTAGTACCTATTGTACCTGATGAACCGCTTGTTCCGGATGTAGCACTTAAACCACTTTGTCCTGCGTTTCCAGCAGTTCCTGTTGAACCACTTGAACCGCTTGAACCGCTTGTTCCACTAGTAGCACTATCGGCTGAAGCACCTGCGTCTCCTGCTGTACCTGATGAACCTGATGAACCACTTGTTCCTGATGTTGCACTATCTGCTGAAGCACCTGCTTCACCTACTGTACCACTTGAACCTGTTGAACCACTTGTTCCTGATGTTGCACTATCTCCACTTGTACCTGCGACTCCTGAAGTACCTATTGTACCTGAGCTACCTGAAGTACCTGAAGTAGCACTTAAACCACTTTGTCCTGCGTTTCCAGCAGTTCCTGTTGAACCACTTGAACCTGAAGTACCTGAAGTGGCACTATTTCCTGATTGACCTGCAATTCCATTATCTCCTGAAGTACCACTTGAACCAGTTGTACCTGAAGTACCTGATTCACCTGAAGTTCCTGCAACTCCATCAGCACCTGATGAACCTGAGCTACCTGTTGTTCCACTTGTAGCACTTTCACCACTTGTTCCAGCAATTCCATCAGCTCCGTTTGAACCTGATGAACCTGTTGTTCCACTAGTAGTACTTTCACCTGAAGTACCTGCTACACCTGAGGTACCTATTGTACCTGATGAACCACTAGTTCCTGAAGTTGCACTTTGAGCAGATTGACCTGCGTTACCTGATGTACCAGTTGAACCACTAGTACCACTAGTTCCACTTGAAGCACTATCTCCTGAATTACCAGCAGTACCTGAACTACCTGTTGTACCTGAAGTACCTGATTCACCGCTAGTTGCTGCTATTCCATTTTCACCTGAAGTACCTGAAGAACCTGTTGTTCCTGAAGTACTTGATTCGCCACTTGTGCCTGCAACTCCATCAGCACCTGCTGAACCTGAACTACCTGTTGTACCTGAGGTGGCACTATCTCCACTTGTACCAGCAACTCCTGAAGTACCTATTGTACCTGAAGAACCTGATGAACCGCTTGTAGCAGAAGCACCTGATTGACCTGCATTTCCTGAAGTACCTGAAGAACCATCTTCACCACTTGTACCTGAAGTACCTGTAGCACCTGATTGCCCAGCGGCACCTGTTGTACCTGAAGATCCGTCAATACCACTTGTACCTGATGTACCATCAACTCCTGAAGTACCAACTGTACCTGAAGCACCTGATGTTCCACTTGTTGCTGAAACACCTGACTGACCTGCATTTCCTGAAGTACCTGTAGAACCGGTTGAACCTGAAGTTCCTGAGGTAGAACTTAAACCGCTTTCTCCAGCAATTCCATTATCCCCTGATGTACCTGAGCTACCTGTTGTACCTGATGTACCACTAAATCCACTAATTCCATCATTACCTGCTTCACCTGTTGTACCACTAGAACCAGTTGAACCTGAAGTACCTGATTCACCTGATGTACCTGATGTACCTGAATCTCCTGAAGTACCTGAAACTCCTGAAGTACCTATTGTACCACTTTCTCCAGACGTACCTGAAGTAGCTGTTAACCCTGATTGACCTGCATTTCCTGAAGTACCTGAAGAACCATCTTCACCACTTGTACCTGAAGTACCTGTAGCACCTGATTGTCCAGCGGCACCTGTTGAACCTGATGAACCATCTATACCACTAGTACCTGAGGTACCATCAACTCCACTTGTACCTATTGTACCTGAGTCTCCTGAAGTACCTGAAGTGGCACTATTTCCTGATTGACCTGCATTTCCTGAAGTACCTGAAGAACCATCTTCACCACTTGTACCTGAAGTTCCATCGGCTCCTGATTGTCCAGCAGCACCTGTTGTACCTGAAGATCCGTCAATACCACTTGTACCTGATGTACCTGCAACTCCTGAAGTACCTATTGTACCTGAGTCTCCTGACGTACCTGAAGTACCTGCAACTCCGCTTTGTCCATCGGCACCATTTGTTCCTGATGTACCTGATTGTCCTGTTGTACCTGAAGAACCAGCTTGTCCTGATGTACCTGATGTAGCTGCTACATATCCTAGTGTTCCTGTAATAGGATCGTATGTTACTACATTTACTATATCTTGTACAGGTAAAGTATCTACATTAAAACTACCTGTTACTTCTAAACTACCTGAAATTATTGCTGAACCAGTATATGGGAAAGCTCCTATACCTGATGTACCTGAGGTAGCAGCAATTTGACCTGTAGTAGTAATTACATATGAGTAATGTGAAGTACCTTCAGTATAGAAAGTTGTATTTAGATTTTGGTTTTCGTTGTTTTTAACCCAAATCTCAACCATCATACGATATGATGGATCAATAGTACTTCCTACTAATGTAATATCAGTTTCAAGTAATACTGGGGTTGTATTATTGTTATTCCATCCTATTAGTGTGGGTTGAGAATTACCTAGGGTTTGTAATACGTTACCTGAACCGTCTGTAATTTTTAATGTAATAAATAATTCTACATCATCGTTTATAGCTGGTTTAGTAGCCCATAATTTAAATTGTTGAACACCACCTGGGATTACATTAAATCCAAATGGAGTTGAAATATATGTTTGTAACTTAGTATCTGTGTTTTGAATAGCAGATACAGTAACTGATTGTTCGGCAGATACTGTTACATCTTTAGATAATTGTTTATAGGGTGATACTTCAACTACTGATTCATTAAAGTAGTAAATAGCACCTGTTGTAAGACCATCTCTACCGGATGTACCTGATTCACCTGATGTACCTGATGTACCTGATGTACCTGATGTACCTGAAGTACCTGAAGTACCATTAGCACCTGAAGTACCTGCTGTAGCTGCTGCTCCACCAGTAATATCTACTAATACTCCGTTTGATCCCGAAGTTGTTACTACAACACCAGATCCGGTAAAATTAATATCAGCATTATTTTTAGACACTAACGAACCGGTATAATATATATCAGTTTGTGTTAAATCATCTAGGAAATTTTGAACTTCAATTTGATAAGCAGCAAATTCTTGACCTGTATTTAAATCTGTAAATCCTGGGAAATTAGATTTAAACATTGGTGCTAAACTTTCGTTTTCTGAAAGAGCAACAACTGCTATATTTTGATTTGCCCCTGGGAATAAGGTATCTCCTGATTCTGTTTCTGTGCCTTTTTCATCCCACGTTATATAAATTGAACCTTCAGAACCATTTATTGCTCTATAATATACTTCTTCTATTGAATATTTATGAAATCTACCATTAATTGATTGATCAGAAAGATTAGCGGCTTGTCCTAAAATAGCATACTCTGGGGATAATGCCGAGTTATAATCTGAATCTTCACTACCTGTAATATCATTAAAATCAATTAATCCTTGAGGATCAGTAATAGAAGCCGATGGTATATAATAATCTCCAACGGCTGGTGATATACGAGCTAATCCTTGAGTTTCATTAGTTGCTGGAAGAGAAGCTACTGTAATAGTATTTAATACTGTATCTACAGCTGTAATTGTTACGCCAGAAGGGAATGCTGAAGATTCTACTAGCATTTGGCCTACACGGACAAAGTCTATATTTAGATATCCAGCAACGTCTGTTACATTTGTTAGGGTTGTTGATGCTGTTGTTGCATCAAATGTTACCCTAATATATGAATTACTTCCATTACCTATTGGTGAAGCGTTTGATAGCTTCCCATAAAAAAGTTGTCTTGCCATTTTATACTAGTATGTTATGATCAATTTGAATATTCCAGTATAAATATGATAAAAAAAAGCCCCAAATTGGGGCTTTTAAAAATAATTTTATTTTTTTATTTTAGAAATGCATTGTATATAATAATGAACCAAATAAATCTAAACCACCGGATAAAGTATAAACATTATGATTAGCAGATGTGCTAAAAGTAATACCACCAGCATTTATTTGAGATGAATTAGAACCACCAACATTAAAGAATTGACATTGGGCAACATTTCTAGTATCTAAACTATTATTTTTACCAGCACCATTTTCTAAAGCATTAGAAGGTAAAGTAACTGTAATAGTACCTGTATCCGATGAATTAATAAATACTTGGAGAGATAATAATTGGCAATTTCCTGCACTTGGTGCTTCAATAGTTAATGCTGTTTCACTTACTGCTGTTACATCAAAAGCTGGTATATAAACACCTGCTGTTCCACTTGTATCTCCTGAATCTGCTACAGTACAAGTAAATGTATTAGTACCTGTTGAAGTAATAGAAACATAAACATAATCTACATTAAAGTTTCTTAATACAACATAATCTCCAGTTGTTAAACCATGTGATGTTGAAGTTACCGTTAATGTAGTACTTGAACGAGACCAACTTAATCCACTAATAGTATTACCAGCAGACATTAATTGTGCTTTATCTGAACCACTAGTTACTTCATATCTAACTACATTAGTATATGGAGTACCACCTCCACCGGCAGCACTAGTACCTGAAGTACCGGCAGCACCACTTGTTCCAGATGAACCTGGGTTACCTTGAGCACCTGTTTCTCCACTTGTTCCTGATGAACCTGAATCTCCTGAAGTACCTGATGTACCTATTGCTCCATTAGCTCCACTTGTACCTGATGTACCTATTGCTCCATTAGCACCTGAAGTACCTGATGTACCTGGGGCACCTGTATCTCCACTTGTTCCTGAAGTACCTGGAGCACCTGCGGCTCCATTATCACCTGAAGTACCTGATGTACCTGGATTACCTTGAGCACCTACTTCTCCTGAAGTACCTGATGTACCTACAGCACCTGCAGCTCCACTTGTTCCTGAAGAACCAGGAGCACCTGCTGCACCTGCGTCTCCTGAAGTACCTGAAGTACCTGGAGCACCTGTGGCTCCATTATCACCTGAAGTACCTGAAGTACCTGGATTACCTTGAGCACCTACTTCTCCTGAAGTACCTGATGTACCTGGAGCACCTGCGGCTCCATTATCACCTGAAGTACCTGATGTACCTGGAGCACCTGCGGCTCCATTATCACCTGAAGTACCTGAAGTACCTGGAGCACCTGCGTCTCCTGATGTACCTGAAGTACCTGGAGCACCTGGAGCACCTGCGTCTCCTGAAGTACCTGATGTACCTGGGTTACCTGCAGCTCCTGTGTCTCCTGAGGTACCTGAAGTACCTGGAGCACCTGCGTCTCCTGATGTACCTGAAGAGCCAGCATTACCTGAAATTCCTGATGTACCGGATGTACCTATGGCTCCATCTTCTCCTGAAGTACCTGATGTACCTGGAGCACCTGCGACTCCATTATTACCTGAAGTACCTGAAGTACCTGGGGCACCTGTATTTCCTGAGGTACCTGAAGTACCTGGGGCACCTGTATTTCCTGAGGTACCTGATGTACCTGGAGCACCTGCGACTCCATTATTACCTGAAGTACCTGAAGTACCTACTGCACCTGCAGCTCCATCAGCACCCGAAGTACCTGAAGTACCTACTGCACCGGCAGCTCCACTTGTTCCTGAGGTACCTGTAGCTCCTGATTCACCAGACGTACCTGATGAACTTGCACCACCTGATATTGTTATACTAGCTACACCTGCTGCTATATCAACACTATCAACTGCTGTACCAGCAAAGTTAAGTGTTGATGCTGTACCTACTGCTGAACCAGTATATTGTATTGGAATTAAACCACTACCACCTCCTCCGGAACCGGAGACTGCGGGATATACATTACCCTGATAGTCTTTAATATATAAACGACCTAGGTCAGTTGGTTCAGAAAAAAGTGCTACAGATCCAGATGCTGGATTTGTTATACTTCCTGATGGGGTTGATTGTTGATTTATTTGAGCCACGTGTTAAACTATTTTAGTTATAAATATTATATACTTTTATTAGAAATTACTTTCTTCTGCATTTATTAATACTCCATTGTTTTCAATAGTACCTTCGTTTGTTAATATTGTTGCTATTTGAAGGAGACCATCTGAGTAAAATGTTTGATTACCCACTATTACTGCCGATCCTGATTCTATTACTACTAAACCGAAATTAAAAAAATCAAACCCATAAAGTTGATCATTTTCCTTTACAATTAAAGTCTGGCCTGCATATAAAAAACGAGGAACCCTGCCTGAAATAGCAGCGGATTGTGCAAATGCAGTTACTGGGACTTGATCTAAGAATCTAACGTTAGCCATGTTATAGTGTTTATCCTATATAAATATGATAATATTTTATTTAATTAATCTCTTACACAGAGAAATTTTGAATTAGACCCTGCGGATCCAGATAACCATAATTCCCCTGGTGTGGTTGGTTCGGAGGTAGGAAGATTACTCATAATTACTCTACCTCTTATATAATTAGTACTAGTATTATTATAATTTAGATGAGTTATAGTACCATCTTCATTAATTAATCTAAATTCACCATCAATACTAACTGCAGCCGTTGTATCTGCAGATGATTGAGTAACGGAAAGTGTTACTAATTTTTCCGCTGCACCTGATGGGATGTTATTATAACCTACAAATACATTTTCTTTAAATAAATTTATATCGGAAAAACCATTAATTGATCCTGAAAGAAATGGTAAACTGTCTGTTAGATTAATCATGTTATTTCTAACGTCACCAGCACCAATAGCACCTGTATTATTATCTGCTAAATCAGTATTGATGTTCGATTGTAATGTTGTTTTGTTTTGTTGTGCCATTATTATATATTATTAATTATGAAAATCCTTTATCAAATGCGTCTGAAAATTCGTTATTTCCTGAGGGTAGAGGAGCAACATAAGAACTAATTACTTTTTTAGTTGTTTCTACTCTATCACCATTTACAACACCATCATAAAATTCAGGACCCATTTCTGTTTCTAATGAGAAAATGAGTTTTGTTTTTTCAGTGTATTTTTTTATACCATTTAAATCACGTTGTATTATTTCTGGGATTATGTATCCGTTAAGAGTTATGTCAAAGGTACTACGAACTATACGTTCATCATTTTTAACTAATTCTGTTTGAAAAGCAAATGAATCAATCATTGCTTTAAATTGATATCTTTCAGGATTACCCCAATAAGCATCTGAAGCGTATTGTATTGCTTCTACTAAGCCATTTAATTGTTCTACATAATAAGTAAAAAGAGTACATGAATATGTTACTGTAACATAATCAGGAACAGCAGATGCATAAAATTGTTTTTGAGGTATTCTATTATTTAATACTGTAAATTGATCGTAAGCATTTCTTCTATCATATTTTTTAGTAGATACAGTAAACAAATTTGGTTGATTAGCATCTAATTTATTTGCAATACTTCTATTTTTAGTAATAGTATTACGCTTAAACATAATTAAAGGGGCCATTATTTTACCCTTTAAATCTCTATAATAACCATCCTTTTGCATTGACTTCCATTTTTCAGGAGAACCATATATAATAGGGACTGGTAAACGTTCACCATTTTGTATGACTGTAGGTTTGATTACATTTTCAAAATAATAAAATATAGATTCGTCTATATCTTGAATACCAACAGAAAATGGTTTTACATTATCTCCAGACCATGATGTTTTAGTACCTCTATTGAAGGTATCATCAGCTGAATTAGGATTACCTGCTGCTCTATCATAAGCAACGTGTTGGTCTTCACTAATTTGTCTTTGTGTTTTTGGTACTGGTTTTCTTTCTGCCATTATAGTCTTGCTAATTTAATATTAACTCTATCTGCTGGTACATAATGTGCTTGACATATTACCGATATAGATGAACCAAAATTCCCTAAATTAAATTCGCCAGGGGCTGATAATGGGTTATTTCCATCATCATCATTAAATGGATAATCTGGGTTTAATCCTCTAAAGAATTGGTTTGAATTAGTATTATCTACTTCCCAATATCCATTTTGATACATAATTATATCACCTACTTCAGGAACCAAATTAGCTCCATATATGTTTGAGAATTCAAAATCATAATTAAAATCCCAATCCATTTTATTTAATAAATCGTCTCTTAAAAATTTAAAAGTAATAGACCATGAAAAATCAACACCCATATCACTTTCGGGAAACTCTTGGTCACTACGTTCTATTAAACATGATAGTATTACAGGATCAGCAAAATATCTACCTTCAGCGGCTTCACCATACATGTTTACTTTTGTTTCTTTAATCATATATTTGTAATATACACATTCCTCGGAAATGATATTACTAATCAATTCGCGGTTAATGTTTCTAAAGAAACTAATATCTCTTGCTTCGCCGTATAATGCCATATTAACCTATAAAAATTGTCATTGGTACATTGTTTATTTCAGCAACACGTGCTACTGATTCTGCTTGTCTTCTTTCAAGTAATGCTTGACGTGAAGTTTCATTAAAGTATGTTCTTAATCTTTCAATTAAGGCATTTTTTTCTGCTGTAGCTGCTGATAGTAGATCACTTTGGTTTAATGTTACTTCAGCTCCTGGAATAGGGACTGTGGCATATTTACCTCTAACATATCCTAAAGTTTCTTTTACAATAGCTAATGTATACTCAAATATCCAACTTCTACCCACTGAATTTATTTGGGAATATATTGGGTTATTATATGGGGCGTTTGATTCATTTGTTATTTTAGAAGGAGCATCAGTTAATGCTGCGTTTGTTCTAGCATCTAATTCTACATAATTAAACCATAATTTAGCAGGATTACCTATATTACGATTAGTAATATCATCTTCTTGTAGGGTATATATTGCTGAGGTTGAATTAAGGCCTAATTTAGTAGCGGGGATTGTTAAAAAATCTCCTTTTTTATATCCACTACCAGCTGTTGTTACAGTAATACTTGTAATAGCTCCACTAGAAACTGTTACTATTAAAGTAGCATTAGTACCACCTCCATTTGTTGTTGGAATAACAGTATAAGTTCCATCAGTTGTATTTGTAGGAGGAGTTGTTATTGATGTTAACAATGAATCTACGGTTGTTACTAAGGCTCCTGATGCTTGATTTTGGAAAGTTGGTATAGGAAATATTCTTAATTTATTATTAATTAGCTGGAAGGTATAATTGGATAATCTAACTTGATTTGACATTTCAATCGCTTGGATAGTTTGCATATCAAAGCTTAAAGGCATCATCAAAAAGTTAATTCCAGGACCATATCCTAACCCAGCAAATCCAAATGCTGTTGCTCCACCAAATCCACCTCCTTGACCTGCCCAAGGAGAATACATTTCACTTACCGCTGGGGTATCTTGGTAAAATACTTGTTTTACTTCTATCCCACCTGTTATATTTTGATTTTCAGCCCATTGGGCTAAATCATAATCTTGGATACCTGCTTCTAAAGCTATTGAACCACTTTTCCAATCTACATTCCCACCAGTACCTGCTTCCTCGCCGTATTGTAAAGATAATCTAACTATATTATCAAATGAGGGTGTTACTATAGAATGGTTTATATCAGGGCCTGTTGAACTATAAGGATTATCACCTCCTTCAATAGATAACATATTATCTCTTACTTTAAAAGCATATAATTCATTACCATACACAGTAACTGCTTCTTCAAAGGATGCCCAAAATTGAATATCTTGTAATTCTACATTTTCAATAGGATAACCTAATCTTCTAGCGCAAAAATCAGTAACACGATTTGCATCACTTTTAAAATCAGAATCACTATCATAAAACCCAAAGGGAGTTGGTGAACTGCCTGTTGGTGGGGTATTATAAAAGGATGCTGATGCTACTGTAAAATCAACAGATCCACTATATATAGGAATATTAGCCATACTTTTTGATTATAAATATTGAAGAAAATTGAACTAATTACTACTTTTTATTTCTCCCACTAGTACCGGAAGAACCAGACATAATACCTCGTTCAACAGCATCCTCATATATACCAATTAATTCTTCAACAATTGGATCTCTGTGGTTTTGTTTTAATGTAATACTAACCATATTTTTTACTTTTCTAGCAGCTGCATATAGAAATCTAAATCCAGATTCACGTTTTGATTTCAGATCTACTTGATGGTCATCACCACAAATTACCATTTTACTACGTAAACCAATACGTGTAGTAATCATTTCCATTTGTTCATGTGTTACGTTTTGCGCTTCATCTACAATAACCATACTATCAACAAATGTTCTTCCTCTCATAAATGATACAGGTACAATTTCAATTTTACCTTCTTCAATAAATTTTTCAATTTTTACTTTATCATATAAAAGAAACATATTCTGATAGATAGGTTGTACCCATGGGTCCATTTTTTCTCTTAAATCACCTGGTAGGAAACCTATATCTTCTTTCGATACTGTAGGGCGTGTTATGATAACTTTTTCATATTGTTTTCTAAATAATCCATCTAATGCCACTTGACATGCTAATAATGTTTTACCTGAACCTGCTGAACCTGCTAATACAGTTAATGTATTATTTAATATTTGTTCTTTTGCTTGTTTTTGTTCTTCATTTAATTGTAATTTAAATTTAATTGGATTTTTCAATACTTTTTTTTCTCTGAATACCTCATCGGTATGTGATTTTGAAGACATATACTTTGTTAATTTAGTGAAAATTATATAACTTATTATTTTATTATACATATTAATAATATACAATATATAACAAAAAAGAGCCCTGCTTTCGCAGGGCTCCTTTAATTTAGAATATTACTTCTTAAATCTAATTCTAGATAGTATCTAAACCAGCTACATAGATTTTACCATAGTACTCAGGACGTAACATCTTCTTAGCGTAACGAGTCATCAAACCTTTACGTGGAGTAAACGTTTCTGGATCGTACACAAGAGGAGTCATGATTAATGGAATGTAAGGAGCAAATACAGCACCTGTTTCCAAGAATTGAGAACCTCTATATCCCATTAACATTAAGTTGTTAGTGAAATATGGATTTTTGTAAACTTTGTAACGGTTATTGATTGTACCAATTTTTTGTACACCAAATGCGTACTCACCTTGAGCAGCATCACCGTTAGCGTTTGAAGCAAATCCTGGGATTGATTCCAAGATAGTAGCTACTGTTGGAGAAGTAACAATAAAGTTAGCACCACCTCTAAGAGTTAATTGGTGAATTTTATTGCTCAATTTCTGCATTTTAGTACCTAAAGTTTGGAACCACTCACCTTGAGAGTTGTAGAAACCAGTTTGTGCTACAGTTGTTGGGAAATCGAAACTTGAACCATTCCAAACACCGTTGTTTTTAGCTGTCCAGTACTCAGTACCTGCAGCAGCATCAGCGATTAACATATCTAAGATTTCCAAATCAATTTCCATTGAAATGTACTCACTCATGATATTTGTTAATTCAGCTTCAGCATCGATGTTTTGGTATGCAGCTAAATCTTGAGCGAACTCAGGAGTCCATACTGCTTTCAATTTCTTGGTTTTAGCAGTAATAGCTTGTGATTGCATTTTAACGTTAATTTCTGGAATAACGATGTTAGTCGCAGATAAATCGTTAGGAGATGCGTAACCTGGAAGTGCTTGGTCAGCTTCAAAATCACCACGGTTAATATCTGTAGTTAACTTGTTGAAGTATACAGAAGCGGGGTTAAACGTAGGCTGTACAGATTGAGATACGAAGAACTCAAGATCAGTACCGTTAGTAGCAACTCTAGTTAAGTCTGAAAGGTTTTCAGCTAAAGTTACATCTGATGAAGAGATAACAAATGCAGCAACACCATCTAAATCAGCATTAGCTGGGGCAGCAACAGTTACTTTCCAAATTTCACCTGCAACAAAAGAAGCAGAATATGCATCGTTTACATCGATATCTTTGTAATCAGCAGAAACAGCAACAGTTACAGAACCTGTAAGGATAGAAGCTGTGAACTGGTTAGTTGAATAAGCAAAACGACCAGCACCGTATAAACCACCTTCAGCTGCAGGAGTTGAGAATGGATAAGAACCAGCAGCGTTACGATCACCATAAAGTGACTCACCAACTGCGAAAGGAGTTTTAGCATTTCCGTATTGGAAATCTAAGAAGAACACTAGACCAGAAGGCATGTTCATAGGTTGAACAGAAACGAATTCTTTAGCTACGATAGTACCGAATACTTTTCTTACTAAAGGTAAAGCAATACCAGCCCAGTTTTCACCTTCAGTACCTGAAGTGAAACCAGAGTTAGTAGAGATTACGTTAGTTTCTGTTACTAATTGTTTTGCTTGGTTTTCGAGCATCAAAGACATATTGTTCTTCTCAACTTCACCAAGACCTTCAAGTAGTCCTGTTTTAGACCACTTACCTGCTAATTTAGCAGCGTCAGACTGTAGGTTCTTCCATGAACCAGCAGCAGACTCGAGTAATGAATTTACTTGTGACATTGTTTTTTAATTTTTAATTTTTAATTTTACTTAATTCCGGCAAGTTTTTGCCATCTTGCAACTTGAGAATCAACCTCTACAATAAGTTTTTTAGTCGGGGCATTACCCATTGCTTTTGATGCTCTACCTAAATTTTCTTTAACAACAGACTTTGCTGGGGTTAAACCTTCGTTTAATGTTTCAAACACTAGTTTAACTTCTGTTACGGTAGTTGCTTTATCAAATGCAGCTAATACTTTTGCTTTTTGGCTTTCGCTCAAATTTTTACCTCTGAAGATTTTATTAACATAAAGGAGTTTAGCATTCAACATATTAACTTCCATTAATTCTGATTTTAGTGCTTCTACTTCTTCTTTAATTTTTTCAAGATCTTCTTTCTCGTCCTTCATACCGTCTTTGTAGCCTTCTTCTTCAGCATCTGTACGAGCATCTTCTTCAAGATCTTCTTTCTCGTCCTTCATGCCGTCCTTGTAGCCTTCTTCCTCAGCGTCAGTACGAGCGTTTTCATCCACAGTTACTTCTTCTTCGTCTTCTACTTCAATATCAACATCCATATCAGATTCTTCATCTTCTTCGTCTGCATCAATTTCACCTTCTAACTCACCAGCTTTAACCATGTCTGCGATTACGTCTTCAATGAATGATTTAAGATCGTCTTCTGACATATCTTCAAGATCAATTTCTTCATCTTCGTCTTTGTCTTCTTCGTCCTCTTTCTCGTCTTCCATTCCGTCGAGGTAACCCTCTTCTTCTGCGTCTGTACGAGCATCTTCATTTAATTCGTTGTCGAGTTCAGCTAATAATTCGTCTAAATCCATTTCGTCTACTTCTTCAGCTTCATCTACTTCTTTAGTACCAAGTTTTTTCTTGCCCATTTGGCCTTCGTACCCTTCAGCATCATCTGCTTCATCCATTTTCTTAACTTCTTTAGCTTCTTCTTTAGCTTCATCAGTTTTCATTTTGGCTTCTTCTAAATCGTCCTCTTCATCCATTTCGGCTAACTTTGCAGATAGCTTTTCTTTTAGATAAGGTGAGAATGATTCTTCAAGTGCCATTTTTGCATTTGCAATAGCTGTTTCTTTAACTGCTTTAGCATCTGCGATTGCTTCTTTTAACAAATTTCTATTTGTTGCCATTTTTGTCCTCAATTTAATTGTTGGAAATACGTTTATTGTTGGCGAGTGCCGAAACGTAATAAATAATTTATTTACTGATGCCATATAGGAAATGGCATATTATACTAATACATATATGGGTATATTTCGAAGTCGCAAAAGAAAAAAAGACCCGAGAGCAGATCTTACGGTATGCAACTCGGGTTCATTTAATGCCTAAGGTAGCAGGCGAGTTAAATTACCGGACAAGTGCCATTAGCACACAGTATTTCCGATAATATTGTATTTACTTTTAAGTATTTATCTACTTGAACTTCTTGTCCTTCTTTAATCATATGCATGTATGATCCTGGGTTTGATGGGGTGGAAACAAAATCCCAACATAATAATTCGAAATCGTCTTGGACTTCTAATACACCATTTCTATCCTCTAATGAACCCATACCTCGTGATGACACACCAACTTGTACGTTATTTTCAATTAATGCTTTAAGAATATTTCCTGATGTTGTAGGTAGTACTTCAATTTTACCCATTACTTGATCTCCATCCCACCACATATCTCTAATAATATGGGATACATTTTTAAGATTGATGATAGAGGATTCTGGGTGGTCTAATTCACCTGTTGCTCTATTTTCTTTTACAAGTACTCTGTATTTATCGATTTCACGTTCCCATAGATCTTTTGAATAATAACGACCATTGCCATTTTTTACTTCAGCAGTCGCTAAGATACCTTCAACTAATGGGTTACCTGATGGGGCTACCGATTCAGTTAAGCTAACTGGTTTAGCATTAAATGCTTGGGTTTCTATGAGGACCTGTTTCATATTAGTATCCTGATTCTTTATATTTGTCTACATCACCATATCCTGATTCTTTGTGTTTACCTTTAGGTTCAACAACTTTACCAGCTCCTGGAACATCATCTTGGTAACCATCAATTTTAAGACCAAATGCTGAATTAGTAGTATAGAATGTCATATCTTTAGCTAAATTTTTAGCTACAATATCTTTTAATTCTTTAACTGTTTTATCTTCATTTTTTGGATCTTCCATCTCAACATAATATCCTGATAAGAATGCTTGGCCATAGATATTATCTATGTTTTTTTCATCTTTGTAGTCATAGTTTTTAGTTTCTAAATCGACTACATCTTTATCAGTTTCTTTTACTTCTGCCTTTACTTCTTCTGCTAAAAAATTAGCAAATGCTGTTTCGTATGAAGTTTTTTTAGATGTATGTGTTTGATTAGATTCCAAAGAAATAACACCTCCGATACCTTCAGAAATAATATTTTTACCTTGAAGAATATTTACGGTTTGTTCAAACGTATTATTAACAGTGAGAAATTTAGGAAATTGTCTCAATGCTTGTTTTAAAAAGAAATTTTTATCTCCTTTTCCTTCTTTAATTAAATTGTACTGTTGTTGTAGTGTCATGATTATAAATATTAATCTTTAAACATTTCGATTAAATCGTCTAAATAATCTACAGCTAAATCGGTGCCATAAACTACTTTAAAATCGGGGTTTTGTTTGTAATGGTCCATTGTTTTAATTTTAGCTTTAGCTAATAATGGAATGAGTTCATTTAGTTTATTTTCTACTTTATCAAATCCTAAGATACGAGAAGTAATGTGTTTTTTTAATGCTGAGCTTTCAATACCTAAATTATTAATATACTCCTCAACATTAATATCTGCTTCATTCAATGGAGTTGTTTTACTTTTAGATAAATCAACAATTGCTATTGTTTTTGAATCGTGAGGTTTAGGTGCTAATTTATATTTAAAAGTTTTAACTAATACATTATCTTTAACTCCTTCAGGTCCAGCTGATGGACCTGGGCCCATTGTTGCTCCAGGACCTTCTTCTACTGGGGCTAATTTATATCCATACTTTTTAACTAGTATATCATTATCAGTCCCATCTGCATCTTTATTTTTGTTAAAAGCGAATGGGGTATTATATGAACCAGCACCACCAGCAGTTGATATTTCTTCAACATCTTCTTCATTAACAGACAATATATTTATTTCATCTAATAAGTTTTTAGCTTGTCTGTATTGGTCTGGGTAGTTTTTTCTAAGGTGGGTTCTATATTTATTAAATACACTTTTTAAATCATTAGCAATAGATTGAATACTTGCATCATCTTTTGCTTCTTTACTACTCATTAATATCTTTAAAGCTTTTACTGCTTGAGACATTTGTTTTAATGAATCACCAAAACTAGCTAATTTAATAACATCATGGGAAACAGAATTAGTTTCAGTATCAATATCTCCTGTTTTAAAATAAGTATCTAAATCATCCGAGAAAAAATCAGTATCCTTGATAGGACCATATTGGTCCTCAAGGCGTTTGAGTAAAGCTGGATCTACATCTTTTGGTTTTAAAGATTCGTTTAGATTATTCATTTGCTAATTTTAATTCTTCTAATAATTCACAATATTGTAAAAGATTAATTAAGTTATCATCATTAACATGAGATGTTTTACCTAATGGTTGTAATAAATTAGCTACTTCATTAATTTTAATCTTAATTACTTGTGATTGAGTTTGAGTCGCTAAAATATTTAATTCTTCTTTTATTAAAGATATTTTATTATTATAATATTCCTTTAATTTAGGAGTATTATCTACCGAATTAATAAATTCTCTAAGAATTTCTTTTTGATCATTATTTAATGTACCGTACTTATCATTAAATTTTTCTAAAAGGACTCTATATGTAAGAATTCTAATATCTTTATCATATGATTGAAATTCTTGAATCAAATCAGCTTCAACTTTTTTAGATTCGATAGGTGAAGCAACCATATATTCTAATAAGGTTACTTTATTATCAATAATTTGATTAGGATTTGACAATACATCACTATTATATATTTCTAGAAGAGTATATAAAGAAGCATATGTTTTATAACTTGGTAATTTAGTTTTAAAAAATTCTTCTAAGTTATAATGTTTAGATATTTCTTTAATTAAGTTATATTTTTGTCTTTTTAAAACACTACGATTAAGTGAGCGTGAACTCTCAATAATTGTAGTTAAAATCATATCTGCTTTTGCTTCTGATATATTTTGGTGTTTTGAAATAGTCTCGTATAATTTATATTCTTTCCCTAATTCAGATTTTACAAAGAATTTTTTCATTATTCCAGACGCTTTTGAATTATTACCAGATAAAGTATCCGCCGTAATTTGTCTTACGAGTAATTCAAAAAGAAGCCCAGTATTTTTATACTTTGAATGTTTAATATTCATTCCCTAGGATTTTATTATAAATATATAAAAATTATTGTTCCTTAATATTACTTTCATCTAAAAGCGACTCGCCTTCATTCATCAAGCTTAATTTTTTATTAAGAGATTCAAATAATTGTTTATTTTTTAATTTTTCTTGTAATGCTAATGGTGAACCCCCCTTATATTGTGGTTTAATTGAATCCGATTCGTTATCATCATCTTTCATTCCTTTAGCACCTAAACGATCTTTACCAAAATTATCATCTTGGGTATTACGATCTGTTGATTTTTCCTCAGGACGTCCTAATGGTGCTTTTTCATTATACCCATCAGGAACATTTGCTGGGTCTGAATCCATTCTACCAGTTCCATATAATGAAGCTAGATCATGTGGTGTACCATATGATTTACCTGTTTCTAACGGATCATTACCCTCTGCTTCAATTTGAGTTACGCGGAACTTACGTTTTTGGTCTTGTACAATTAAATCTCTATATTCATCATATTGATCAACACTGAAATGGAATACGTTTTCATATATCCAATCTGATGGGAATAATTTTGATTCCATCATTGAATTGGCTAAATCTACTTTTTGGGTTAATAACGCAATTTTTTCTTGATCATAAATAATAGAAGGTGTTGTTAAACTTAATTCAAAATTAGTTAACGATTCTTCAGTGTATCCTTGTGTATATAAATGCACTAACGCGATCTTATACAATTCCGATAATACAATACGTTGAATACGATCAATAGTACGAGCAAAACGTATATCTTCTGCTGCTAATGTAGCTTTACCAGTTAAATCTTTCTCATAACCCATAAATGCTTTAGGCACTTTAAGAGCAGCAAATAATTTATCTCTTAAATATTCAACATCTTGAATACCATCATATGTTAGTCCTGGTTGTGTTTCTATTTTGGTAGATGTATCATTACCTCTAATTGGAATATAAAAATCTTCCATTAGGTTTTGCATGTTATATTTTTGATTATATTCCCCACTTTGTGGATCTATTAATGGAGTACGTTTCATTGTAGAAATAGTTTTCTGCATGAAATTTTCTACTTCATTTGGTGGAATAGAACCAACATTAATATAGAATGTACGGCGATCAGGACTACGAGATATTCTATGAATTAACATAGCATCTTCCATCAACGCATATTGTTTATAAATTCTACGAGCTGGTTCAATATATGAGCGACCATAAGGTAAGAAATTAACATCCGTTAATAAACGGAAGTGAGCCATTTCGTAATTATCGAAATAAATAGCATCATCGTTTTCTTGATATGTATTTGGAACACCATAATATCCTGAACCACCTGAATATATTCCTTCTGGGGAGTATTTAAATCTAATAGTACTTGGGTTTTCTTGATCGTATGCTTCTTGTCTTTCAATATGGTATGCTGTATAAGGTATTACATTATAAACACCAAATTTTTCAGCAATTTCTAATTTAAGGAAAAAATCACCATATTTGTTCATTTGGCGAATCCATGACCATAAATTAAATTCAATATTTAACACGTCATAAAATAGGTTATATAATATTTTTTGAATATTATCATCACTACTTCTAATTTGAAGCACCTCACCCATATCATTTTTTAATGTACACTCATCAGCAATAATATCAAGTGCTGAAGCAACAATAGCGTCATTATCCATTACATCATAATCTGAGTAGATAAATGTACGCATATATTGGTAATTCATGTTTAGCTGTTGGCCAAACAATGAAGTTGAAGAAGGAGAATAAATACGATTGTATTTATCCATCAATGAATTAGTTGCAATGTCTCCCGATTTTTGGATCGAATCAACGTCCATCACTTTAAGTTGGTTACCCCCTTGATTTCTAATGATTACATCAGAAGAGAATAAACGTTGTAGTCGAGTAAATAATCTAGTATCTGCCATGTTATATATATTATATCCTATAAATATTTAAAGAAGCCACTTAATGTCCTCTTTCCCTCCATAAGGGTTATCAATTTGGTAAGGGTTACTTCCATTTTTAGTTCCGTATGCACCAACATACGTAGTTTTATTCATACCTCCTAGGGTAGCTCTAGTCATATCGTGGGAATGTTGTTGGAATTTGAGTGATGTATCTCTTAAATACATCCCTATACCAAAAGCCATTACTAAATCATCATTATAACCTGATTGTGCTTCTGGTCTACCATTTCTCCAGATAAATACTTTCATTTCTTCTAACAAACGTTTGGAACGAATTGTTACTGATCTATCACCAACATATTCTCTAAATTTGTTTACAACTAATGGTCTTGATCTCATAGACATAGTAAATCCAGGGGTCATATCACTATTACCCTCAAATACTTTAAGATAAGCATCTGCAGTAAATTGGTCTGATTTAGGGGAATGGTATAAATTTGAATAACCACGTTCAATAATTGAATCAATTGTAGCCCAACCAATTGAAGCGTTTTCTACAGCTAACATTGCATTATTATATTCGGATCCTAAACCAACTAAAAAATAACCAAATTCTTTAGGAGACATCTGTCCCCTATATTCACCTACTTGTGTATTAGTTGCAATATCAATTATATGTGCTGTTGAAAAATCTTTACCATCTCCACGAGCAACATCTGCGGTGATCATATATTCTCTAGAATAATCAGCTGCTTCCCAAATCCATAAGTTTTGATCTACACCTCGTCTTTCTAATGGATCTTGGATTGTTGTTTCTTTTAAAAATTCAATCCATTCATTATAGAATACAACATCTCCTGATGTACTAAAATCACAATCACATTCTTGTGCAGCCATTCTAGGATCACCTAGTAATTCATCTTGTCTATCTCTCCATGCTTGGTCCCTTTCAGGGTGAACATACCAGGGTAGTTTAATAGGAATAAAGTCATTTTCTTTATTTTCAGCTGATACCCATGTTTTGTGGAACCAATTACCCGTACCATAAGGAGTAGATAATACAATAGCACCACCACCAGTTGCTAGGGTTTGTTGAGCTGAGGCCCATATTTCACCAATTTGATCAATAAATGCTGCCTCATCAATTAACAACAAGGAAACGGCTTCTGATCTACCAGCATCACTACTTGCAGATGTTGCTTTTATTTGTGAGCCATTATTTAATCTAAGTGATAATTTATTATTTTCATCAGCTGGTATTTTAAGCCAAGAAGGTAAGTTATCATACATAAACTTAACCTTAGTAACCATATTACGAGCTGTTTCTTGCTTTGTCGCAATACAAAGAATATTTTTATCCTTTTGGAATAACATCATCCATAAAGAATAACCTGCTGATAATGTTGAGATACCTAACTGTCTTGATTTTAAAATAATCGAGTATGGGTTATCTCTAAATAAATGTAATGTTTTTTCTTGGAAGGGGTATAGATTAAATAATACTCTACCACGTTGTGGGTGTTGAATATTACAATATTTTTTCATAAAATGAGCTGGGTCTTGAGCACATTTTAAGTATTCTTGTCTAATTATCGATTTTAAATCTTGATCTGCCATTATTTACCTATTTTCCAATATAAACGGCCTGTATATATTGGGGTAAATTCATTATTTACTCCTATTCCAAAACCGTATGCTTGTCTTTTTTTATTAACAAACAAAATTTCTCCATTTAAATTTTGAATTGCTGTTGGAGAACTACCTACCGAAATACCCCCGAAAAATTCCCTTTGGTAGATGTAAGAAGTATTAGTAACTGTAATTGTTGGGATGAATATGTTGGGTTGAACATCTCTAAATAATATTGAGTTTTTACTTATAGTGTCATTTATGACAATACTCCCTAATGAATCTAAACTTAAGGTATCCGTGTAGGCGTATGTAGAATAATAATCATTTAAAATAAATGCAGTATCAACATTAGCTAAAACAGTATCATGTATAGTAGTAACTTTAGTTCTCCATTTGGGGATATATTGTGTTTTTTCAACAACTACAGTGTCCCATTTAACTACGGTTTCTGTAATAATTTTAGGTTCAGGAATAGTTTTATTTCCTGAACAACTTCTCATAAGAAGAATTATAACTACTAATACTACTATAAGTAATGATTGTATATTTTTAAAGAAGTCCTTCAAGTTCTTTTTTAATTTTAGTTAGAGTCTTTAATCGTTTTAAAAGCTCTTCTTTTTCAGCACCTTCAGCTTTTTTCCATTGATTAACTACCGTTTTCATTTCTTTATCAGTAGCAGATAATTTGGTAGCTATTTTAGCAACTGAGTCACCTTTTTTGATGTCAGCATTTGAAGGTTCCATATCATCATCGTCTATATCCTCAGCTAGTCCTGCTTCTTTAGATAATGCAATGGTTTTTTCTAATTCATCATTATATTCTTTTTGGGCATCTACATCAGCATCAGAAACCTCAGATAGGATTTCAACTATTTCATTTTTAATGTATTCTTTAAACTCAGACTTTTTCATTATTTATATATTTTCGTTATAAATATGTTAAAGATTCATATAGTTTACCATTTGATATATTCTATCCTCTGTACTACCTTCTAATGTATGTAATTTTTTGATTCTATGATTATATTTATTTGTTAATTTAACAATCATATTATCAATTATATTTCTATATTGAGCATCTGTTTCACGAACGCCATTATCTTCAATTTCTACACCTTCAGGAGATACATAAAAGATATAGTCATACTCTCTAATTAGGTGAGATGCTAATGTTTCAAAATCTTCTTTATCATAAATGTCCATTGAAGTAGAACAATTAGCAAACGCCATAACATCAATTACAGTACGATCTGTAATAATATTTTCTACCATTAACTCACTTGATCGTTCAGCTAAAAATACACATTGACCTTTTAATGTTGAATCAGTATTCATTGGAATGCCTTGTACCATTAATTCCTTAGAACGTTCAGTTCTAAAGTTATAACCTTTAAAATAATCTAGCTCTTTAAGAGCATTAACTAATGTAGTTTTACCTACACTCATTGTACCACATAATCCTATTTTCATACGTCTTTATTATCTAACCATTTTCTATATACTCTATAACTATCACTATCAAAGTGTTCTGTACTAACCTCAAACAATGTTCCATCAGTTAACGCTTTAACTTGATGTGGTTGTCCAGGATATTGTCTTACACTATCACCTTCAATTAAATGTTGCTCGTGAACTTCACCTGTTTCAGTATCAACCCAACGATATAAAAATTCGCCTTCTTGTACATACCAAGTTTCATCCTTAATCAAATGATAATGCATGCTAAAGTTACAACCTTTTTTGAACACTAACAACTTACCACAGTAAAGCTCGTTATTTTCAAATATAATTTCATGTCCCCAACCTTTAGGAACATTACATTCTTTACATTCTTTAGCGTTAAATACTATTGGTTTTTCCATATTATAATCTTGAAGTACCTCTCATTGATGGGTTTTTATACCAAGGTAAACCTTCTCTTTCTTTCATTAATTCATTATAATCATCATAATTAAATGGTATACCATGAAGGTAATATGATTTTTCAAATTCAGAATCTTTATTAAATGGGACAATTGCTGGACCATCCCATCTGTGATGTTTCCATATATTTTTATTTTCTATTCTAATTAAATAATGTTTTGCTCCCTTAAAACTGATTGTTTTGTATTCATATAATTTTTCACTCATAATTCTTTTTATTAAAATGTAATATTATCTCCTTGATGATTATCCCATTCGCAAATATACGAACCATTTTCTACTTTACAAAATCGCTCTAAAATATCTTCAGCAACATATGTTCCTTGTGCTCCTGAAACTGTAATACCACGAGCTGAGAGTGCATCACCTACAAAGTGAACATTATCAAAATCAGCCAATGCCAGATTTTTATAATCTACAAGTGGCTCAGGTGATAGATATTTTACTTCAGGAATATAAACACCCCAATCATCTCCAAGTGTTGGAAATACTTTTTTCATATCATCAATAAAGTCATCAATGTATTTATAGTAACCTTGAAATGCTTCTCTTACTGCATCCATTTTATCAATTGAAATAGCACTTACTATATCACCTTCTGATGTTGTAGATGGTGTACGAGTTGGACTATAATATAAACCAGTACCTTCTTTATTTACTTTAGATACTAATTCTCTAGACCAAGCAAATGGTTCTTCAATTCCTGGTATTTCCATTAGGATACCAAAATTGGTCATATTATTTCTAAACGCTTCATCTTTTTTAGCGTGTCCGTTGTAGCTGTGATCTCCATACGTTTCTTCAACGGCAACATATGCTGCATTGTTGTTTGTACAGAAAGAACGTAGTGATACTCCTTCATCAAATTTTCTATATAATTTAAAATCATAACTAATATCAATTAGTTTCTGGAAGTGTTTTTGTGGTGCCTCAAATCGCACCCCAATTTGTACTGGTTTTGGTTCAGTAGGTAGTTCATAATCGTCTGCTAATTGTTTACCAAAATCAATACCTGATTTGCCAACAGCAAACATTAGGCGATCATAGCTAATAGGCCAATTTTTAGGATTAATAAATGTTTCTTCTTCTCCTATAAATAATTCTTGAGAATTAAAATCAATTGAAGTTACTTTAGTCTCCCAAATAAATTTAACACCTTTAGACACTAGATAATCATACCAATTTTTACCAATCTCGTGTAGATAATCTGTACCAACGTGCCATACAGGAAATAATCTTAAACCGAAATATGGTTTAATAAAATCTGGTTCCGCTACTGGGTTTGAACATTGTACTTCTTCTGGTTTAGGATGGAAACGTTTGAAATTGGTAATTACCTGATCAAACAATTCCATTGCTTTATCTTCCCCACAATACTTAGACATATGACCTCCAATTGCTGTGTGATAAGTTAATTTACCATCACTCCAACCACCAGCACCTAAAAATCCTTCCATCACTTCAGAATATTTTCGGTTATATGGATCTTTACCCATATCGATGATAGTAATATTATCACCAGGATAACCATTATCTACCAATTTTGTAGCAGCATTAACACCTGCTACACCTGCTCCTACGATTACTAATTTTTCTACCATTATATAGTTATTGCCTTTATTTTTAACTCATTGAATATACAAACAAAAAGTGGCGCCTCCAAAGGAGACGCCACAGATGTCATTTTTTTTTACTTTAAATCGACTGGCTATGAATCAGTCTATAATATGATTAATTATACACCTAATGCGGTCATCATCGCGCCATCTTGAGTTGTAGGATCTTCATAAGTAACCAAACATCCTTTAGCATATATACCTGTTGAACCTTCAATATCTTCAATTTCAGTTCCATTTAAGTTATATGGACCTTGTTGACCTATTAAACTTGGGAGTCTTTTTGTTAAATCTAAAAGAGTAGTAAGATTATTACCAGTTTCAGGTTGCCCAGGTAGATCTGTAACCCATTCAACAGAGAATACCATTACGTTTTTATCTTCAGAACCAACATAAATACACCATCTAGAATCACCTCCTAAAATTGGGGTTCCATTAATTGTAGATATTGCGGTCTGGATTAAACCATCAGAAGCGATTAGATTTGCACCTCTTCTACACTCATAACCTATATTTAGATTATCTGCGCCTGTTAATTGGCTTTCACGTATTGCAAAAGTACCTACTTCTGCGGCAGGTATTCTTCCCCCGTTAACAGATCCGTTAAAAAATCCACCTATATTGTAGATACTTCTAATATCTTGGGCGATAGGGATACGAGCAGCAATATCACCTTGTTGCGCTACAGAAATTCCTGTTAGGAATGAGTTTGGACAAGCCACATATCTAATGTTATCTTGTGGGCTTTGTGTTAAAATAATTGGCATTTTTATTTGGTTTTAAGTTATGTTGTTGATAATACATATATGGAAAAATTTACTCTTTCCAAATTTTTATTATTAATTTTCCTTCTCCTTTTATAACACGATGCCATTCGTGTTTTGGAATAAATATAGGCACATTCATTGAAGTTGGTAATTGGTCTTCTAACTGTATTTGCCAATCTGTTTTACCTATAATCTCAATTGTTCTATCTTCATCATCACGATGCCACATAAGTTCAATTGGGTCTATATTTTCACTAAATTCCCTAATTGTATATTTGTTGTTGATTTCTATATCAACATAAGGTCTACCAGAAACCTCCGAAATTTGATTTGAGTCCGAGTAATTTTGCATAACGTGGTAAGCGACAAGACCAATATCCTGCCTTTGTTTTATCCTTTTTAGTTGAACATTTATGACGTGCCGCAAATGCATTACGTGCTTTTTTATCGTTGATTTTAGCTCTTAAACCACCTGAACCGAAACGTACTGTTTTAATTTTCTTGGTTTTAGGATCTTTAACATAAACCTTATATGCTTTACCTCCTGAAGAGTCACGCATTGGTTTATTTAATTTTTTATTGTCGTTTTTGGCTTCTTTAAGTACAAACTTATCCACCCAAACATCGTGGGTTAATCTATATAATACTTTGTCTGGTATTCTATCTGTGTATATTTTTATTACACCTTCAGTACCACTATGTCTAGTATGATTGATATTCATATCTTGCAATTTATCAATCATAAGGTCATAATTTTCAGGTCTAACTTTTAATAGAGCATATTTTCTATCATCTTCTCCACCTTCTTCATATGTTCCTTCGTCTAACATAGGAAAATCTAATGGTACTTTTTTACCTTCAAACATGCCATAATGACCTAAATCTGTTTCTGTTAGAACAGCTAAATCATCTTCATGAGTAATCTCTAAAATATTACGAGAATATAAAGAACGAGCTTCAGCCCATAAGTTAAAGTAACTATCCGAACCAGCACGATATAAGTGTTCTGTTAGCGGTTTATTAGCGTCCATATGGTATTTTAAACCTTCAGACAATATAGCACGTGGAGCTAAACTTTCGTTGAGCATTAACGTTGATTTTGTATCGCAAGTATTACATCCGCAGTCGCACATATTATTTTGTTTTATTTTATTTTATACCAGAATATTGGAATTTTAACATCCCCATTTGACCTAACCTACCCACATTACTAGGTGGTCTGTCAGGTTTAATACTTTTATCACTTCTGATAGTCATTTTTAATTTTAATTCTTCACCAGTAGCACCTTCAATTATTATATAAAATCCTTGAACTGAAGAATCATCCATAACAGCTTTAAAGGATTTAATTGATCCTAAGGTAGAGGCTAGTATGTCTGATTTTTGAGATGCACTATTTCCTACTGCTTTTACAAGTATTAAAGGTATTTCTTGTTCTTTTTGAAGGTTAAAACTATTAAACACCCACCCTTTAAATTCTTCTAAACTTAATGAATTAATAGCATCAATGACTACTTCTCTATTTACATTAAGCATCTCTCTATAAAGATCATTTGCTTCAATTTCATCTTCTAAATAAAATTGAACATATAAATCTACTACAGCTCTTTTATATGTTTTTGTAAAATAGTTTGAGGCGTTAACACCTTCTATATTTTTTATTCCTGGTATTTTGCTATAAACTCTATCCCACATTTCTTGGTATAGGGCAGGTAAAAAATCCTCTTTACCCATAGCATTTAATTGAGTAGTAACAAAGGAATTAAGTAAAGGTTCTGATGATTTTTCAGTTCCCGCTTTTAATGACACCCCTACAATTGATCCATCTTTAAAAAAGATAAATATGTCTCCAGCATGTCCGCTAGGTACTCCTTCTGGTTTTGCTCTATAACCCCAAACAACATAATCTATGGGATTTTTACTATTTAAATCATAAAGCCAATTAGTTATCCCTATAGCATTTTGAAATTTTTCATCTAACATTTTGGGAGATAATACCTCTTCCATTGTATCAAAAATATTCTTTGCGGATTGTCTATCACCTGAATTAACAAAAGCTTTACTATTAAGGGAATGGTTTTTTACAAAGTCTTTAAAATCTTCTACTGAGGATGGTTTGTACCCGTCATTAAAGGCTAATGCTGGGGGTAGTTCTGTTATAGCTGCTGATAAAGTAGTATCAACTCTACCCTCATTTTCTTCTAAGCTAAATTTTTCACCTAAAAATTCACTTAATAATGTCTCCAATAACAAAACATCCTGATCATTATTCATGTCAGGATATCCTTTAGGAAATTTATATGCAATCCTATTTAAATATTTTGTAATATTATCCAATTTTATTTTATTTTACTATTACTTTAAATAAACCTGGGTGTTCTTTTTCGAAATATTTAGCTTGATTATAGCTACGACCAAAAACAAATTCATCTAATTCATCTGCATCAGTATATGTCGTAACATCTACTTCACCATCTTCTATTTCATCTTCAGTACCAAATTCATATGGAGAATCTGCTAATTCACCTGACTCAACGTCAAAAGCTATTTCTGGGGTTAGAAGTTCAATGTGGTAATCCACTTCTTCTTCAAATAAGCGGCCTTCAGCTAAATATTTTTTTAAATTGAAATTGTTCATTGTTTTATTTTTTTATTTTAATTTTATTTTAGATGATATAATACAAATCGTCTTTTAACATTTTCCTCATTTCATCTTTACTGAATTGAGGGATTGGTTTTCCATTAGCATCCATTTTAAATGCAGGAAGGAATTCTCTTCCATCTTCATCAGATAATTGTGGTATAGCATAAATTTCAATATCACCATTACTATGGATTTCTACATACCCCTCATCTCCAACAGCATACATACCAGGTTTAACCATTTGAGCTACCATATCAAAATCGTAGGGATAATCATTTTCTTCAGCAAATTCTTTTTCGTATACATTAGAATTAAAGCTAAAATTATTATAAAATTTATTAAATTCTTCTTCGTTCCAAGGGCCTGATTGGTTATAGCCATATATATCATCATTTACTCCATCATAATATCCTGCACCACCTGAACCTACTCCCCCTAAAAGACCATCATCAAATCTAAATCCTGCTTTTACGAGTACATCTTCAATGTCTCTTAGTTCTTCTTTTAATAAGCGACCTTCGGCTAAATATTTTTTTAAATCAAAGTTATCCATTTTATTTTTATTTTATTTCCTTTTATTTTATTTTATTCGCTTGCTAAATCCATAGCATATTGTTCAACTTCATCGGCATCATACCCAAAATCTTCAACATCTTCTATAAATTCTGCTTTACCATTAGTAAGTATATTAGCTAATACAGTACCTGCTTCTCCTAAAGCATACTCAAAATCTTCCATTTTACTAAGATCCATTATAGCAGATTTAAAACTTTTTTTCTGTATGGGGGTAAGAAAAATTGGTTTTGATTCTTCTTTTTGTTTTTGAATTGGTTGAGATGGTTGAGATGGTGGAGTAAGTTTTTGTAAATTTAAATCGTTATCCCAAGTTAATTCATAATCCATTAATTTTCCTGTATTAGTTTCCGCTGTAACATTAGCCTGAATTGCTTTATGCTGTATCTTGTTGTTTTTGGAAGATGTAACCCTAATAGATTGTATAGGATCTAATCCGTTTTGTTCATTATATGTTGATATTATTGGGAATGCCATTTTTTCAATTTCCTCCATACCAACATTCACAAAGTTTTCTTCTTCAAATAAGCGACCTTCAGCTAAATATTTTTTTAAATCAAAGTTGTTCATTTTATTTTATTATTTTATTTTATACTTCTATATCTGTTGTATCGTCAACTTCTACATCTATTTCTTCAGTATCACTACCTTCTCCTGGTGATGAGGTTGTTGATGCGGTATCTGATGCTTCTAAAGCTGCTTCATCTCCCATTTCAGCATCGCTGTTACCATAAGATAACATACGAGCTATAGCTTCAATAGCTCTTTCTTCCTCATTTAAATTAAGTAAATAATATTTTTTACCTTCAATTTTAGCAATCCAACTACGAACTGCCCAAATTAAATAAAATACTTCATCATTTGCTAGTACAATTCTAAATGTAGTAGGTTTTGGAGCTACCCATTGGATATCTTTAACGAATGTTTCAAATTGATCCGTTAGCATATCAACTAATATTCTCTTTAGTTCTGGGAATTTTAAGAGCATTGGAAATTTTTCAATTTCTAAATCTATAGTGGAATTACCCCCATCCAAATCAACGAATGATCCTGGTTTGTATACTTGGCTTACAAGTCCTTTGATTTTATCTCTTAATTCTGATTTAGTCATTATTTAGACTTTAATTTTTCTGCTAATCTTTTAGCAATTTTTTCGGCTTTACTTAAATCGCCTTTATTCATTGCTTTTCTAGCTTGTTGGAGTTGATAAGTTTTAGATATATCTCCTTTATGTTTATTCAATGCCTTTTGAATAGCAGAAGCTAACATATCAGCTTTACCTGGGGTTTCTTCGTTTATTTCAATATCATCAACAACATCAACTTCCATTTCAGGGGTGATATCATCCATTCTATCTACTACAGCATCAATTGCTGGTTCTTTTAGTTCAAAATCTAAGTAATGCTTAGCACCTACAATAGCTGATTTAGCATTTGAGATTTTTGATTGCCACCAATGTGGTAAATCAACTTCTCCTTTACCTTCAAAATCATCCATCATTTGGTATAATTCCATAGCATATTTTCCAATACGATATAGATCACCTTTTAACATATGAGGTTCGTTATCTTGATGACCAAGATCCATATCTTCTTGCATCATGTCCTCATCTTCATCTTCTTCCTCACCGTATTCTTCAATTTCGTCTACGATTGAAGCAATTGTAGTATCGTATCTGTTTGAGCTAGAACCTAAATCGAAAGCACCATATGCGTCTCCTTTACTAAGGTAAGATGGGAAGTTTTGTGCGATAATATCTCTGGCTTGATCTCCTAATACTTGGAGTTCATCTAAGATATTTCTTAGCTCCATAAGAGCTTCTACTTTATCTTCATTTAATGCATTTTCACTTAAAAATTTAGCTTTTGCTGCTTTAAAATCACCTTTGTATAGTTGTTTAACTATTTTACGTCCTAAAGTTTCTAATTGATCTAAATCTAAAGAATGAGGTTTACCAAATCCTTTTAAATATGCCGCTCCAATGTCTCCATACTCTGCAGGATCAATTACATCTTCAACACCTTCTTTTAGATCACCTAATTCCTTAGCTGCTCTAACAAGATCATTTCTTGCTTCATCTTCACCAACACCTCTGTATTTGGCTATCTTTTTAATAGCCATTTTAGCAATGCGTTTTTCTTCAGATGAAGAACTTTCATCTAGGTTTTTTTCAATTGCCGCGCCACGTTTTTCTTCGTAATCTGAAAGTTTACCATCTTTATTTAGATCGGCTGCTTTAGGATTTTTAAGAGAATCTTTAATCATCTCTCTAACTTTATCTTGATTCATATTTTCAGTTTTTTTCTTAGCCATATTAGTTGCGCGACCATACATTACTGCTTCCGCGTCCTTACCATAACGTTTAACGAAGGACCTCTTATTTGTTTTGAGGTCCATTATCGCATCTTCTCGATTTTCGAGTTCTTGTTTAGTAAGTTCGCGTTCGTTAAGCATGTGTTTTTTTTTACTTGTGTCCTCTTTTGAAGTCAGCGGATAAGTTTTTGATTTTGTTAGCGGCAGATCTACATCTTCCTTTAGCTGCAGCTGATGTTTTGTCAATTTCTGCTTCAATCAATAATACTTGTTCTTTGATTCCTTCTAATAATTCTTTAGTTTCCATAATTTTTATTGTTTTATAAATTTAATTGTTTGTTTATTTTTATTTTATTATAATAATTTGTTTATCAAGCCATCGTTACCTCTACGAACTGTAGATTCGTTAATTGACTCATTATTATCTACTTTAGAAACGTGTGCTCTAGTAAAGTAAGTAATTGTATTACCAATTTGATCAGTTAGTTTTTCATCTCCTAATTTTTCAGCTTCTTCTTGAGCTTTCATTAGTAAACTTTGAACTGCGATTTCATCTTCACCTTCACCTGGCATACTACCTTTTACGTCAATATCGGTTTCAACTGATTCATCATCAACTTCAACATCTTTTTCAATGTCAACATCAACTTTTTCGTTGTCTTCAACATCTACTTCTTCTGCTTCATACATATCATCTCCTTCATCCATATCTTCTATTTCGGCTACTGGGTCATATGCATCTGTAGTATCATTGATTGTGATTTCAGCTTCAGCCATCATAGCTGCTTTAATCATTTCTTTTAACTCTGATTTTTTCATTTTAGTTTTATTTTCGTTTAATTCAGTAGGCATTTCTTCATCTACTATTTCTTCTTTGGTATATGATTTTCCACACATTTTTTCGTATAGTTTTTCCATCTTGGCTTTTCGTCTTTCAAGATCTTTAACTTCACGCTGCATTTCTTTCATTTTTTTCTTATCAACTAATTGCGATAAGTTATCATCCTCAGTAACCATTGAAATTCTTTGGTTTTTAGATTCGATCATTTCATCAATAGCTGCAATTTTAGCTTCTAAAGCAACAACTTGTGATTGTTTTTCGATTTCAGCTAATTTGCTGTCTACTGTTTCTTTTTTCATTTTATTTGATTTTGTTTTTTTAATTTCTTCTTCTTTAATTTCTTCCATGTAGTCGCTCATTTCTTTTCTGCGCTCCATATAATCGGTTTCTACATCATCAGTCATACCAAGATCCGCTTTGGAATCTTCGGCTGAAATGATTTCAATTTCGCCTTCAGGGGTAATATAAGCTACTTTAGCATTTCTTGAAGCAGCATTAGTAACTAAATAACCATCACCTTCAGGACGGATTACAAATGAACCACCAGCATAATCACCTAAATAATTAGCAATACCGAATCCTCTACTGTCTTCCCAATCATCACCTGGTGTGTTAGGTCCTGCTTCTACATCTAAATCAAAACCACCACCACGAGGATCAGCTTCAATTGAGTTAGGTGTAATTATATATTTAAGATCTAATTCATTATCTTCAGCTGTAAATTCATCAGCAACTGCTTGAGCTACTTTTTGAACTAAATCATCAGTAAGTTCTACTTCGTTTAGTAGCTTACCTTCAGCTAAATATTTTTTATAATTAAAATTATCCATTCCTAATATATTTATGTATAAATATGGTTATTTTTTAGACTGATACGTCCCTTTCTTGTATTTTGCAGATTTTGTGTTTTTAACAAATTGTTTACCTTTTTTATCACCACGGACTTTTTTAGCTACTGTAGCTTTTCTTTCTGCCTTTGTTAAGGATTGAGCTTTTTTTCTAGGCAAACATCTAGTAGTTGCTTTACCTTTTTTCATAGTACCACAAGGGCCAGTAATGTTACCAGCCGTATCAATTCGAACCCAATCCTCTTTTTTAAACCAATCGCGAAGGGATTCTGAAATTATTTCTTGTAGTCTTTCGTTTGTCATTATGAAACTGCGTCTTCAACAGCACCTTTTAAAATAGTATTTACTTCAATACCTTTAATTGCTGCTTTTAAACTATATATTCCACCTTTAAGATAACTTGCTTTTTTAAGATAAGCAACAGCTTCACCTCCTGCTTGACCTGCCATTAAGAAGATTATAACAGCATATAATACATCGGATATCCATTTTTGTTTTTTGGTGTCTTTAGTAAAGATACTTACTATTCGTTTAATTGGAGCTTTAAATGCTTCTTCATTTTTATGAGTAAAATCATAAATTTTCTTGGCGGCCTCTTCACCTTTACCAAAATTATGTTTAGCAAATTGTTTTTTAGCAAATTTAGAAAGCATATTAGCTATTGTATTAGATAATAAAATATATCCTATAATACTAACAGTAATTGCTACCTCATTGATTTCTTTATCGGACTTTTGAATTTCTTCTTTATGGTCTTCTAATTCATCTTTAATTTCATCTGCTAGATCATCTGCAAATGCATCTAATTCAGCACCAAATTGATCTTCTTCACTTTCAAATAGCTTGCCTTCAGCTAAATATTTTCTTAAATCGAAATTATCCATTTTATTTTTTCTTTAAGGGGTTTAGTTGAATTAACTATTTTCCCAGTCTTTTTTTCTTCTATCTACTTCTTGGTAAAAAGCTTCTTCTCCTTTTTCTTTCCAACTTAAATAATCAGCATATTTTTCAGGAAAACTAACTATCCATTTATTAATAGCATCATAAGCCTTTTTAACAGATTCAGGTGAAGGATTTATTCTAGGAACAGAGACATCAAATTGGCCATCCCACCATCCTGTCATATCATCATTCCAATCGATTCTGAATACATCTGGAAATCGCATAGTTCTAAGTTTTGCTCCTGTTTTGATTTCTAAATCTTTAGCCATTTGTTCAAAGTCATTAAACATTTCTTTTCTTGAAGGAGTAGTTTCTTGTTCAAATAATCTACCTTCAGCTATATATTTTTTTAAATCGAATGTATCCATTTTATTTTTTCTTTTTTCTTCCAGACATTTGTCCTTTACATACTTTAACTGCACGACCTGATAAATAAGCAGATGATTTTTCTCCTGCTGCTTTACGTCTTTTGATATATGCCTTGCCTTTAGGACATAATTCTTCTTCAATTACACCTTCACCTAATTTAATAGTTTCGGCTAATTCTTGAGCCACTGATTTTTTCTTTTCATCACTACTATGACCAAAGGTTTTATGAACTAGTTTATCTAATTCTTTGTGAAATTCATTTTCCTCGTCTTCTGTAGCTTCATTTACACCATCAAAATCTCTTTGTTTTAAAGCAGCCATAATAGCGTATACAGCATCTTGTTCGCTATAATCGTATCGTTTAGCCATTGCCTTAATAAAACGACTTACTGCTTTAGATACTTCAGGATTAAGTGATTCTTTTATTTCACCTAACATGTTTGGATCCATATTAATGAAATCATCTGATACAGCAAATACTTGGACAACTCCATTTTCTTTATCTACTATGTCGATGTCTTCTAAATCATATTCTGCTTTCAAATCTCTAGCTACATCACCAGCTAATCGCATAGCTTCAGCAGCACTTTCTCTTCGGATTTGACCAGTCATTGTTTCTTTACCTAATGCAATTGATGAACCACCTGGTCCTAAATCATATTCGATATTAACATATAGGAAGTTAGGGAATTTTTTATCTTTAACATAGCTAGGCATAGATACTCTTGCTCTAGAAGCTTCAGCTATTGATTTACCTCGTTGTTTAGCTTTTCTAACTAATGAATTCCAATTAGATAAATCATATTCATCCCATGGTTCAACCTCCATTTTATTGAATGTTTTTTCTTGACCTTCTACTGGTTTGCTATTTAGGTAATGTGTTTCGTTTTGAGTTAATTCAAAGAATCTATCTACTTGATCTTGGGTAGGCATTTTGCTTTCACCTTCAGCTATTGCTTGATCATAGGTCATTTCTTTTCTACCTGATAGTTTAGCTATTACTTTATCAATACGATTTAATTTACTACCATATTCATCAGCAATTGGCCCACCTTCTGGTTCAGCTTCTTGCTCCATATCACGCATTAATTGTGCTCTTTCTTTTTTGAGGAATGCTATTTTTTTAGCATTATCAAAGAATTTATCGTTACCATCATCACCAGCATTAGCAGCTCTCATTTTAGCTAATTTATCTTTAGCAGCTCTCATTTTCATAAGAACTGGGTCATTGATGTCCATTTCTTCTAAATTGCCTGCTTGAAGTTCGTACCCCCAACGCTTAAGTTTAGCTTCTAATTCAGCTTTATCTTTAGCTTCAAAATCGAATGAATCGTTTACACCATAGTAACCCATACCTCTTTTATAGATTTTAGTTTCACCAGCATCACCTTTAGGATCATCATAGATAGCAATTTCACCATCGGTAAATGTACCTTCGTTTACTGATTCTTCATAGTAATCTTTATGACCACCGTTTACTCTAAAAATATCGCTATATTCTCTTCTTGAATAATTTGATGAATCACCTGAAATAGTGATACCTGAATTTCCACCCCAATTCAAACCTGCTGAATCTAGTCTTTGACCAATGTCATCAACAATTTCATCTGGGGAATCTTGGCCTGTAATAATATCAATTTCATCCCATTTTGGAACTAACATTATAGTGAATGGGTAGGTTGATTTGCTTAGTATTTTAACTACTTTATCAAAATCTTCTTTTGTTACCTTATTTTCTTCTAAAGGTTTAGAAAAGAATTCTTGTATTTTTTTAATATCTTCCATTATTTAAATGCGTTTATTGCTCTTTCGTCTTTAAAATGATCTTGGACTGCTTTTAATGCTACCTCTCTATCTTCAGGGGATAAAGCATTGAATCTAGCTAATATTCTATCGTTATTGTCTTTTGCTCTTCTATACTGACCACCATCATCTATGTACTCATAGTAAGCATCGTATGATTTAAAGTATTTTAAAAAATCATCTAATGATGATAAATCTTCGTTTTCATTAATAGATTCATTCATGCCTAATTCAGCATGTAACACTTCCATAAAAGGACCAAAATTATGAGAGCCATACTCGTCTTTAAGAATAGCGGCTACACCAATTGCAAAATCTTTGTATGATAAATTTTCATCAACAGAAGCAATAGCATTATCTATCGCTTTTGCTACTTCATTTTCTACAAGATCAGAATAATATTCTTTAAGGTTTTTCATTGTTATTTTTTTTAGTTCTTCTACGTTTTTTTGGTTTAGGTATTTCTTTTACTACCTTTTCTAATGATGATTCACCACTCATTTTAATTTCTACTTGTGGTTCTTCTGTGGTTACTCTAGTAACTTGTACTGGGTTAGTATCTCGGATTACTTTTTGGTTGCCTTTAGGGGCATGAAAAGTTCTACTATTTTCAAATTTACCTAATTCCATTATTTTTTAGTATTTAGGTATTCGTCAAGTAATGTACCGATAACACCTGCTTTCTGTCGTATAAATATCCACTCTTCCTTAGATAATTTATGTTGTTGTTGAAAATCTACACAAAGAACGCCAATAAAACGATCTTTTAAATCGTCTAAAGCAAGTAAATAATAAGATTGGGCACCATAAGGTTCAGCAACGGCTCCTAACCCATAAGTTTCACCATTAGCATCCGATACGGCTATTTCACCATTTTTATAAAGTTCAGACATTGCTTTTGGAAATAATGATACTGGGATGTTTTGGAAGTTATGTTGTGCTGCTAGAATATTTGGTCCTACTTTTTCATAGAACATAGAAAATTTCTGGATTGATTTACCTGTTGGATAAAAATGTCCACCATTATGAAATTGGGTAACCCATACTCGGTCGCAATTTAATTCATCCATAATAACATCAAGTTGTTCATCAACTAAGTTATTTAGTTCTATTGCTTCATGTACAGGATTTTTTTCCTCTTTTTTCTTTCCAAAATGATTTTTTGCCCATTCAACAGCAATTGGCCCAAATACAGCTGTTATTAAAGCAACGATTATTGTCGAAAGCATCATTATTGTAGTTTCCATCTTATTTTTTAAGTGATTGTAAAAATTTAATTGTTTCTTCTTTACTTTCTAGCATTTTTATTTTATTAGAACCAACCCAGCTTTCTATATCACCAGCTTCTGTTATAAAATCTTCGTTAGATTGATTTAGCATTTCGTCAAACCAAACCTCAAATTCTTTTGTTAAATTATCAACGTTATCGTTTATAAATACGTTATTATATTCTTCCCATAAACCCTTTAATTTTAAATCAGCTTCAAAGCTAACTTGACATGTTAAACATCTTTTAAATTGTAAATAAAAACGTTTATCTGCTTGCTTTTTCATTAAATTATTACATGAAGGACAAAATAAAGGCATATGTATTTCCTTTTTAGCATTATCCAGTTTAGTGATGTTTTGTTTAATACCGTTTTTAATAGTCCAAGTACGACCATCAGATTCCCAAACATCACCTTCTTCATGAAATTCTTCTACTTTAGTATAACCAACACCTTGTACATTACGAGCCCCATGCTTGCCTGTCATTAGGTTACGAAGACGTTGTACGTCTTTTTCTTTAAATTCTTTCTTTAAAACTGATTCTTTACTCATAAACCTAATTTTTTTAATTCTTTTATTGTTTGTTCTGTAGATATAAATAATATACCTATTCCTCCTGCTGCCTTCCATTGGTCAATATTTGAAGGACGATCATCGATTAATATATTATTACCATCAGCATAGTTTTTCTTATTATAAGAATTAGCTAATATTAATTTAGTTCCTGGGAGGTTATTTCTAACCCATAAACGTTTACCTAAACGAGAGGAATTTGAACGGGATGGTGAAGATAATAACATTGGGTTATTTGGTTTAATATACTCCCATAATTGTTTACCATTAGGCATCCAAGGCATACCAACCCAAAATCCAACACCATTTTCATTGTCAATTAAATTCCAAAATGCTTCTTTGCCATTTTTTTCTTCATATTCACGAGGAGAAATACCACCAGATGCTTTTTCAAATTGCTTATCAAAGTCAACTAATACACCATCCATATCACAATAGATAGTATATTTTTGATCATTTACTTCATTCATAACTTTACTTTTATATTCGAATATGGGTAAAGATAATGCCTTAGCTCGGTTTCTCCAAATTTTTAATATGTTTTCTCTTTCCTCAGCATTAATAGGTTGAGTATCAAGATAATCATTGATTACATCAATATATGGTTTTTTCGATTTTTTAGCTTTAAAGTATAAACCTTGAAGCATAGCATCTATTTCTTTGGGTAATCTAAAGTAATCTGCTTTAGGTAGTAAATCCAAATTAATTAAATCTCTAATTGTTTGATCATCATCCATTTGCTTACTAGGTCTTACTAGTTTTGGATCATCACTATCTACTCCACCTTTAACATTTTCTCCATCTTGAGTTAAATGCTCAAGCTCGTGTCTTACAACATCTTTAATATCAAATGATACTTTTTGCCAGTCTGGGTTTTTAGGTATTTTAAATTTAACTGATAGTAAGGGGGTTATTTCATTTCCTTTAGTATCAAATCCAGCATTTGCTCCTCCATCCACATTATACTCATCATCTGTAATTTCTACTACGCCTTCAAAATCAAAATAAAATTCTTCAGATGGAATATCATGTTCATCATCTGGGTGGTCTACTCTAAATTCAAAGTCGCCTTTTTTATCTCCTCTATCGTGAATATCTTTAAATGCTTCAAATGCAATTTTAGATAATTGGTTAGTTAGTGTATCATAACGACCTTCGTTTAATGATTCTTCTAAACCTTGGGCTAATTCACGAGCGTATTGATTTAAACCAAATGGGTCTTTATTTTTTTTCTCTTCAAGTGGGGTATTATTATGCTCACATTTATGGCATGTAAATAAATCATCCCCACCATCTGCTATTTTCCAACTCCAGCCACAATTGTCACATTCGATTTTATCGCCTATAATTGCTTCATTTAAGCTATCAGTCCAATTTCTAAATGTCATTGTACCTTTCAAATTAGCTTCAGCTTCAATATCATTTAAGTTATCGTCTTCCTGTGTATTAGTTGTAGTAATATCACTCAATCTACCCTCTAAATTTTGAATGTGATGTACCATTTCATGTGAGAATGAACGTACTATATCTTTAGGATGTCGTCCCTCAGTATATAGCACGATTGTACTTGTGTTTGGGTTATAATACGCTGTTTTACCGAAAAAATCACGTGCGTTTTCGCTATCACCGTTAATAAATTCAACTGTGGGTAAGGGATCAATATTATATCCCTTATCTCTCATATAATTAGTTAATTCGATTATTTTATTTTTATAATCTATATCTTTAGAATATGAAGCATTTTCGTTTAATGACTCCTTAACTACATCTTGTATGTAACCAAATATTTCTAATTTTTCATCATCAGTTAAATTTGATGGTAAAAATTTGTAGAATGATTCTGGGGATTGCTTTGCTGCTGATCTTGCTTTAGTACCACTAACATTGGCATCTGGAGTTTGGATTATTTTAACTTTAACATTTGGATATTTATCTTCTACACCAGTTGTTCTTAAAGCAACATCTGTTAGATCATCTTCATTTCCTTGCCTAGCACCTATAATAAAGTAAACTACTTCTTCAGGATGGTTTTTTCCATATCTTAAAATATCACCTATTGGTGCTTTTGATGGTTGTATTTCTACTTTTGATGGAAGATAATTTTTATATATATCCCATATCAACAAAGATTCTTCTTGAGTAATACCATTACGTTCTCCACTACCCACATAAATAATAAATTTATCTATTTCAGGGAAGTCAGATAGTGCTTTTTGTACTACTTCAAGATGTCCTTTTGTTGGTGGTTTGAAACCGCCACCATAAACAGCGGTTACCAAATTATCACCAACTAGTTCGGATATTAACGACTTAGTTAGTGAATTCATTTATTGTTTTAGTTTTTGGATTTTTTCCTTAGCTATACGTTTCTTTTCTTCGATGTCCTTTTTAGCACCTCGAAAAGACTCCATAGCATCTTCCATTTCTTTGAGACTATCTTGATATGCATTTAGTGCTTCTGATCCTGCTCTCTTTGCATCTAATTTTTGTTTATAGATACCTAAAATATTTTTAACATCTAATCCACCTTTGATTTGAAGAGCGAATGAAGGAAGGTCTAATTCGTAAACCACATCTTCCATTTCGGAATCTTTGGTTGGTTTTTCTACGATAAAAAATTTGCCGATCTCATCTACCATTGAAGTCGCTACTTCAGTAACTACTTCATTTGTTTCTATTTCGTTTAATATATCTACTAATTTCATTTTTTAAGGAATTGGTTTAATCTCATTTGTGCCTCTTCTTTAGACATAGTATATTCAATTACATCATATACAAAGTCATCACTTAACATAGATTGAATTTCTTCTTTATCTTGAGCATTTCGCTCATCTGATTTTTTCTGTTGAGCTGGAGTTTTTGGTTTAGTATCTGTAGGTGCGAATGGTTTAAGATATTTATCTATAATCTTATCTATATCTTGCATTCTATCATCTAATGTATTAGCTACAGCAACAAAATTATTACCAAATAAATCAGCATATTTAGGTAGGTTTTCTGTTACACCTTTCCAAGTACGCATTACAATAGCAGGTGCTAAGCTTCTATCTTCACCACCTGATTTTTGGTATCTATCTTGATTTTGTCTTAACGAACGTTCTAGATCAGTATAAACGTAAAGCATAAATACATCGTATCCTGCTTCCTCCAATTGTTGTTTTAATTCAGCTGTTTTTTTAAATGAAGCGGCTGTACCATCTAAAACAAAGGATTGTTTACCATCTATTACACCTTGTAGCTCACCCTTAAATTCTTTGTTAGCTGCAGCCATTGCTTTAGCTTGCTCACTTCTTTCCTCAGGAGTAGCATTTTTTAAATCTAAAGATACATTGGCTTGTTTAAGTTTACTAATAAAGGTATTGTCTATATTAAGGATTTTTAAATCACCTATATCTAATTTTGATAAAATAGACCCTTTACCAGCACCCGGGGCACCAGCAAGAATTACTGCTTTAGGTTTAGATATAGCCTCCTTTAAAAGTTCTGTCAACAAAATCATTAAGTATATGTTTAGTCATACATATTACAACTTTCTTTTAGCTTGCGTTCTAAACTCAGTAAATATTGGTGAATGGTTAGGGTTTTCTAAATCAAATAATCTTTTAACAGTCATAAAAATATCAATATTTTCTTCTTGTGTACGTTTTGACTCATACATCTCCCATCCTTTACCTTGAATTTTACCTTCTGCTGCTTTACGTTTATTAGATTTTAACCAAAGTACACCGTATCTATCGGCTTTTTTACCAAAACATTCCTCATAACATTTACCATAAATTGCAGTTTGTAAATCATATGTTGTCTGGAGGTGGTTTGATGTTTTAAAATCAATAATCCAAAGTTCTGTTTTACCATCGATTTCAATCTCACATACCATATCACAAGTACCTGCTACTCTAATTTCATCTGAGAATAAATGTACTTCCGTTTCAATTAATTTAGGATTGTATTCTTCCCAAAAATCAACAAAACGTAAAAACATTTGCCACACTAATGGATCATATTGTGGATTACCTGATGGTGATAAAAAATTTAATTCTTCTCCATTTAGAAAATCTTCAATCATTTCATGAGTTTGAGTTCCTTGATCTGCTGCTTTACGCACTATGTGTTCAGAAGCATAACCTACTTTTTTAAGCCAATCTTCAAAAAATTTGCCTTTTGGATACGCACCTAAAACATATGTAATAGAAGGGTAATATTCACCATTACGTTGATAGTAACGGGAATCTGGCATAGTTATTTGTTTTGCATCTTCAGAAATTTCTAAAATTCTGTTGTAAGATTGCTTAATGTTTCTTTTTTTCATAGAAATAATTTTCTTTCCAATAGCCCTGAAAATGTTATGGGGTATGTTTCTTGGATTAATTTTGTGAAATTGTCAAAACCCATTTCACCCGGGTCCTTATCTTGCAAATCTACAAGATAAACTTCTTTACCTTCATTCATTAAACGTTCACAGAACGTTAATGCCTGTTTTTGAGCGTCTTTATCCAACGCGATATATATTTTTTCAACACTCGATGTAACAATTTTTTTCATCAAATTAGACTGTATATTCTTACCTAATAATGGTATAGCGTTACGTTTGATTGATAATGCATCGAATGGACCTTCACATAATATAAGAGGTAAATTCCAATTAATATATAATTCAAAAGGAATAATATCTCTAGATACTGAAGGATTTTTATATTTTATATATGGTTCTTTTTCAAATGAACGTCCTGTAAAATAATTAAGAGTTCCATTAGAATCATATGATGGGATTATGATCATTTTAGAATAACGACCTGTAGCACAATAACCAATATTATATTTTAGAATATCATCCATACTTATATTTCTGGATTTTAGGTAGGCTAATGCTTGTCTGCCTTCAATATTAGATTGTTTTATATTTTCGAATGTTTGGTATTCTTTAGGTAATTTAACTATTTCATTAATTATTGTATCTGTTTCTTTACCTACATACTTTACAATAGCCTTTAATTCAGCCATTTTTTCGGATGAGGCACTTACTGCTCTAAATAATTGATATAATTTTTTACCTTTTTTATCACAAACCCAACAATGCCATGGGTTTTCTCCTTTAGAATTTTCGGATAAATTAACTTCTAATTTTGGTTTTGTATGATGGCATAAAGGGCAGTGATAAGCATAATTACCTCTTGCCGTTGATTTCCCAGAACCGAGCACCGAATTAGTCAGTGCAACTAGACTTTGATTTACCATATAGCTCGTAATATACGAACAATATTCTACACATCAAAGTCGCGAGTGAAGAACTTGCCGAGAATGTTGTCGTTGAAGAACTCATCAGGTTTTTCTAAAACCTCATAGAGTATTTGATATTTTAACTCATAGTAAGTTAATAACTTTTTTGTAGGAGCACAAATTAAAATTTCACGTTCGAAGTTTTCTTTTGGTTCAATTTTATATAAATCTTTTAAGAATTTATTTGAACCCCAATATGTTTTCCAATTAGATTCTTTAACCGCCATTTTATATGATGGTCGTCTACCTACTACACCTGCAAGTTCTTTAAGTTCTTTTTTACCTAATTTTACTTTAGTAGTATTTTGAAGTATTTTTCTACCTATGTAAATTTTACCTGTTGGTTTATGTATTATTCGATATACAAATCCATGAGTATCGTTTGGAAAATCGGATATCGATTCCATTTCTTTTTTATTATATAACCACATATTAATTTAATTATAATCGGTACCAACCCTGATACATTACATTTGCTGTTGCTCCTTCAAATGTTACTACATTAACATTGAGGGATGGAGATATTGTAACTGCTGGTGAAGAAGGGGAAACTATTTCGTTTGCTGTTATGATTAAATCAACACCAAAACCACCTACGGGGGCAAATCCAAATATGGTAAATAAATCAACAGATGCACCCGGTCCTGCAAAATATTGGGCAACACCTGCAATTGGGATCCATGTTGCTGATGTTGCGGGGTTTTGGCTATCGGGAGTAGTAGCCATTGTTAATGAAGAACCACCACCTGCATTTAAAGCATGTGAAGCTGTTACTGCAAATGATGCAGTGACAGTTAAAGTATCTGTAGATGGTTGATAATGCATACCTGAACCATCTGAACCTGAATCAGCGTATATTTGTTTATTAGCTGAACTTACAGGGCTATCAGTAAATAATACTGAGTATATTGTGGGAGATGTTGTGTTATTATTTATTCTTGCAAAGTTGGCATTTGTTGATGTACCTTGAACATCTCCTTTTAAACTACCAGTCATTACCAATCCAGTAATAGTTCCTGGATTTCCTGTGCCTAAGGCTGTATATAATTGGGTAATATCTGTTGTTTCTACTGTATTACCATTTACAATATTTGAATTATCTAAAGTTGCCATTTTATTATCTGTCTATATTAATAAGTATTGTTGTATCTGTAGTAGTTGAAGTAGGTAGTGGTTGTGATAATTTACCCACTGCTAATAAATTTTGGTATTCATCGTATAATCCTACAGTAGTAACATAAGGACTAAAATAAGATTCAGTTACAAATCCATAAAGGGTTCCATCTGTTGAACCTGAAATTATTGAAGGGTTTAAACTAAAATTAAATTCACTTTCTCTAAGTGTACATTTATATTGTGTTTCAAATATATCAAGAGATGATGAAAACGAGCAAGTTACATTAGATGATGTTACAAAATTTTCTATAAAGGTTGAATCTCCTAGGCCATAAAATATACTACCATATGAACCCTCACCATAGCCATCTCCTAAGGGAATACCATCGCTAGTTAATATTATCAAACCATGGTCATAAAATATATTCCCACAAATTTGATTATTGTATATAATATTTCCTTCACCATCATCTGTTATAGAACCACTAGGGGCTGTATAATTGAATGAATTAGGTTGTATGTAATTACCATATAATCTTGATGGTATTGAAATAACACCTATTATATTATTTGAACCTGTGGGGAAATATTTTTCAAATGTTAAATCAGTTTGTGGGTAATTAAAATACCTACCATCTGATTGAGTTGTACCTACTAATCTATCACCTTCAGTATCTCTACCAGGAACTAAACTTGCTGTGTTAAGTACATCACTATATGATGAACTTATATGGTTTGAATAGTATAATTCTTTTACAGAATTATAAATTAATTCTTGATCCTCAATAGAAATAAATCCAGTTGTAGGGTTAGAACCTGAAATAAATGGGTTAGATTGTATATTTTTACCTAAAAATCTATCAATAGAAACATCAGAGTTAGTAAAGTCCTCACCATTAAAGGTAAAACCTTTGTTTACTTCAAATGGAGTAACTATTATATCGGATGCTAAAAATTGTTTGAATGTACTCATTCATTTTAAAAGTCTAGCTTTACGCGGATTAGTGCTTCTTTGGTAAAATCTTTAACTAACGGTCTTGATAATTTAGCTACAGCTAATAATTCATTTGTATCACTATATAATCCAACAGTTGTCATATATGTTTGTGGATTATTAATAAAACTACTATATAATACTTCACCTGTTGATCCTGAAATAAAGGATGGGTTTGCTGAGTAATTATATTCTGAACTTCTTGGTCTTACAAATATAAAATCTGAAGTAATTGTTTCTTCTGAATTTATAAAGAATGGTTTATTAATTGCTCCTCCTAAAGATCCACTAATAGCTCTAAATAATTGTGAGGGAGCTGATGTATTAGAATTATATACCGCTGAACCACTATATCCTGAACCACTGTAAATAAGACCACAACCGCCAGATGCTAATGATCCACTTAAAGCAAATGGATTTAATATAATTGCTCCAATATCTGGGAGTAACCATCCATATGACCCGGAATTTGTAGTATATCCTGTTGATGTATCATTTGCAGATGGAGATACAACACCTTGTGAGCCTGAGATTAATTGGAATACACGACCTGCTTCGTTAAATTGAACAGAAGTTACATAATTACTATTATCTGTTAATTCCAATACCCCTAAAGACCCAGAAATTCGTAGTGCTGTTGATCCAAGGAATATTTTTTCTTTATAACATGCTCTTTCAAAAGGCATAGCAAAGAATTCAGATGAAGTAAAGTTACCAAATACAAAATCTGCATTTTCATCTCCTAAAACTAAATCTTGCCATTGACCATAAACTGTTGAAGTTGGCGATTTACCATCAACTGCTGGGTTGTATACGGCACTACCACTTCCATATGAATTACCATAAGTTAAAGCAAATTGAACTGATTCGGTTGCTGATGTTTGGTAAACATTTAAATAAAAATCACCTGATGATCCAGCAGCCTGTGCTGAGGATGTAAATGCTGTTGTAAGTGATGGAGAACCGTCAGTCCACAATGTTGAGGAGATTGAATCTGCGGATACTACGAAATCGTCGTCTGTTAATCTTGTAAATGACATATTTTATATTTTATGATGCTTTATTTACAGTTACTGGAATTGTTACTCTAGCACCACTATCTCTACCTACTACAGTTAAAGTAGCATATAAAGAAGTTGAACTAGAACCAAACAATGTGTTTACTGTAGTTGCTCTTAAGTTAATTGTTGTACCTACTACTGTTTTAGATACACTTGTACCTACTGTTGTTGTTGAATTTAAAGCCTGTACTTCAGGGGTATTAATACCTACACCATCAAATGAATTAAATAATCTAACATCTGATATGGTTGCGGTATAACCTGCGGTTTCAAATGTATTTCCTCCAAAATAATTTAATGTTTGAGGAGTAATTGCTAATGAAGCTCCTTGTTTAATTACAATTGCATTGTATCCTAAATCTAAGATTGGCATTTTAGCAGTACCACGAGGTAAAGTAACTAATTTATATTTCATTACTTGTGTTTCTTGTGGAAACGCTTCTAGTAAAGGCATGTTTTGTAATGCTTCACCATAATATGCAGAACCTGAGGGGTGGTTTGGATTATACAATGTATAATCGATTTCATCATCAGCTAATGCAAACTGTGTAATACGGAATGAACCGTCATTTTGAGCTAACATTTGACGTCCTTTTGTTGTCAAAATGGCATCTACTGTTACTACCGAATTATTTAAATATCCCATTTGTTATTTGTTTTCGTTATAAATATATTAAGTTGTTGAAATTAAACCATTATCTGTGAGGTTTCGCACGATACTTGAGAGGTTTTCTTTAAGTAATGGTGTTTGAAACTCAGGTAATATAAATCCGGGTTGCATTACAGCCCCAGGACCATCTATTATTATTGAATTTTTTTGAAATACATTTCTTCTAAATACATAATAATCTTTATCTACACTATTCATATCCAATGGTTTAGGAAAATAAACAAATAAATTATATTTAGTAGGATTTGATAATACATCTACTTCATATTCTACTTTACTTATTTCTACTACTTTTTGTTCAGTTCCATTATATCTAATTTCATCATTTTGTTGTAAATTGAATAGAAGGGGGTATTGGAACCCACTTCCAGGTACATTAGCCTGAACATAATTATATGCTTGGGCTAACTCTTGAGAAGCGGTTATAACTGATGTAAAATTACTAGATCCAGAATCATACAGCCACGATCCTGTAGTTTGTACTGTTATTGTTTGATCCAAAGGATATAATCGAAAATGTGGTTGATCGTTAAATATATCAAAGTCTTTTATTGTTAAATTTCCCGAACTTGTATTCTCTACGTTTATCCAGTATGAATTTCCAGATATAAGTTTTACATCTTTAGTTATATCTAGGTTAAATTCTACACCAGTTGTTCCTCTAGGTACTGATGATGATGCTATTAGTTGATTTCCTAAAGAACTACTTTCGTATAATTTTACGGCAAACGTTCCAGTATTAGCATTTGTACATTCTAAATCGATATCTATTCTGGCTAAAATATTGGACGATTGGCTAACATAATATTGGTATTGTCCAGTTTGATTAAATCCCCATCCTATAGCTTGGTCATCAAATACAAAAGTAGGTTCATATCTTTTTACTGAGTTTGATGATACTGTTATATTACTAGTATTAGTAACATAAGTATTGAAATTAGCAAATTCATTCGGATCAGGAATAAAAGACATTGTAGTATAACTTCCTGATACTAAAAAATCATTTCCTAAAGAACCTGTATCTGAGTATATAATTGGTTTAATTTTAGTAGCAGGGAGATGAACATTATAAGTTCCTGCTACAGTTGATCCCGTATCTGTAGGTACAAAAGTAATTTTACTATCTTTCCCAAACGCAGAATATAAATTAGGTAAATAAGAAGATTCTGATTCTTGGGGTTCGTAGGTATTTCCTAATTCATCTACCATAAACCCAATTGTGTATAAAGCACTACCAGATCTATCAGCAATATTATTAAAATTACCTCCGGGGCTATATAAGAAATATGCTGAAGTGTGGTCAATTGATGCTAAACCATCATCTGTTATTGCATTTAATTTAGGTGATGTATTTTTAGTCCCTAAATATCTTGGATTTATATTACGTAATAATGTATAATTTGAATTTTGTACATTAGCTTTTGGAGCACTACCATTTAATATTGCTCTTTCATTTACAGCTGTTACCGCATTTGATGAATAATCTACATCATAATATCTATTTGATACTCTATTAAAAGAAGCATTATTTAAAATAACATTACAATCACTAACAGGAAATGATGGTTGAACAAATGGTTCGATAGAAGTTACTGTGTTTAAATCCCAAGTACCTAATTGAGGTGCTACTATTGGGGTTGAACCAGATAGAGCAGAAATAAATTGGTTTTGTTGAATTAATATAGATACATTTGAACTTAAGGCACTGATTAAGTAATAATTATCAACCCCTGGATATGCTATATTTTCTTGAATAGTTTCCCTTACTATTTCAACATGAGGACCTCCTATAAGTGTAGGACCTGATGTAACTCCAGACCAATCTACAGGGAGTGAAATATCTGATTGTTGGAGATTTATAAAGGGAAATGAAAAATTTAATGCTTGTGGGATAATAGATGATAAATTAACGCCATTTGAAGATGTATCACTTAAACCTATTTGTTTGATAGTATAATAATAATTTACTATAGCAATATTTGTAGGATCTCTTTCTATTCTATCTAAAGCCCACCATAATATAACTCTACCATTTGTAGTATTATAAAGATGAGCATTACTCCATCCTGATTGAGTACCAGAAAAATATGAAGAAGAGAAATTAGTTTCTGTTGTGTTGGGTGTTTTAAAAGGATCACATTCTGTATTAAGTTCTCCATTAGTAACAACAAATGCAGATCCACTTAATTCACCATCATAAAATTCATGTTGGTCATTATTTACAAATTCAACTGATCCTGATAATGATGGTGTTGAACCGGTCCAACTTTGTGTTATAGGAATTATATTAAACCCAGGACCACTTCCTGATATTTCACCTTCTAAATCAGGCATTGATCCACCATTTCCGGCACTATATTCTCCTATTTCAATAGAAGCAGTATATATATCTTCTGAATATGTTGCTTGAGGAACAGGGAATTTATTTCTTTCAAGTAAATGTTGTTTAATTACAACCCCAGCAGCTAAAGATGATCTAGCAGGGATAAAATCTTGTAACATTTTAAATAATGAATTATCTAAATATTTAATTAAACGTACATAATCAAATATATTATATTCATTTTTATATTTAGCAAAATATTCGTCTCTTAACGTATCTAATTGTGGATATGTTTCGGATGATGACGATACCTGCCTTGGGTCACCAATGTAGTCACCTATGTTAAGATACCCGATACTATCGATAATATCATCGTTTATTTCGTTTTGAGGTGAAAATGCTACTTCAACATAATCTAAATCATGAGTATAACTTTCACTTGCATAAGTATTTTGTTGTACTCGGATAAACGGAGATAATGAAGTATTTGGTATTGTATTAGATAATGATCCTGTATATGGTAATACTATAGATGATTGTTTTATTTTATCAGAAACTCTATTTTTTATACCAGCTGGAAATTGATCTAAATAAATATATTCTTCTTTAGATGTAAATCTACCACCTTCTATTGCAAAACTACTATTAGTACTAAAAGATTGTGTTATTGATGAACCTGTTACTTTTGGATGTATTGATGTTGAACCGGTGTACAATTCACCACCTAAAGATGCTCTAAATGCTAATTGATTTGCTGATTGGTAGACGGAATTACCCTCAATAGAGTTATGATTCATTACATAATCATTAAATACACTTTGAGATAATGCGGGGATGTAATATCTAATTTCTTGTAGAGAACCGCTAAATTTATCAAATGTTGATATATTAGCGAAAGTTGAAGTAGTACCAGAAATATATGGAGATGGGTCTTCAGTAAAAGAAACTGAACCTGTAAATCCAATTGAAGATCCTTCTTCACCCGTATATATATTATTACCTGCTAATAATGTAAATGTATTAAGTGAAGGATCAGGGTCGTAAGCTTCTTTTGTAACTGCAACAGACCACCATCCACCATCAAAGAAAGGTAGATAAATACTTTCTGTAGTTCCATTTACAGATAATACTAATTTAGCATATTCATTTTCTGGGTTGGGGATTGAACCACTATATGAACCAGAAGTGTATCCTGAACCTGTATATTGGAGATACAATTCTACATCAGTATCTAATTTCCATAAACTTTGTGTAGGTGAAGATATTGCTGAATCTAATCCTGGGGTTTTAAAACGGAATTGAACTGTATTTGGAACAAAATTACCTGATGGGTCTTGCCAAGAATTATTTAATGCAAATTCTGATTCTATATACCCATCTGCTTGGGTATCCCATTTATAATCATATTGGTTTTGCCAAAAATCATAATCATCAGAATCATCTATATCTTTACCACCAAATTCATTTACACGTAAGATTGTATCAGGAATACCATATAATGATATTAATGATTTTAAACCAGCAACTGTACCTTTTTTCTTAAGTAAATATGGTAAATTATGATATATTCTTTTATAGATAGATTTATTAATATCATCTACTGGGTATAATGAACCTGTTGCTGATGCTGTTATATAAGTATCAATATATTCATATCCTGGAGGTGATGGTAATGAACCTGTGGTATTAGGTAAATTAAATAAACTGCCTGAAGGGGTAATACCTAATAAGGCACTATATAAATCTCCTGTTGAAAAATTATTTTGATATATATTTACACCTAAATCTCTAATTGCTTGAGCAATTAAATCTTTTGATATACCATAATTTAATCTATTATCAGCATCAAACTTATTTGTAACATCTTTTAAATATACCCATACATTATCATAATTTTGTCCTATCATTTCAACAAATAACTCGTAAGGAGCATTTGCTAAGTCATCTAAAATATATGATGGAATTGAATTAATTAAAGCATTATTGTTTTCACTATCAAAATATTCGGCTACTGCTGATTGGCTAGTTAGGAAATTTTGTCCTGCTGTAGAAACTGTAGTTGCATTAGTATATGGAAATGTATTATTTGTTTTAGGCCAAGAAGTTGATCCTGAAGTATAATATAAGTGATATTCATACCCATCAAAATTAGTAATAATATCATCTATTTTAGATTGATATATTACATTACTAGATGATACATAATAATTAGAAGTAGTATTATCTGATAAACTGGCACTATTATTATATTCTTCTATAAGAGATAATTTATAATAAAAATTTTCTAATCTAGTTTGTGCTGAGGAGAAATTAATGAATTGAGAATAATCATTATAATCAATATTTATTTTAATTCCCTTATTAGCTAATAAACTATTTATTTGGTATTGTAAACTACCTGATCCTTGTGATGAAGTAGTTTGAGATAAAGAAGAATAATTACCATATTCTGTGGAATTATTTATTTGGTCCTTAATAGCTAAATTAACATTAGGACCTTTTAAATAAATGTTTTGATCATTTGTGTCAAAAACCGTTGTAATATTAATATTATATGCTTGAGGTTCTGCTACTTTTTCAACTACCCATAATGTAGTATTAACTGAGAAGTCTTGGGGTAATGGTTCATATAATTTAATTAATACTGTTGGGTTATTAACGTCAGAATCATCTAATAACACATTATTAGCTATAACTAGTTGATTATACCCAAAATTAAGGTAAAAATCAGGATATGCTAGTGATGATGATTGATTTTGTTCAATAAATTCTGCAGTAGATCCGATTATATCTGTAGTGGATATATCAGTACTATTTAATCTAATTTCTGTTCTATTAGTAGATATTTCACTAATATAGTATAAAGTAGATCCATTTGAACCTAATAATGGTCTTAAA